ATTATATATTATATATTTACATAGTTGATATACGTTTTTTTGAGCCCCCTGCTGTTAAACGCCTATATAACTGTGCAAAGCAGCTTGCCAGCAATTCTCTATTTATAGATTATCAATTCTAATGGTTCAAAATGTGGCATATATACATGATTTTAGAGGTTGTGATGCTCATAGAGTAAAACTACATAGGTAAATAGTTTCATGCTCCGAAAGTGGGCATTTATATGGGATTTTTGAGGTGAGAAATGGATTGTGAATGTGGAGAGGGCTCATATGGCTACATAATCCTTAATATGTCACTCGAAGTACGCATATTATAAGGCAATAGTGCATTTATTACAATGTTACTGCAAAATTATTGCAAAAAGTGCTATTTATTAAGTAATTGTTAACTAAAAAATAATGTACTGTTCACATGTAAGTAGCTTGCTTAAAAGTACGATTGGGATAATTAACAAGCGTTAAATATATTTTACGAAAATGTTACGTGGGCTTTTATTTGCGAGGAGAATTAATGCAGTTTTAGATAGAAGTGGAATAAATGTGTAGCACTTGTGTGATATTTGTGTGGCTTATGTGGCGAGTTATGATATGGCAAACACATGTGAAATATAGAGGAAAATATGATAAATTTAAGGTCATTTTAGGGCCATTTTCGAGTCAGTGTATAGGATAATCACCCTATAGTCTTCGGGTAAAAAACACTATATCTTGTAGTTTTAAGTGCCCCCACACCACTACATATAGTATGTTTTTAGAAAATATGCAAAATATCTATTTTGTTGACTTTTTGCTTGTGTAGCAGTATTCTAAGAGTGCAAAGAGGAACACACAAAAACAAAACAAGCGGTCAACAAATCGATAGTAAATAGCTTGAAAAAGTTATTTCTGAAAAAGGGCGATACACAAAAAAACTGCCGTTTTGTAAAGACTTGAAAAAGTCAGAAATTCCCATTGCGATTTGATCCTTGAAAATTTCATAACCTGCCACAAAAAGGCGAGTCAAGCCGAAACGGCGTTGTGTGGAATGGGCTTACTATGCACATATGAGCATAATCATTAGTTACCTATTATTAGGAGAATAGGCTAACAACGTTCCCACATGACAAGTAATAACCCGCACACGGGGCCAAAGTAGGACTATTAGGATATTATATAATAGTGAGGCGATAGCGATATGTGGACAGTTATCTATAAATATAGGTGATATCTGACTATATTATGATAGATTGATATGTATATGTTCATGGTGACAGCATGAACGGGTATTGTATAAATATTAGTGACAATATACATATTATACACCAATAGCACATAATACATTGTATTGTGTGCTACTATGTGTGGATAACTATCAATAGATTATTCTTAGATAGTAGCACATAGCTACAAAAATAACAGGTTGTGACTTACCACAAATTAGGAGGTTATTATGAAAAAAACTATTGCAAATGCACTCATGGACAACATGACCATCGCCAATTCCAGCAAGGCGAAACTCGATGCCGAAAAGGTCGGCGTGGATGAATTTTCCAGCTGGAAATTCGCCGAAACTGTAGCCTATGAAGCACTCTATCGCTATGCTTCTGCACGCAACAACACTGCACACATGGGCGAAAATGCGAGTGTTGATGCAACACTCACAAGCAACGCGATGAAAGCAATTCAGATGCTTCTTGACTGCATCGGTGACGTCAACGGTCATGCTATCTGCAAGAATCAGTCTATGCTTGACGTGCTCGCAGATTGCGTCATTGCAACCAAAAAGCCCCTTGCAGGTGAGGCTCTTAAGCAGGATAGCATTGTCAAGAATTTCCGTAGCCAGCTTAAGGAAGTCAATGACGGTATGAGTGCCGAATACGTGGAAAAGCTGACTTCTGACTATGAAGCCGCAAAGATTAAGCTCGCAGAGCTTAAGAAGCTCGAGGACTCCTGCACCACTGTATGCACTCGTGTAACATTCAATTCTTTCCGTGCAAAGCTGGAACTTGCTATGGGTGGTATCGTTGCAGAACAGGATGCTAAGACATGGGAAGAGCTGGAAGCAGAGAAAGAAGAGCGTCGCAAGGCTCGCCGTGCAAAGACTGCCGAGAAGAAGAAGGCTGCAAAGGCTGCTGCTGTCGCTTAATTCCAGCAGTACAAAATTATAGGGGGCTCATGCCCCCTTATGCTCACATGGTAACGCCTCCACGTTGGCGTGAGTGGATAGGTGCAAATGCACTGAACTAAGTTACCAAAAGATAGGAGGGATGCTATGAAGAAGAGTGTCATGCGTGTGCTTGCCATTGTGGTGGTATGCGTCTTGTTTGTAGCCTATGGCAAGTATGTCAAAGCACAAACTATTAAATCTGCTGAATTAGTAGAGTACAATGACGAGGAATATATCATCTCTTTTGATGGGGACGAGCATATCTATACCAAATAAGCAACATGGGTACGCATGGCGTGCCCTAACAATTAACAAAACACCATGTCGCCGACTGTTGACGGCGAAAGAATATCAACAGAGCAAAGAGTGAGAGCGGCTTAGGCTCTTAGGGCTTGCGTATGTGCAATAAACATACTCCATTCATTCACATGAAGAAGGAGGTATTTTAATGAACAAGTTCGAGCAAATTGGCGTAAACTTACAGTATGACGCCATGAACAAAGAGCAAGCACTCAGGGCTTTCAGATATTCCTGTGAGTGCTGTTGCACAAAAGGTATGTGGCTTAACTGTGAGCACTGTGCCATTTACTGCACACATCAGTTAGTCATGGCATGCTTTGACAGCAAGAAGAAATAACACAATAGGCATCCATGCTCTATGGGCAAGGGTGCCTTATTTATGCCCAAAAGGAGTTTTGCAAAAATGAAAGCATACTACCGCGAGAAGATCCGTTTGCTTGCCGCATTTGGGATTCCTATCACTGAACGGATTGAGAATCATCTCAAAAGCTGCACAAACGAAATCCAAATGGATAACTATTGCCATAGCCTTATTGCTAATTGGCTGGATAAATAAGCGAAAGGAGAAAGCGAAATGAAAAATCTGTGCCTCTGTATGGCTGCACTGAGTGCCGCCGTATTTCTGACATTGATGCTTGCGTGGAGGTGTGCCGCAATTACGACATTCTTTGCGATTCTCGGCATCATTATCTCGCTGTCCAACGCAATTGCAATGACGTATATTGCAGTTGAGCTTGAGAAGGGAGGTAAATAACATATGTTTCAGGTGAAAATCTTCACTGACAATGACGCATTCAGAAGCGAAAGCAAGGATGCGTTCATGGACAAGTACGCACTTGCAAGCGAGATTGAAAAAGTCTTGCGAACTATTCCCGCGAAAATCACTTGCGGCTATGAGCATGGTATGCTCTTTGACAGCAACGGAAACAACGTCGGAGAATGGCGAATTAAATAAGCGAAACCTTCAATATCTGGCAAGGCAAACAGGCACGTATTAAGTCGTGATTTTTCCGATACGCCACGCTGGAAAGACAACTGAATAGCAGTTTCTAAGGGATTTCTGCACAAAAAGTCCCATTCCAGCCGAAAGGCATTCCATAAGCGAAACCAAAATTTTAATTTAGAAAGGAAAATAACAATGGATAAAGCAAATGTGATGAAGGCTCTGGCCATGTGTGGAACTAGAAGCGAAACCTGCACTGGATGCCCGTACTACGGCATGGAGGGCTGCGACCGCCATATGTGTGACGACGCTGTTTCTTTGCTCAAGGCAAACGACAATCCTACCTACCACACCGCGCTCATCTACACTAAGCGAGATAACCTTGACAAGTGGTTTGACGTAAATGGTTATCAGTTCATGAGTGACAGCAACATGGAATATTCTGAGCGGTATCAGAGAATGAGAGAATACTATGCAAGGGAAAGAGAAATCCAGCTCATTCTCCTCGTTCGTCGCGAAGAAGGCAAATGCATTTGCCGCATCAAATGTCCCATCAATCCTCTGCCCATCAAGGGAGAATTCCAGTGCGTAAGCATTAGCCAAATGACTAATCTTCTGACATCTCTCGGTTGGACTTACAAAGAAAAACTCAACTATTCTTTGTTGTTCACGTAAGCGAAACCTTTATCATGCCCACAACGGAAATTTGTTGTGGGTATCATTAAGGGCTTTGCTCAAATAAGAAAAAGGAGGTATAATAAAAGGGAAAAAGAAAAAAGGAGTTGAGGCAAATGTCAGTAAATCTAAAACAAGTTTATAATGCAATTCATGATCTCGGAAGGGAAATAGTCATGCTTGAGTCCCCTGATGATGGAATTGGAATTGCTTTTAAAACTGACGGAGGCATAATTAGGTGTGAGTTTGACGGAGCCCGCAAATTGACTGGAATTTTTGTAGACAAAAATATGGATAACTACAAATTCATAAAGGGGTGATCACGATAGAGTCAGACGTAAGGGAAATGCTGGAAGCCATATTGCAAGGCATGGACAGCATTGAAAAGCGAATAACTTCCGAAACGGAGGCATTGCGTCAAGACATCAATAGAGTCAATCTCACAATGGAAAATGAAATTAAGCCAAACATTCAATTGTTGGCTGAAGGATTCGCAAGGCTTCCTGACTTTCATAAAATGGAAAGCGACGTTGAAAATATAAAACGAGATGTGAACACAATAAAAGACGTCGTTACCCAACAAAGCAAAGACATAAGTAAATTACAAATAATCAAATAAAATTTAAAGGCATTTTCTGCAAGGAAAGTGCCTTTATTTTGCGAAAAAATGGAGGAATGGAGATGAAACGTAAAAAAGCAACATACAAAGAACAGCTAAAAGAACTGCAAGATTTTGTTAACAATGATATGCCAAAAATCATTGAATCTCAAAGGAAAGCAATTCAAGAGTTTGAAAAACTCGTAAAGAGAAATAACTTTTCTAAGAAAAGTAAATAACACGACAACACAAAATTATTTTTGAAAGGAAAATGACATCATGAAAAAGATTATTGCCGCCATCCTTGCTGTTATGATCATCCTGACACTGGGTGCCTGTGGAGCAAAGGACGAATTCAACCGAGGGCGAGAGGACGCAAAGAACGGAAACGGATATAATCCGAAGGCAACTGCAATGCAAACGGTAAATGCAGAAAAGTAAGATTAAAAATGGAGCAGATATTACAGCACTTATGAAGTAAAGTATACACAACAATACAAGATTATCGCCTTATAAGGCAGAAAGGGAATTGACATTATGAAAAACATCATGGATAACCGGACAGTTTCTATTGAACGTGCAAAGTATGACGTGATTATTGAAAATGCAAAGGTTCATAAAGGCAAAGCAGTTTACTGCATCACAACTGGCGAGTATTTTCGTTCCGCAAGAGAAGCGGCAGAACACTGTGAAATTTCGTATGGCTCACTGGTTCAGTGTCTTAATGGGAATTCTAAAACCTGCGGAAGCGGCAAAGGAAACAATAATAAAGGGCTGCAGTTCTGCTACATTGCAGAGCTTGCAACCGCACTTCCTGCGATTTCAAAGCAAACGATTGAAATGAAACAGAACGGCCTTTCTAAAGAAGATGCCGCAAGACTGAGAAAAGAAAATGATGACTTGAAAAAAGAAATTAAAGCTCTAGAGTTTATCATCCAGAAATACAAAACAAAGCTTGACCTTATTTCTAAGGCAATTGCTGGATAAGGAGGAAACAAAAATGAAAATTACAGTAAACGAAAAAAGTTATGGCGTTGTAGAACTCTACGACGCCATCGCAAAACAGCTTGGCAAAGATCCTGAAAAATGCAGCTATGATTGCCGCAAAATCAATGTAGCAAGAAACATTCAGGATGGGTTCTTTGAATATTACAAAGAGCAGGACGATGGCCGCACAAAGGAAAGTGCTCTTATGAGCCAGATTGTAATGCTACTCTTGAACTATGGCCCAAAGGTAGACGAAGCACTGAATAATAACGAAGTTGAACTGTTTGACGGATTCATTTCTGAAACGGAGGTATAAGTTATGGATTTTAATATTGGTGATATTGTTCGCGCAAAATGCAGTGCCCCATATTCCATTACAACAAACGGCTGGACAGGTCGCGTTACAGCGATCCACGAACCTTACATTGTAGTTAAAAAAGGAAACGAAAGTTTTTCTGTAGACCCAGACTTTTTCGTGCTAGTTCATGAAAAGAATGAGGAAACAAAAATGGATGTAAGCGAAATCATTACAGAAGAAGAGAGATATGCGTTGCTCAATGACATGGAGCAGTTGCTTTCTGAGTATGACTACAAGTTCACAGGTTATGCACTGAACAAAATCATTGACACGTGGGCAACCAACAAGGCAGATCTGATTAAGGCATTCAAGCGTCATCCGAACTATCTGGAAGGCAAATTCATGATTGTATTCAGCCATGATTTTGAACGTGTAACTGATTGTAATGCATTGGAGAGATTCAAGTCATGGGTGATTGATGCTGATGTTGTCAAATATGTAAAAGAAAATAATTTTATGCCCGAAAACATGAAGAAAGAAACTTCACTGTATAGACAGAAATACCCAACAAAGATTTTTAATTTCTTGATTAAAATTCCAGTCTATACTTTTCAGTATATTGATAGCGAACTTGCTGATGAGCTAAACAAAATTTGTCCTGAAGTTCATGCACATGATGGGCAGAAGACAAGTCGTGTTATCAATAAGCTTCTTACTTATATTGGCGTTAGCAAGCATCCTGATTACAATAGGGAATTTGCAAAATATGCAGATGCTCTCAACCCGCTGAAAATCACAAGATATACTGTCCTTTCTGTAAACCCGCTCGACTATCTTACAATGTCATTTGGCAATTCGTGGGCAAGCTGCCACACAATTGACAAGAGAAACAAGCGTGGCATGCCAAATAGCTATGAAGGAATGTACTCGTCTGGCACTATTAGTTATATGCTTGATAGTCCGTCCATGGTGTTTTACACTGTGGATGCATCTTATAATGGAAACGATTTCTGGAATCAGCCGAAAATTAACCGTCAGATGTTCCATTGGGGTGAAGAAAAACTTATTCAGGGGCGTCTCTATCCACAAGATAATGATGGAAATAATTCTGTATACACTCCATATAGAGAAATCGTTCAGAAAGTCATGTCTGAGCTTTTTGACTTGCCAAACTATTGGATGGTTAGCAAGGGAACTGACGCAGCAGGTAAATTCATTGATTCGGACGGCACACATTACAGAGATTACGACAATTATTCTAATTGCACTTTGAGCCGTCCAAAGGGAAGTGAAAACGACAGCTATATCACCGTTGGACATGCCCCGATTTGCATTGAGTGTGGAAATGAACATGATACCGAAGATTGCATCTCATGTTGCAGCAAGCCAAACGAATATTATTGTTCGGGATGCGGCGATGCGATTGATGAAGATGATGTGATTTGGATTGACAATGAACCGTATTGTCATGATTGCGTTACTTGGTGTGACGAATGCGAATCATATTTCGTTGGCGAAGGGACAACTGTCGTTAATGGATATGGATATACAATCACCGTATGTGATGATTGCTTTGATAGCTACACATACTGTGATTGTTGTGGGGAATATCGCCCAAGCGACATGACTATTTGGATTGATGAAGAATGCGACTATGTTTGCGATGATTGCTTCTCTGACAACTATGGAACTTGCGAATCTTGTGGAGAGCATTTTAAACTTAGCGACTTAGAAGATCACAACGGAAATCTGCTTTGTCCATCATGTCTGGAAGATGCAATTGAAAAAGAATCAGAAATGGAAGAAGCGGTTTAACAAGGAGGCAAATAATTATGAATAAAGATTTTGAAAAGATTTGTAAGATGTCTCAAGCAGGTCTTAAAAATTATGTAAAGCAAAAGTTGCAAAAGACGCATCACACAGTGCTTTCTAGAGATGGATATGTATATGCACAAGGGAAATTCCCTGTGCTGTTGGTTGCACATCTTGACACTGTGCATGAAAAGCTGCCTAATATGTTCATGTATAGCAAAAAGAACAATAGAGTTTCAAGCCCTAACGGAATCGGAGGCGACGATAGATGTGGCGTTTACATGATTTTCAAGATTCTTGAAAAGTTTAACTGCTCTGTTCTGTTCTGCGAGGACGAAGAGGTTGGTTGCGTAGGCTCAAGTAAGTTTGCAGACTCTGAGCTGGCAAGAAGTCTTGAATTCAATTATATCATCGAATTTGATCGTGCCAACGCAAATGATGCAGTGTTTTATTCCTGTGCAAATGATGAGTTCGAGGATTTTATTACAAAGGAATTTTATAAAACAGCGTATGGATCTTATTCTGATATCTGTGAAATCGCTCCCGCTCTTGGTTGTGCAGCAGTGAATCTTTCTTGTGGCTATTACGCAGCACATACAAAAAATGAATACGTCATTCTTTCTGAAATGGAAAGAAGCATTAAGGAGGCATGCAAAATCCTTGAACGCACAACGGAAAATGACAAATTCGATTATGTAGAAGTACCTGTGCGATATGATTCTCTGTTTGACATTGACAAATATTTTGAAGGCAATACTCGTGATGAGCCAGAATACAATTATGGCTATTATCTTATCGAGTACGTTAACACTAACGGAAACACAGAGTGGTACGACACATATGCATACTCAATGGAAGAAGCAATTGGCAGATTTTTGATGGCAAATCCTTACATCACATATGGAGATGTTGTTGACGTATGTGTTGACAAAGAAGCATATAGATATTGCTAAAATGTAAAGCAAATGATAAAATAAATAACAGGCAATATATAAGAATTGGAAATAGGAGGTAAATAAAATGATTGTTTTGTTGCTTATCATTATTGCTTGTGTACTACTATTCGGAAAGGAAGAAACCAAAAGCGGAATCATTAGTCTAATTGCAGTTTTATTTGTCCTTGGACTTATTGGGATGCTTGCTAACGCTTGCGGCATGCTTTAATCAAAAACGCACATTTATAAGGCAAAATTTAAGCTAAGTTTTGGGCAGTATAATTTGCCCTGTAAAGGAAGTCACTATCAAAAAATGCATATACAACAGGGCAAATTAATGTAAAAAACAATAAACAATACAAAATTATAGGGGGAGAGTGATAAAATGGAAACATCAATGGTAGTTGACTTCCAAATATTACAAAAGATAAATGGAGAATATATTCCAATTTCAAATAAAGAAGCGAAAGCTGTGTCAATAGGTGGATTTGGCTTTGAAATTAACGGAGCAGAAATCCCATTTGATTGGGATGCTTTTACTGGAACAGAATGTAATAAAGTATTTCAATTTCAAACAGGCAAGGGATTCTTATTTGATGATTATGAAATCTCAGATTGCTATGATGAATCTTTTGAAGAAATTGGAATCGCAAAAGAAGATATTACAGCAGAATTTCTTGCATCAGTAACACATATTGATGAATTCTTTGTGGATTTTGAAGACGCAAATGAGAATGAACAAGCACTTGGAGTATGTGGACAGAATGGAGATGATGAAGAAGAATATAGAATCAAAATTTTGGAAATGAAATTCATAGATATGGAAACTGACTCAGAATATTACGTAAAGCAAAATGTGCTTGATAATTATAATAAAGGGATTTAAAGGAGATAAAACAAATGATTGTAACATTACGCAAATTTCTTGGAATTGCACCAGACATTATACTCCCTTATATATGCATCGTGTATCTTGAATATGAGCACGAAGATTGGGGGACAGACACAAAACAATTATTCAATCCATTAAAAAATATTAATAAACTTGATGATTATCTTAATTATGAAATTGTTGATTTTCATCAAGAATATTTTTATGGAGAGCTTGACGCGCAGTATATTACATTGAGGGAGGTAAAATAAAATGAAAAAAATTCGTAAATGGTTCTTTAAACTGCTCACTGGTTATGATCTGGTTGAGTATGAAGACGTAATGAAAGAATGGCAAACAACACTCGACAGTGCAAAAAGAATCGTGGAGATTAATGACAGCATTATCAAGCATTCTGGTGAAGTTGTGGATTTGCTGAATAGCTATCTTAATGAGGAAGAAAAGTAAAATAAAAATGTTCACAATCGAAATCACCGACACCAATGTGTATATAAACGGGAGATTCCACACGTTTAAATACAAAAATGGATAAAGAAAATCACGAGGACGACATGGAAATGAAAGGAGAAATATGCTTTTTATAATCATTGTGAGTATATCAATAGTTGTTCTTGGCATATTTATGGTTTGGCTTTCTGAGGAAATCACGCAAAGAAATATCATTGAAAATTTATATCAGTTTCGTCAACCGTTAACATTCACTTTTATAGGCATTGACTTTACTGTTTCGAAAAGAGAATTATATTCAGATTTCAATGTCTGTATAACCGAAGTCTTAATTAATGATGAAGTAGTGCTTCAAGCGTATAAGCTTGAAACGCTCTGGATCAAACACAGATATATCAGGTATTCAACCGATAGATCATCGACGGAAGTACAAGCAATTCTTAAACAGGCAAGAAAAGTTTACTATAAGAATCTGAGTAAGGAATGCGGAGAGGCATGGCAGTATCAATCTTATTTTAAGGAGGGAAAATAAATGACTGAAACGATTAAGAATTGGCTGACGCAACTGTACGAAAGAGAAATTAAAGAAGCTCTTGGTTCGATTTCAAATGAGAGAATTTGGCTAATGGGCACTGATGTGTGGGAGGAGGAGAAAATGCATCTCGACAATATGGCAAACCTCAACGAGTATATTACCACATTGAAAATTCTACTGAATGATATTAGGGAGGAAAAGTAAAATGAGTAATTGGACACACGTTGCGGCAATCTTTAGAGTTGATAGTTTCCCACATGAAGGAAAAGATTTTACAAAAATCTTCGGAAAGGAATTGGATTATTATGATTCTACTGAAAAATGGAATGAAGCAAGCAATTACCCAGAACATTTCCTTCCTCTTGGCTCAGAGGGTTCCCTTCAAATGAGTGTTTGGGAAAATCCAAATAAAAGCTGTATGGATGCATTTACAATTAGTGTATTTGGAGACCTAAGAGACCACGATAGTATCGAGGAAATCATTAAGTGGTTCGATGAAAAGTGCAGCCAACTATGGATTAGGCAAGCAGTAATTACGGTTGAGAATGAGTGGTTTGGAACTCAAACCAAAACTTATGGAGATGAGGGGTAAATATGAATACAAATCATCATGTAAAAATGATTGAATACACAGAAAAATATGATTTCTGGGCTGAGCAAGATAATGTTGCACTATTTGATGACAGAGATATTTCCGAAGAAGAAGTCAACAAACTAATTCGAGAGGGAGATGAATATCATCCACATGTAGTATTTATGACCAAGAAACAGTATGATAACGTATTTAGGAGTTTGAAGGGAGAATGAAAATGATTAAAAATGCAAGAATTACGTCCACCATGCTTGGACGAGAAGATCATGGAATTATGACATTCATGATTTATATTTCTGCCGAAGGGATAACTTGTGGTGTCGGAGGGTATTGTCTTGACGAATTTGACCCAGCTAAACAGACAAGAGTATTTCGAGCCAAGTCTATGGAAGCCATATCCAAGGTCTTGGAGGTAGTTGGTGTGGATAAGTGGGAGGATCTTCCTGGAAAATACATTAGATTCGAAGATAATAGTTGGGGTTCTACAGTAACTAAAATCGGAAACATTATCGACGATAAGTGGCTTGATATGAGAGAATTCTTTCAGCACAAAGGGAGGTAAACAAATGATTACTATTTTGCTTATTATCATTGCTTGCGTACTACTATTCGGAGATGACGACAGGAAAGATGGGATTATTGTTCTCATTTTAACAATCGTAGGTATTGCTATCCAACTTGCCGACGCGCTGGTAAAAATCTAAATTGTCATAACGGTTTCAATGTAAAAGAAATTAAAACGGAAACGAATAGATAGTTATTATTGAGGAGAAAGAAGAAATGAAAAATATCAAGTCATTCTACATTGGTCAGGCAAATGCTTCTGGTATCATTTGTGAAAGCAAAGAAGAATTTCTACAGTATATCAGCGAAGAAATTGATCGCATTGACGAAGAAGGAGAATTCGAACACTTCGATATTATGATTGATCCGAATAATAATTAAGGAAGGCAAATTGACATGAGAAAAGTTTTGGTATTGATCGAAGTAAATGACGATAAAGCGATTGATGAAAATATGGGTACAATCGACTACCTTGAAAGAGAATTCGGTCGATTAGAACAAAGTGAAATTTTTGCACGTGATATGCGCATTCTTGATGATGACGATCTATGTGATGCGGATGCAATTAATATGACAAATAAAATATTTATATAATTCAATTGATAAAAAGAAATTGTATTTAGAATATAAAAAGGAGGAGCAAATTATGAACGTATCAAGAGAACTTAAAAAGAAAGAAGCAATCAAACGCATGGAAGCACTTGGACTCTTTGTTCCATGCATTAAGGCATTTAAGAACAGAGATGAAGTGCAGCTTACTGAACCGACAGGAGGCTTGTACGAATTTAGTAGCAACAAAGAACTCACAGCAAAGGTACAGGAGTTTGAAAAGGAACATAATGCACTTGTGTATCATGTAATTCATACTCCTACAATGGAAATGGATATGTACAATTTCTTGTATGTGTCTGATTATGATGAAGAGTGGGATATGGACAATGCAGATATTAGTGATGGATATGTGCTTGCCTATGTATGGAATACAACAGTTGATTATTTCAGCGAGTTTGGTAGCATTGCAGTACAAGACAGATTTGGTGGACTTGTACGTATTTCGTAAAAGGATTTGTAAATTGTAACCTATTGAATTTTAAGACAGAGGTGATATAATAAGAATAAAGTAAAGGGAGTTGGTATAAATGGAAAACAAAGAATTGCAAGAAGTGGTAGACGCGATAATGCGTGGAATGAACGCATTAGAAGATAGCATGAATCAAAAATTTGCAGAAGTGAATAAGAAATTCGAGGCAATAGATGAGAGATTTGATGCTATTGATAAGAGATTCGACGCAATGGACAAAAGATTCGATACACTTGAAGAAAAAGTTGAAGACTTAGAGGAGGCTATTCTTGATATGGGCATTGTTAAGGCAACCGTAGATAAACATGACCATGATATCAAGAGATTGAAAAGAAATGCAACAATGTAAGAACGAGGGATTTTTGTCCCTTGCCTTACGCAATACAAAATTATTGCGAAATGCGAAAGGAGGCAATTATGGAATGCTTGTATGGGTCAGAAAGCGACAATGTGTGTGGTTACTGCCATTTTCATGACAAGGGAGCGACATGGAATCAAGTAGAACGAAAAAGATGCTTGCAAAAACAATGTGATTGTTTTGAAATGTACCCAGACCATCCTGTTTGGAAACAGCGTGCGGCAAAAAAGAAAAAAAGAAAAGAAAGAAAAGCAAGAATCAATATGTATTTTGTTAAAGGAGATAAAAATTATGGCTCATTGTATTGAAATGAATGATAGCATGTTTAGTGTACGCGAGAAACCTTGGCATTATATGGAGACCAAAGATAGATGCAAAATCCTTGCGGATGCTCCCAACAGTGCAGAAGCGCTCAAACTGGCAGGGCTTGATTGGACTGTTGAACAGACCCCTGTCTTTATGGATGATGGAACGGAAATCAAGAACTACAAGGCAAACATCAGAAGTGATGATAAAACTGTGCTTGGCATTGTAACGAATAGATATAAAATTGTACAGAATGCAGACGCATTTTCCTTCACTGATGCAATTGTTGGTGAAACGGAAGATGGAATTGTTCGCTATGAAACCGCAGGTTCTCTCAACGGAGGTAAAAGAGTTTGGCTGCTTGCAAAGATGCCGACTAAGAAAGTGCTTGATGACGATGTGGAGCCTTATATGGTGTTTTCTAATTCTCATGACGGAACTGGAGCAATCAAGATTTGCATGACTCCGATTCGAGTCGTTTGCAATAATACTCTCTCACTTGCACTTAACACCGCTCAGCGTTCTTGGAGTACAAAGCATGTTGGAAATCTCGACGAAAAGCTTGCAGAAGCGAGACATTGCCTTGGTATGGCAAATCTTTATATGGATGCACTTGACGAAGAGGCAGATAGACTTGCGAATATTAAACTTGATTTTGAACAAATCAATGAAATCCTCGATCAGATGTTCCCTGTAACGGAAAATGATTCTGATCGTAAGAAAGCAAACATTCAGAAAGTAAAGGACAACTATTCTGTCTGCTACTTTATGCCTGACATTGCTAAGTTCAAAGGAACTGCATGGGGCGCTGTGAATGCGATGAGTGATATGGTCGGGCATAGCGCCCCGAACAGAAACACTGCGAACTATGAAGAGAACCGATGGGGAAAAATCATGGACGGTCATGCATGGATGGACGAGTTCGTCAAGCTGGTTAACGCAAAGGTTGGGGTTGGAGCTTAATGCTCCAGCCCTTACAAGAAAGGAGCTATCAAAAATGAGAGACCCCAAGAGAATTGACAAGTTCTGTGAAATACTTAAGGTATACTGGCACATGGTTCCCGATTGGAGATTTATGCAGTTGGTATGTAATCTTCAGGCACAGATTGGAAGTGACGGTTTCTATCTGGAAGACGATAAGGCAATGGAACTGATTGAGCAGATGCTGAAAGGAGAATAAAATGTTGATTAATCGCAACAATAATGAGACTAAACATGTAAACTTTGTTTCTTACACTGGGGAATGGCCAAACCTGTATAGCGGTGTGCTTACACTTGAGATTGACGGAAAGGAAATTACATTTGGTTATGGTTTCAACTCTAAAGATGAATCGACATACAGTCCGTTTTGGAGCAGCGGTGGCGGTCTAATGCCAAATTATGATGGAGCATGGCAAGGTGAATGGCAAATTGATGTAGAGAGAATTACAGAACAGTTCCGCAAATATGCAGCAGAAATTGATCAAGTGTTTAATGATAATGTTGAGTGGGGATGTTGTGGTGGATGTATTTGAAAGGAGATTTAAAAATGAAACTGAATGACGCAGAAATTGAAAACCTCTGGGACGAACTCGAAGATGTGCCTATTGATGAGGACGAATGCCTCGACGTTGATTGGCATAGTTGGAGCAAGGGAACTCACAGAGAAGAAATTTGGCATTGGTTTGACGAGCATCACAGTAAGGGTGTTGGTTGGCTAATGAATGAAAGAGAAACGAAATATTAAGGAGGAATTAAAAATGTTTATAGTATATGATCCTAAAGGGGTTCATTACGCAAGAGTAGGCAATGAAATGGAGGCTGATTACATTGCTTATTGTATTGGTGGTTACTATAAATAAAGGGAGGGTTTATATATGAAACAAAGCGAGTGTATGTCTATTATAAATAGACTGTTTATTAAACACATCAAGGAAAATGAAAATATTTTTAGAAGTTATAAGTATGACGATCATAGGGCGTGTGATTTAATCGTCAACTTCAAAAAAGATGTTGAAAAGCATGGATTGAAGTTTTCAAAATGCTATCATGCAAATGGAATCGGGAACAACAATGATTATACAATCTATCTTGAATCACACGATGATGATGGCTTTATCATCAAGAAAGAAATCGCAAATTTCTATTATTGTTATGGGCTTAGTGGAGGATGCTTTGTGTTTGTGAAAGATTTGAGAACAGGAAATAAAGTTACAGTCAGTCGTGCAAGATAAAATTAAAATTAATAATTGAAAGGATGTGCGTTATCATAGGACTTGATATGTATCTTAACAGAATGCCTCGTTATAAGAACACTACTGCAAATGAGGTAAATGCAATTGAGAATTATTTTGATTGGAAGAACACAAAGCAGGATTGTACTTTTGAGGAATATTCTGGCATTGACGGAAATGAAATGCCTAGCAAGGACGTAATTGCTTTCTACAAGCCGTTCTATATCAAGCGTTATTCTACTTGGGACACAGAGCACAAATACGGATATAACAGAATCATGGAGCAGGTTGGTTATTGGCGCAAGGCAAACGCGATCCACGCATGGCTAGTGAATCATGTGCAGGACGGCGAGGACGATTGTACTTATCATCACGAATGCACAAAGGAAATTCTCGAAGAGCTGCTTGATACTTGTAAGACGGTGCTTGAGTCGTGTGTGATGACATATGCAAAAGTTCAAAATGGAGAGCGTCTTATTGATGGAAAATGGGAGCCAATTTATGAGGATGGCAAAATTGTAATTGATTCTTCTGTAGCCGAAGAGTTGCTGCCATCTTGTAGCGGCTTCTTCTTTGGAGGAACTGACTATGATCAGTGGTATGTCCAAGATATTGTAGATACCATCAAAATTGTTGAAAGAGTTCTTGAAACAACGGATTTTGAAACGCAAATGGTTTATTACGTGAGCAGTTGGTAAACAATACAAAATTATTATTAAGGGGCTTGCGTAAAGCCCCTTTTAATTAGAAAGGAGATAATTAAATGGAAAACGCAACAAAGAATTATCAGAAGCACGAAGAAATTATGCAGAAGCTAAAAGCAATCCATGTAGATGTTGACACCTACACGGCTATTAAGGCAATGGAACTTCTTGGTCAATTAGTAACAGATAAATTTTGTCCACATTGTGATAGGAGACTTCTTCTGAGTGACTTGAAACAATATGATTATGTTTGTCCAGAATGTGATGAGAACTTTTTTGAGTGTGAAATTTAAGGAGGAGATAAAATGAAGAAAATTGAAAAGACAACTACTATTTATCAAGCACTTGACGGAAAGGAATTTGTAAGCAAAAGCGACTGTGAAAATTACGAGGCAGTAAAGTATAGGGATATTAATCTTTGGCACTTCAATTTTGCCGTTCCGTATGGAGATGACGGTCTTTATTGTTGGACTGCTTACAAGGTAAATTCAGAAAATGAATTTAATATGCTTATGGCATATCTCAAATACAACAACGATGATCTATATGGAATTGAGAAGTATGCAGGAGCTGGCTGGTATGCAGTACAGTTTCATGTAGATAGTGTGTGGGCAGATGTGAAAATTCTTAGTCAAGTCGTAAAAGATTTCACAAATATGCTTGCAGAACTTGCAGAAAAAACAATGGATTTTGAGGAGGAGTAAGTTATGGAAAGAATCGAAATTGACCTTGGCTTCGCAACTCTTGTAGCTGAAAAGGGAATTGACAAAGATTATAGGGAACTCAATGTTTATCTTGAAGATAAAGACGGAATGTGGCTTCAGGATATTGTAGTGATTGGGCAAAAGTATCATTACGAGAAAGATTTGGCTCCAGTTCAGGACAAGGGAATTGTCATCAGAGTGTGGTCAGACGTAAACAACGAAGATTATACACATAAGTTTAATATTGATATTTACAAGGAGAAAAATTAAATGATAACTAAATATTATGTTAATTGTTTTGAAAGGGAATTATGTATCGAATGGGACGATGCATATAAACCTCTTGAAAAGGAAATTCTTGATATGCTTGACGGATATTATTTTGAATGGCATAGCACAGAAGAAATTGAAGATCCTGATTATAGAGCATATGTCGAAGATTCTTGTTGCGAAGAGTTTATGATAGAACGTCTAAGTGAGACCTATAATATGTGGGCGTCTTGGTGGGTTGAAGGCGATGAAGACGAGGATGGAAATGAAATTTCACCAGACAAGACAAATAATTCGGGATATATCACACATAGAAGAGCTATGGAATTGCTCCAAAATGCAATTGATTGTTGTACAGACAATGGAAATGTAGAGCTTGAAATTGCTCGTAGAGATGTGTATGCGATTGGTTTTTCTGACGATGAAATTAAATGGCTTGGATATGACTGGATTCTTGAGGAGGACGAGTAAATGAAAACTTGGAAGATCCCTGTGTGCTGGACAATGATGGGAACGGTAAATGTGGAAGCGAACACACTCGATGAGGCAATTGAAATCGCAAAAGATGATGCAGGTATTATCCCAATTCCTGATGATGGTGGAACATTTATGGACGGCACTTGGGAGGTTGATTGTACCGATATTAGCTATTTGAGAGAGTGGTACAACGGGAACCAGATGGATGATAGTGATGGAGACGATTAAGCGGAGGATTTAATTATGAAAGAATTTATTCTGACTTGTAACTGTTATGAGCCTATGTTTAGAGAAGATATTAAAGTAAAGGCAAAGGCAAGCAGAAAATATAAAGCAAAGAAAAACGATATTAATATTACATGGGTAGATGTATATCTGTTGAGCAAAGTTGTTGAAGACTTTCCACATATGCTTTCGGAGATTGCAGAAAATACTTTGAAATTCTGAAAGGATTTAAAAAATGGAACTTAAATTTTTCAAGAAACGTGGTTACGATGGTACAATTCGTAAGGTATGGACTGCCGATAAGGAAGTGTGTTTTGGACTTGTTGGAACTGTAGAAGACCTTCTAAAAGAAAAAGTGCTTGAATGGTGTGATTATAATGATGACATTTGGGTGTTCATCCCTTATCTTGGCATTCTTCAGGAAGCGAATTTTGGGAAAACAAGAGAAGAAGCAGTAAGTAAAATTAAATAAAATAAATGTAAAGAGGCGTAGAGAAATCTATGCCTCTTTTATTGACAGAATACAAAATTATTGTATAATAGAAAGGAAGAAATATTATGACAAAAGAAAAGAAATTCTTGACTAAAGAAGAATATGTTGATTATCTTGCCAACAAGTCAAATGAAGTGCATCTGAGTACATCAAACAGAAAGACTGGTGGATGCTGCAACGACTTGGCTTTCCCGACTTGTACGTGCCGTGAGGACGCACCTTGTAAACACGGCGGTTGCTATTGCATGAAGGGGACGCAGCAAATGAGTTCGGTTTTGGCAGCATATGCAAGAAATCTCAGACTGTACAATACAGACCCGCAGGATTTCTGGGAACAGGTCGCGTTCAAGGTAAAGCATAACCCGCTTCCGCTATTTAGATTCTTTGATGCAGGTGACATTCCTAGCTATGACTTCTTCTGTGGAATGGTTGAGCTTGCAAAGCAATTTCCTGATATTAAGTTTATGTCGTTTACCAAGAAATATGATATTGTGAACAAGTGGCTTGCGGAGAATGGAGATCTTCCTACTAATCTAAACGTAATCTTTTCCGCATGGCACATTGGCTGGAAGGTAGAGAATCCGTTTGGTCTTCCTGTTGCATATGTGGATTTTAAAGAAAAAACTCTGAATCCTGAATTCCCAAAAGAAATTACTAGTTGCCCGAATCAAAAGGATAAAACAATCACTTGCAGTAGCTGCCGCAAATGCTGGGACAAGAAAATCAAAGCAGTTAAATTTATCCAACATTAACAATACAAAATTATTGACATCAAAGGGGACTAGAATATGGAGCTTAATAAAATTTACAACATGGATTGCTTGAAAGGCATGAGAGAAATGCCAGATAATTGTGTGGATTTGGTCGTAACAGATCCACCTTATGTAATTGAAACAAGCGGAGCAGGAATTTATAAGCAAACAGATAAGCAGTATGTAAAAGAACTGAATGATATGAAAAATGGATTTTCTACGGAAGTACTTGATGAACTGTGTAGAATTATGAAGAAGATTAATATCTATTTCTTTTGCAGCCAGAAGCAAATCATTCCTTTGCTTGATTATTTTGTAAAAGGAAAGAAATGCAATTGGAATCTACTAACGTGGCACAAAGTGAATCCCGTTCCAGCTTGTGGAAATAAATACCTGACTGATACAGAGTTTATTCTGTTTTTTAGAGAAAAAGGAGTTAAGATCTATGGAACATTTAATACGAAGTTTACATATTATGTAACTCCTCTGAATCGAACTGATAAAAAGAAATATGGGCATCCAACAATTAAACCCATTAATATTGTAAATAATCTGATTGTGAACTCCTCTCTTGAAAATGGAATCGTATTCGATCCGTTTCTGGGAAGTGGTACAACTGCTGTTGCAGCAATCGAATGTGGACGTAATTTTATTGGATATGAATTGAATCCAGATTATTATGAAATTTGTAATAAAAGAATTGAAGAAACAATGGAAGGAGATATTGTTAATGAATAAATATCAATATTATGTGAATAATAATCCAGTTTCAAGAAAGGAAATGATGGTAGAGCTTAAGAACAAGTGCTATAGGATTCTGCGCACTGAACACATTGGTGACATCGGAATCAATACAACAGAAACTGATGAGAAGAAATTTAATAGTCTTATGAGAAAGATTGAAAAGGGACACATTGTGCTGATTGATAATAAAACTTTCCGTCGTAAGAAAATTTAAGGAGTTTAAAATGGACATTACAATTTGTCGGCAATTGATATTGAGAGGTGATGTTTAAGTGGGAGAAAGAGAATTAATCAGTTCAGAAATAATTGAAACAATTGGAGAATATGCAATTGTTAAGACAAAAGAAAGAATGCTAGATGTAAACGAAAAACCATATGGATGTATTCAAATTTGGTATGATATCTGTCTAGATAATGGAGACGGAGATATTGTGTCAAGCTATGATAACATTAAAGCAGCTCGCAAGTGGGCAAAGGAGAATTAAAGTGAAAACATTTGTATTTGCAATTTACTTGGACGGCAGTGATTTGGTAGAGATTAAAGTTACTGCGAAAAATTATGGATATGCAATATCCAAGGTTAAACGAATTCTTCATCATTATGTTGATACAGAAGTTACTGGATTGTATTTAAATGACGAATATTAAAGGGAATCAAAATGAAGCTTAAAGATTGTTTAGCAATTGCTTGAGATGTTGGGAGGGAAAGAATAATGATTTCTAAATGTACTAAGATGGTTCCAAAGACATATTACATTATTGACAACGTAGAGTTTCCAGCAAACGAACTTTTTAAAGTACTAGAAGAAATAGTTTCTGAGGGAGATTCATTTAATATTGATTTTAGTCTATGTAGTTGTATGGATAAACTCGTAGAACTTGGTTATCTCGTAAAACGATATGGATATCATCAATGCATTGTGTACTATGATACAGAAGATGGTAAAGCCACAGCACTTTTTAATGAAATTTTGAAAATGTAAGGAGAGCTAAAATGGAAAATAGCAAATTGATTGAGATATTTAAATTTAATGATGGCGATTCGCGTACCTTTTATTGTGCGAAAGATCAAGAATGGTCTCTTCAAGCACAACGAGAGCTTTGGAATGACTATCATATTATTATGAATAACGGGGTGGTCGCAGTAAAGGTAAATGGTACAATCATTTCTCTTTGCGCAGAAGATGACGGAAGTATCGCAGTTGACGACGAACATGATTTGCGTTTTAGTGTGTATTGGGTAGACGAACTTATCAAAGCTCTTGAATTAGCAAAAAAGAAAATTCAGGATTTGAAAAAGGAGAATTAAAATGGAAAGTTATATTTATCATAGTTCAGATTTCCAGTGTCCAGCATCGGGAGTTCCTATATGGCTGATATATAATGAAGATACAGGTATGATTACGGCAGAAATTTGCGAATTTGTATGTCCTCTTGTCCCAGAAGAAAATGAATTTTATGATGAAAAAATCATTAAGGAAACAAAAGATTGGTGTAATTATTTCTATGAATATGCAGAAGATTTTGACAAGGCAAATGAAATTGCAGAGAAGTATGATTGCTGGTTTTAGTAGAGGTGTAGGATGGAATATTACATTAAACAAATTGACAAAGCAAACGACCTTGATGAGCTGACAGAAATCGTTGAGGAACGTGCCGCATTTGATGACAGAATTACAAATAAAGAATATTGTGAGATCGTGGAATACGCAAATATAAAAATTAAAAATTGGAGGCATAAGTAATGAATTTTAATGTAAGAGTTGAATATGAACCACTTCCTATTCGGCATATTGCAGTACAGTGTCCAGAATGTAAAAATTGGTTTCATGGAATGGACATGACTGATGATGACCTGTTTTATAGTTATCAGATTGATATGGCAAATTATTGTTGTCCTGTGTGTCATACTACATTTGGAAGATCCGATTGGAATAATTTTAAAGGGAAAGATAAGCCTCATATTGAAGAAGTAAGCTATCCAGATGTTTATGAAGGCTGTCTTAAACAGAAGGTGATTTGGGAATAAGAAAGGGAATTGATAATGAAGCACTCAGAATATCAAATCATAGTAGAAAATCTTTCTAAGCAGATAGAGCAGTGTGAAACTGCCTTGTCGAAGTATAATTTAAATGCACGTGATATAAGTAAGATGACAATAAAAGATCTTAATGAATCAATTTTGTCTTGCAGAACAGCACTTAGCGAAATGGACAAGTTTGTGAAAGCTGATTTGTATCATATAATTGGTATGGCAGACCTGAATGCAGCACAAACATCTCGCATTATTAAACTTACAAAAGAATTGACATCATACAGAGGGGATATCAAATTTGTATCAGGACAAGACACAATCTTAATTCCCAAGAAGAAAAAAGAAAGTGCTTATAAATTATCCTCTGGAGTTAAACTTGTAAAATAACAAGGGAGATTAATTATGAAACATATTTACACATCCCCTCTTTGTGGTTGGGACGAATCTGCAGATCGTGTTTTTGTGTATGAACTTGAAAGCGATGAAGAAATTTGGGACTTTAGAGAAATGACTTTTGAACAGAAGTGTGATTTGTTTAATGTATATGAAGAGCCAGATTATGCTATCGCTCCGGGCGCAATGTATCATAGATACAATTTCAATCTTACAGGGGCTCATGTAATTATGACAGAAACTATTGCGCTTAATGTTTAAGAGCTATAAAAAGAGACTTGCTAATTAACAGGTCTCTTTTTAATTAACTTTGTAATAGAAAGGACATTAAAGCATGACAGCTCAGGAAATTAAAATTGCAAAAGCAACTAGTCGGAGTGCAGGCGCTTCGGTTATTAAGGATGGAAAGATTCGTGCAGTAGTTCCTCTTTGGGTGGAAAGTAATGTGGATAAGAGCAAAACAATTCTCGACTTTGGAGCGGGGAAGGGAGCTACTAGTACAAAATATCTTCTAAGCAAAGGATTTGATGTGGTAGCATATGATTTATGGGTTGGCAATGGAGATGTACTACTCGATAAATTTGCACTGAATAGACGGTATGATATTGTATTCGCGTCTAATGTGCTTAATGTGCAGAGTTCGAAAGAGATGCTTCTTGAAACGCTGAATCAAATCAAAAGTGTGCTTAAAGATGACGGAGAATTTATTTGCAACTTTCCGATTAGCCCAAGAAAAATGGAAATGAATGGACATGAAATGGAGGAAGTTCTCACCTCAATATTTCCAAATGTTTCCATAGTTGGTGGAACTAAGTCCGCTCCTATATGGAAAGTAGTTAAATCAAAGTTTATATAAACAAAATATATTTTGATAAATAGTCTTGACAAAACAAAATTATAGCGTTATAATCATAATAACAAATGAATGATTATAGTTTTTGAATGGAGGTATTTTCTATGAATAACAGGCGCAGAAAAAAAATAGAAATTCTATCCACGGAAATTGAAAAACTTAGTAATTGTATCCAAGATATTTGTGACGAGGAACAAGAATGCTTGGATAATATGCCAGAAAATCTACAAGGAACTGACAGGTATAGCAAAGCAGAAGAATGCTGTGAACAGCTTGAAGAATGTATTGATTTGCTTAGTGAAGTGATTGACATTATGGAGGAGGTTGTAACGTAAATGAATAATGGCGTCATGTGTGATTATTTTGACTATGACGGAATTAGATATTATGCTGGTTCAAAATTTAAATGTAACAATTTTGTAAAGACAAACGTTCAACTTTTCCCAGAAATTGAAGTTACATTTGTCAAGTATAATAAGAAGTCTAATATTTGCCGCATTCGCAGTAATGTTGCTATGTGTGAATTTGAGTTCGCGCTTAGTACTTTTACAGACAATATTATTTGCGTCACTTGCCCTAAGACAAAAGAAGTTGTAAATAAAATAAATGAAAAATATGAAAATGACAAACAATATTATCACTGGGTCGAAGACGGAGAAGACTGTTATAAGGCAAAGCCAGATGCCATTGGACTAGGTTGGGTGTGGTACATTTCTCTTATGGTAGTTGCGACGATCTTCAAGGGAGCTCTTGGTCTCTGGGCTCTTATTACGTTTGGTTTTGTAAGATGGAGAAAAAAGAAAATTAAGGAGGTATAAAAAATGACAGGCAGGACTGAAAAGGAAATTGCGTCAACTAAAAAAATGCAAGAAAAACTGAAAGAACTTCCTAAAATCTTTTCTGAATTTTATTATTATATGTGTTCAACAAAATCTTATACAACAGTTGAAAGATATATTGCATATGTAAGGGAATTTGCAGAATTCTTGAATGATGGGGACATTCCAAATAACTTTTACAAGAGAGTTACTCCGCTAGATATTAACAAATATTTTGCGGCAATGAAGAATAAAGAAAGCGCACATGGGCATTATAATACAAGTGACAGCATTCGTGCGACAAAATGGTCTGCGCTGAATACTTTCTTTGGATTTCTTAAGAGTAATAACTATATTGCAAATAATCCAATGGAGAGAACGGAGCGTCCAAAAGTTCAAGATAGACCAGACGTTGCTTATTTGACAGAAGAAGAAATTCAGGCAATGCTGGACAATGTTAACAAACTTGCAAGCACAAAAATGAAAAACAGAGATCTGGCGATTATTATGCTTGGACTTACGACTGGACTTCGTGTATCAGCACTTACGCAAATTGATATTAGCGATATTGATTTGGAGAATAATACTATCAAGGTTGTTGAAAAGCGAGGAAAAACATGTAATATTCTTATTGGAGATAAGGTAAAGGAACAGCTCGAATTGTGGTTGCAAGATAGAAAAAAATATTTTAGCATGACAGATTCCGATGCGCTGTTTATTTCTAGTTTTAAGAAAAGAATTACTAGAGATGGAATCAGGGTGATTCTAGAGAAATATAGCAAAGATGTTACAAATAAGCATGTTACTCCACATGTACTAAGGCATTCTTGCGCAACAAATCTATATGAGAAGACAGGAGATATTTATCTTTGTGCAACAGTGCTAAATCATAAAAATATTGCTACTACCATGAGATATGCAAGTATGTCTAAAGATAAAAAACAGAAAGCAGCAAATATTTTGAACGACATGATTTAATAACATTTGACAGGGATAATTTTGTACTGTACAATATAAAAGAAATGAAAAACTCACAAGGAGTGTGATTATGTGTTCTATAATGAGGAGGTTAAAATACAATTCATAAACGATTATAAGAGAAGTAGAGTCGTTAATGAAACTTCATTAACTGGAATGTTTAACAAGATATATAAATATGAAATACAAAATAAAAAAGATTGCAATAATTTTGCAATTGAAGAAATACTGGCCATGTATCGTTGCTTCAAAGCGAAATCTGTGCACGTGCTTGAGAATTACAATGTGTATTTAAAAAGCTATGCAGCGTTTTGTATGCATTATGGTTTTGGCATGGAAAACAATTACGCAAATATTAGTAAGGCCATGCTGCAAGAATGTCTTGATGAAAATATAATTAAACAAAAGTTCTTGACAAGGGAACAGTTTGACGAGGTAGAAGACGAATTATACAACTATACAGACAAGGCGTTGCTGGAGTTACTATGGGAAGGCATTAGTGGAAAAAGCATGGAAGATATTGTTTCGTTAAAGAGAAGTATGATAAGTGAAGACAAACAATATATTTGTTTTGAAGACGGACGAAAAGTAAAGTTATCTGCAAAATTGTATAATTATTTAGACAAGGCATTTGCAGAAAAAGAATATATGTGCTATGGGGTAACTGTTAGAGTTAAACAACTAATTGGAGATGATTGTTTATACAAGGAAATGGATAATGCGTATACAGTAGACTCTGATGATAAGTTTTTCCGTTGGGTATATAGAAGAATTCAGACATATAGGAAGCACGTAGGATTGCCATTGCTTACTATGAAGACAATTGCGGCGTCAGGGCTTTTATATAAAATTAAACAAGCAATGGAAAAGAATAATCTTGGGCTAAGAGAATTTTTATATACAGAGGAAGGCAAAGCATTGGCACAGCAATATGGATACAAGTTAAATTCATATGTTGATGTTATTGCCAACAAGTTTGCAAGTCTGGTGTAGGCCGTATTATTGCGGTCTATAATTTTCTTTTGTTCAACAATACAAAATTATAATTAAAAAGTAGTTGCCGAACATATGTTTTTATTGTATAATTTTTGTATAAGAGAAAAGCAAAGGTAAATTATTTTACATTACAAAAGGGGAGACATAATTTTATGGAAAAGAAAATTGTAAATGACTTACATAATCTAAATGGTAAGAATGGGGAAATAACAATACATCATGATTGGTATGGAAATCAAAAAATTAGGGGAATTTTCCATATTATTGATGATGGAGAAAGGATTGGTGTTAAATTGAAAGATAATGAAATCTTTTTATGGAACAATGAAATTACAAACATTGAGGTAAGTGGAAATTACGCAATGATCAAAGGGGAGTCCATGCAAATTAAAATCGAAATATAAAATTTTTCGCTCTCTGATAAAAAGCTTGACAAGACACAATTATTATGGTATAATGCAATCGTAATGAGATGTAATACAAAATTATAGTCTTTTCAATTGTTAAGAAAGGGGGATGAATAATGAATGAAATCAGAGAGCGTCAATGTTCAATGCCAGAAATGTGGAACAATTTTTCAGGTTGATGAACGAAATAATTATATTGAGTATTTATATATACAAGCGAAATGTCCATGCTGTGAGCACGAAAATGATATGTTGAATATAGGGAAAGACATTTTAGATAAATACACATATTATAATGTGGTCATGGATGAAAGATATTATAGGTATTAATTTTTATTTTATTAAACAATACAAAATTATAGGAAAAGGAGACTAATAAGACATGGCAAACAAACTTTTTGAACTTCCACAAACCAAGGGAACCTTTCAGGTTAGAGGAATTGTAAGCGGAGTAGAGAAGGATAACTTCTATACAGAAAAGAAGACCAAGACAGACAAGGATTTCCGTATGGTTAACTTTGGCGTAGAATATGAAGACAAGAAGACAATTTATCCTTCGCTTAATGGTATGCCGCGCGATAAGGTATATTTTAGTAAGAAGGATGAAGATGGCAAGACTGACGTTAAGGCCGTTGCTTGGAAGGATAGAATTAAGAATGCACCAGAGGGATATCGTATGATTGGTGTACTGACTGGGCTTAAGAAAGTTCCGGGCGATAATGGAAAGCTCAAGAATGACAATCATTATAGAACAGAATATGATGCATGTGAATATATTAATGAGAATCTTAATGATGGTGATTCCGTTTTTGTTAAAGGGAATCTAGAATTTGGCAGTTATACTAACAAAGATGGAGAAGTCTCTCGTACCACAAAGTTTGTTCCAACACAGGTTTCTCTATGTCAGAAAGATATTGACTTTGATGCGGAGGACTATGCTCCCGCTCATGATTTTACGCAGACGATTGTTTTTGTTGGTATTGATCAGGAAAGAGAAAACGACAAACCAACCGGTCGATTCGTAGTTGATGCAAAGATTGTAAATTATAACTCTATTGAGTCTGCTGAATTTATTATTGAAGATGCAAAGCTCGCAAAGCAGATGCGCAGTGGGCTAAAGCCTTATAATTCCATTCAGGTTCATGGGCATATCAATGTTGTTAATAATGTTGAAGACGTGAATGATGAGGAAGATGATGATTGCTGGGGCGAATCTAATGATATGGACAATAAGAGAGTTTTTGCGCCGACTCATCGAGAACTTATTATTACAGGTGCAAAGCCATCAACTATTGACAAAGACACATATACTGAAAAGGCAATTGATGAGGCAATTAAGAAGGTAAATGCATCAAAGAAAGCAGAACAGGATTTCACTGGTAAGGCAGAGTCAACATCCAATGTAGATGATGATTGGGGCGACGATGCATCTGACGATGAAGATGAGCCATGGTAAGAATTCATAAGTCTAGGGAAGAATTAAATCTTCCCTAGACAATACTAAATTATAGACAGCGAAGTGATGACAGATGGAAGAATTAAAAGAAATGAATTCTTCCGTTGATGGGCTACAAGATACAATATATACGGAAGTAAAAGATCCATATGGATTCATTTATATCACAACGAATTTGATTGATGGCAAAAGATATTTAGGCCAAAGAAAATTCTATGGAAATTGGCAAGAATATCTTGGTAGTGGTGCAGCATTTAAACAAGCAATTGACAAATATGGAAAAGAAAATTTTGTAAGAAATGTAATTGATATTGCTTATTCTGCAGAAGAATTAAATGAAAAGGAATATAATTATAGTGTTTTCTTTAATGCTGTTGAATCTAACAATTGGTATAATCTTGTTTATGGTGGAGGAACAACGCAAGGATGGACTCCAAGTAAAGAAACAAGAAAAAAGATATCAAAAGCTGCAAAAGAAAGACTTTCAGATCCAAATAATCATCCAATGTATGGAAGAGTAGGATTAGTAGGCGAGAATAATCCCCAGTTTAAAGTTTCTCCAAAAGAACGCATGGATGAAGAAACATATAAACAATGGTATGAAAAACATAAATTATATTGGGCAAATCCAACAACTAAAGGCAAACATATATGGATAGGAAAACAACATCCCAGTTTAGGTAAAAAATTGTCAGATGAACAAAAATTGAATCTATCAGAAAAAGCAAAAGAAAGATTTATAAATTCAAGCAATCATCCAATGTACGGAAAACATCACACAGAAGAAGCAAAGCAAAAGATGAGTGATTCTCGTAAAGGGAGTAATTGGTGGAAGTGTAGAAGAATATATTGTATAGAATTAAATCAAATTTTTTGGGGAGCAAAAGAAGTACAAAATTTATATGGATTTGATCCAAGCTCTATTACAAAGTGCTGTAGAGGCAAACAAAATTATACACATAAACATCCACAAACAGGCGAGGTATTGCATTGGTTGTATGCGGAAGATGCAATCAAAAAAAGATATATCACACAAGAAGAGTTAGATGAATATATAAATAGTTTAAAAGGTAAAGGAGACTGATATTATTATGGCTTTATGGAAGAAAAATGAGGTAACAGTAGATATTACTAACTATCGCCACTATTGGAGAGCGCCAAAGAAATGGGGCAAAACTACATTGTTTGCAAATTTAATTAAAGAATTATATGGCGACATGAGTCATGGTCTATTGATTAGCTGTGGAAATGAGAGAGGTTATCTTGCTCTCGACAATCTAATGGTTGCTGATTGTCCAGATTGGTCTACATTAATGGAAGTCGTTGACGAACTAGTAGAAAATAAGGACGAAAATTCGTTTTCTATTATTGCATTTGATACTGTTGACGAATGGATTTCTATGGCTCAAAAGGAAATTGTGCGTCTTGACTATAAGAAGTCTGGCACTAAGCATGAATTTAATGCGTGTTTTGGAGGTTATGGAGCTGGGCGTAGAAAAGTGGATGAGCTAATTAATTCTGTTATTACCAGACTAGAATCTAGTGGGTACTGCTTAGTATTTATTGGCCACACTAAGATTAAGGACATTAAAGAGAAAAATGGCGATGAATATCAGATGCTTACATCTAATCTTTCAACAGATTATGATTCAATTTTTGCTAACAAGGCAGATATTTGTATGATGGGTGTTATTGAAAGAGAAATTACTGATGGACATGTAGATGGTGTTAGCAGATGGATGTACTTTCGTGGAAATGGATATATTGATGCAGGTGGTAGATTTGAAGATATTGCTGACAGAGTAGAAGTTTCTGCAAAGAATTATATTGATACTGTCAAGGATGCAATTAAGAATTCTATTAAGTCTCATGACGCAACAGACGAATATATTGAGAGCAAATCAAAGCAGGAGAAAAAAGAAAAGGAAGACTATTATAATTCACATAAAGAGGATCTAATGGAAACAGACGAGTTGGATGTGGAAATTAGAAAAGACGAAGAATGCAAGAACCTTAAGGCAGAAATTAAGGGAGTTCTGTCATCTCTTTCTCCTGAAGACAAGAAAGCCAAACGTGCTGCCCTAAAGGAAGCAGGTCTTCCAGACCAGTTCGCAAAGGTTACAGACATTGCTATTCTAAACCAGATTCTTGAAGTAGTTTCACAGTAAGGAGACATAACAAATGAGCGCCACTTTAATTAGAAAATGCGCGTTCTGTGGGGAAGATATTGTTTTGACAAAGAATGATATGCATATGGTTTCTTACAAACAGAAAAGCTATCATACTGAATGTTTTAAAACAATGTGTAATGGGCGAGTACTAAAAAACAACAGGTACTCGTCCATTTATTCAGAAGCCTTACAGAATTTAGATCAACTAGAATCAGAAGCAAAAAAGAAATTAATGCATCGTTTTGTGCAAGACGAATTCAATGAGTATTTGATTGTACGTTATGATGTTGGGGCATTAAGTCGTCGTTTTTGGTCAATTATTGCAGATATTCAATCTGGAAAATATAATGGAAGACGGTGCAAGCCAATTGAATTAGAAACCTTGTTTGATATGTGGAAGGACTATCAGAAAGAACTAGACAAAACAAATGCATGGAACAAGCGTCATGGCAAGGTGATTGACGGAGAGGTAAGAGTTAACTATGATCTTGCTATTTTAATGAGTAATTATGTAAAATATTCAAAAGCCAAGGAAAAAGCAAAGAAAGAAGCAGAAGAGAAAGAGAAACAAAGTCGCGTTAAAAAGAGTGTAAACATTGATTATAGCAAAATTAAAGCAGTTGAACAGAATGATGGATTAGGGGATATTAGCGATCTTTTGGAAGACTTAATTTGATAGGAAGTGAAAATATGGAACTTGAATTAACTAATAGCCAGTCCGAAATGCTGGTAGTTGGATCGTTTTATAAAGAGCCAACATTATATCTAACATATGGAACCTCAATTGTCCCAAAATATGATTTTTCGGACAAGGCATGTGAGTTTTTTTATCAGTTATTTTCTGATTATTATGTTTCATATTCTGAAGATTTTACCGAATTGAAAATTAATACGTTCTGCAGCATGTCTAAAGAGCGTTTTAAACAATATAGACAGTATGGTGGATATAAGACAATTAAAGAATTAATGGCAATGAGCGACCCTCATGATATTAAGAATTATCTTTCAATATTTAAGAAGTTTTCATTGCTAAGAGCTTTTAATGAGACTGGATATGATGTATCAAAAATTTTGGCAATTAAGAATTTCAATGCATTAACGCCAGATGATATTTGTAGAATTGTTCGTGGCAGAATTGATAAGGTAGCTAATAAAGTACAAGCAATTGATGAACCTGTTGTTCTTACAGAAAACGCAGTTTCATGTATTGATCAATTCCTATGCATGCCATCTATGGGCGTTGCTGGGCCATGGCCATATCTTCAGAAGTATTATAGAGGATTGCTTCCCGGAAACGTTTTGATGACAGGAGCTTTGAGCAATAGCGGTAAGGGTAGAAATCTCGTTTATCTTATTGCGTATCTAGTCCTTGTTCAAAAGCAAAAAATTCTATTGCTTGCAAACGAAATGTCGGCAGAGAGCATTAAATTGAATTTCTTAGTTACATGCATTAATTCTCCAGAGATTCAAGAACTACATGGAATTAAAGATATTTATAAACCAGAAAGAGAAATTGCACTCGGATCATATAAAGACGATAACGGAAAGTACATCTATAGACAAATGGATGATAATGGCATGTATACAGAAGATGAAGAGTCTTATAAAAAGAGAATTTATGAAACCTCTTCCGAATATCGTAAGGTGCAACGAATTATGCAATGGGTTGAATCTGAAAGTAGTGGCAAATTCTTGTTTAAGAATATCGGATCTTGCTATGAAGATGAAGTACTTGAAATGGAAATTAAAAAAGCCAATACAATTTACAAATGTGATGGTGTAGCATACGATACACTGAAATGTTCTGGACTTGAGGACTTTGCCAAGTTAGCCGCAACTGCTACAAAAATTACAGAGTGGATCCATGAAACAAAAATGTATTGTATTTGCACCTTCCAGCTTACAGATTCGGCGCATGATATCCCTATTGAAAACCTAAATTCTCAGGAGATTGCAAGTTCAAAGAGAATGATGCATGTTACTGACCAAATGCAAATGTGGAAGCATTTATCAGCAGATGATAAACAAAACTATGTATATGTCTGTGAAGATGATACTTGGGGAGAACCAATAGAACATGATTTAAGATATGATAAAAATTATGTTGGATTAAGAATTGTAAAGAACAGAGTTGGTTCTAAGAATGATTTGATCTGCTTTGAAGTAGATATGGACGGAAATGTTTGGAAAGAAATTGGTGTGCTTAAGAAGAAAATGTAAAGCCAACAAAGTAGAAATTCTTAGATATAGTCTTAAGATTGATAGTATTAATTAAATAATATTTAGCAATGTATTGATTTAATTATACGAGAACTCCCACTTATATAGTGGGAGTTATTTTTTTATACAAAAATCGCCAAACTATCAACTGTAGTTTGTACAACTTGCTATATTGACAAACCGTAGAAATGTGATATACTTGCTATAGTACAAAATTATAGTACATTAAGGCAACAAATTTATAAAGGAGCAATCAACAAATGTCAAATGAATATAAGGATTGGCTCAATGATCAAAAAGAGCAAAATGAAGTAATTTTTAATCAGCTTCGAAATGGCAAACATCCATTTGTTAGTTTGGAAGAACTAGAATTTTTTATCCATTGTATTAACGATTTTGGTATTAATGGGTTGATTATTCAGAAAAGCCATGTTAGTAATGGATTCTATCTTGGAGTGGATGACGCAACTATTAATAAGTGGATGGAAAAAGATTTGATGAGTATTAGAGATTGCCACAAATGCGTCTACGAAGTCGGATGCAATGGCAATCCAGTAGGATGCACATCTTATAAGAGAGATGCGCCAGATGGGGGATGTTATTAAAATGAGTTTTGATAATCGGGTTGTGATTGTAAGTAACTATGCAACTGAAGCACTTAATAATGAACTGAGCTATTGGGGTGATCGTGGATTTAGGCTAGTCTCTACTGAAATGGCAGCGAATACATATGGCGTTACAGTTATGTATCTATTTTTTACAAAAGAGGCGTAAAATCAATGGATAAATGCGGGACATGCAAGCATTATATTGGTTGTGGAGATTGGAATTTATGCTGTGACATTCCACATCCGACTCCTAAAGAAAAAGAAATGGGGATGACTTTTATATTTGGGCATTTGTGTTATGAGGACACAGGTGCTTGTGACATGTACGAGCCGAAAGGAGAAAACTATGTTAATGAAAATTGCACATCACAATGATGGAAAGGAAAAGTGTCAGTCACATACTTGTTATTTATTTAATGATGTTGATAGATATCATAATTTTGACTTAACAAATATTTATGGATATGGCGAAACAAAAGAAGAAGCTATAGAAAACTTAAAGAAAAAACTTGCATATTATTTTGACGAGCTTCATGCGCTAGAAGAGATGCTTTATGAAACAGATGTGCTCGACAACGATATTGTTGAAGTTGATTGTTTAGGAAGAAAGATTTGAGGAGGACTAAATCAATGAGGCCAATTGATGCTGATGTGGTCAATGAAGTAATCATATTTGATAAAGATAATGAAAATATTAATGTTGCTGCCGTCAGAGAATACTGCTTCAAGCAGAAAGCGTTTCTTGATAAGTTTCCCACAATAGAGGCTGTCCCTATCGCTGAACTTAAAGCGCTACGTTATTACCTTTATGCAAACGATTTAATTTTTATGAATGGATTAAGGAAATTAAACGAACTAATAGAAAAATATGAGATAAAGGGGTATAATGAAAATGATGATATGTGAAGAAGGTAGACATTGCGCTCTTTGTGATGACAGTTGTCCTTCATATATTGAAGTAGTTCCAGTAAAAGAACTTAAAAAAACCAAAGAAGCAATAAGCAATCTTATTTATAAGGCATTCGATAATATTTATTGTGATAATTGTAGATATGATGATATAGATAATTTTTATTATCATTGCGAAGATTGTCATAGAAAATATGTTAATTGGGCTGTGTCGCGTTATGATTGTGATTTGCTTGCCGAAAGGATTTTAAATGAATAAAATGAAATATTGGATTGATGAACAGACAGGCTGTAAAATGTGTGCGCCAAATTGCGTAGATGAATGGCTACAATTTATATGGGACATCGGTTGCGATTATGATGGGTATAGTGATGCGAATAACCTAAAGCAGCTTATTGATGAATTGGTTGATGCATCTATTCAAGCGAGAGAATGCTTGCATAAAGGAGAATTGTTTGCGAAAGAAATGATGACTGAACATATTAATAAAGAAAAATGCGCCAAATGTACATATCATGATGTTTTTTGGGATGGTTCAGGATGTAACTTGCTAAATAATATGGAGCCTTGTAAGTTTGAACAAAAGGATCATTCAGATGGATCATTACTATTTGCAAGTTTGGAGGAGATTATAGATGCGGCTGATTGATGCTGACGAGACTCTAAGTAGTTTATCGAATGATCTGCCATACAAAGGCAGTGTCAGGCGAGTGTTGATGCAAGCGCCAACTGTAGATGGAGTGCATGCACATTGGATTCATCACCCGGACAATCTATTTCCGACAGAAGGTACAATGGAATGTTCACATTGTCATGAAGAGGAAACTGTTTTTATCTCGAATGATAATTATTGTCCAAATTGTGGAGCCAAGATGGATGAATTTGATACTTGACAAACAGAAATTATTGTGATATAATCCAAGCATAGTTGAAAGAAGTCAATATGTGATTCAAAAAAACGAAAAAAGCTATTGACAAACAGAAAAACATATGGTATAATTCAAGCATAAGTCAAAAGACAATACAAAATTATTTAAAAAAGAAAGGACAAAAGAAAAAATGGCTATTCAGTATTATAGCAACCCAAACACGAAGGAAACGTTCGCCGTTCTAAGAGGAACTGAGCTTGATGCAATTAATAAGATTGATAAGTTTCTCAATGAGTTTGACTGTTATATGATTCGTGAGAAGTACATGATGCCTAAGCAGTTTAAGGTTAAGGTCAAGCTTGCGAAAGGTGATGTGTACGACGAGGAGAAGGGCAAGATGCTTGCAAAGGAAAAGCTTATGAAGAAGTATTATAGTGCTTTTGATAAGCGAATTGATATGTTTAGAGCAGATCTGATTGCACTAAACAGTCGTGTATTTGAAACTCCAGTAGGAATTCTTGAAAATACCCCTTGACAATATGAAATTATTGTGGTATAATCCAGAATGTAGTCAAGAGAGAGCCAACTTGATTGATTGAGCCGATTGAATACATAAAAAGAAAAAACCACAAGATGCACTTGACATATGACAAGTAATGTGGTAATATGTAAGCACGCTAGACAGTACAAAATTATAGTTAATAATTAAAAATCACTAAAAGGAGATTATGAATTATGGCAACGAAGGAACAGATGACAGTCCACAAGGCGCTTGCAGAGCTTAAGGTTATTGATTCACGTATCAATAATGCGATTTGTTCTGGTACGTTTGTGATTGCGAATAAGCATTCCAATGAAAAGATTCATGGAGTGACTATTAATGAGTTCAAGAACAGCATGAAGTCAGATTTCCAGAAGGTGTCTGATCTGATTGCAAGACGTAATGCAATCAAGAAGGCAGTTGTTGCATCTAATGCAGTAACGAAGGTTAAGGTTGGTGACACTGAATACACAGTTGCTACCGCAATTGAGATGAAGAACCATGGAATGGAGTTCAAGAACACATTCAAGAAGCGTCTTGAATCTCAGTATGCTGTAGCAAAGAATGAGCTTGATAAGAACAGTGGTGATCCTCTTGAGAAGAGAGCAGAGAATTATGTTCTTAGTGTCATTCAGGCACAGCCGAAGGATTCTAAGATGGCTGTTGATTCGGAAGCGATGAAGAATCTTCGTGCTCAGTACATCAAGGATAACACTTATGACATCATTGATCCTATTGGTGTCAAGGATGCCATTGAGCAGCTTGACAATGAGATTTCTAGTTTTATTACTGAAGTTGATGCTGCACTTTCGGTTAGTAACGCACTGACTGTGCTCGATATCGAGTATTAAGCAGCTAACTTGCTGCCATTCGAAAACCTAGAACGGACTTGCTTCGATGGTTTTGACCGATACATTGATGTGAAATAATAAAAAAATTGGTCTTCAACAATATTTTTACTAATGCTAATAATATAGTAAGAAAGATCTAATATATGATTAACATAAACATATGAAATGTACATATATTTTTCTAACTGTAAAGCTTAAAGTTTAAATATCAATGTTCAGAGATCAATGCTCAAAGATTATTTTTCGTTAAAGTTTAAGTCTTAAAGTTGTAAAGAGGGCTTTTAGATAATTATTGATTAAAATTGTATGCCCACAAAGTTTTACAAAATCCTTGAGCAATGGTTTGGTTTCAAGTTCAATGGCCATAGGTTATCCACAAGGCTGAATGGTAGCAATCCTTGTGTGAAAATAGGTTAATGTGTGAAATAGATAGAATTTTGAGTACTGGCAGAGCTGGGCATCTCTGAAAACTGCCCATTAATATGGCGGAGTATCCGAATGGCACAGGAAATTGACTTAAAATCAATCGGCAATTAAGTTTGCTTGCGAGTTCAAATCTCGTCTCCGCTACCAACTCGCTAACGTTTCTTTTGTATTTCTTTCATTCAGAGTACAACGAAGACAAGAAATACAGATAAAATGGTTTTATAATATGTCCAAGTAACTCAGCGCATAGAGTATGTGGCTACGAACCACAAAGTCGGGAGTTGGAATCTCCCCTTGGATGCCAACACATTAATGAATAATACTATTTAACAATTGAGATGATGCCAAATATGTACAGAAGAGAAAAGATTAAAGGGTATGAGCGCTATGAAGTTGATACTAATGGCGTTGTATATAGTCAAAAAGGGAATCCTTTAAAATTTCACGTCAACCATAATGGATATTGTATGGTATGTCTGTGCGTGAATGGAGAAACGAAAGGATTTGGAATACATCAACTTGTAGCCAGACAGTTTATTGAAAACAACGACCCTTTGAATAAGACGCAAGTTAATCATAAAGATGGTAATAAACAGAATAACCATGTTGAGAATTTAGAATGGGCAACAGCGAAGGAAAATATGCGCCATTCTGTTGATACACTCGGAAATTATTTAGAAGACAAAAATGCCAATGCTCGTATTATTTATGGAGTTGATATAAAAACCCATAAGGTTAAATATAGATTCACAAGTTTGATTGGCGCAGCTAGGTTTTTTACTAATGATAAAAACAAAGAACGTTATATACAGACAATGTTATGGAAAGCTTTAAACAATTATGAAGCATCACGCTCATATAGAAAATGCTTATGGTTTTACGAAGACGATCGTCCATATAGCATAGGTGATAGTGTAAATATATTTGACAATTACGAACCAGATCGTGGATTTAGAAAGTTCTCAGATGACGATATTAAATGGATTCGTAAAAATTATATTCCATACGACGAAGAATTTGGAATGCGTAATTTGGCAAGAAAATTTGATGTTGATTCTGCCACTATAGCGAGTATTATTCATCATAAAACATACAAAGAAATATGTTAATTTATTTTCCTAAGCATGAAACAAAACTGCTTCTAAATATGCGCCACTATCCCAACTGGCAGAGGAAATGCACTCAAAATGCATCAAGTCTCGATTCGAATTCGAGGTGGCGTACCAAGGGATAAGTTGCTTAAACCGTTCGAACGAACCCTACAAATTGGCAGAAACGGTGACAGCTCGGAAAGACGGCAAATTAATATGCTCCGCTAGCTCAATTGGTCAGAGCACCCGACTTCACTACATGGTGTAATAGTAACATTACTTAACAGCAGGATTAAGAGATGTAAGGGCAGGACTTACTGTAGTGGCCAATAATCGGGAGGTTCCAAGTTCGATGCTTGGGCGGAGCACCAAATATTATCGTATAGCTTAATGGGAAAGCGCCATCGCTATCAGATGGAGATACTTGTTCGATTCAAGTTGCGTTAGACAAATGTGGATGCTATGCACGTAGCGCGCCGCCACCAAACAAAGCATAGCTGGCGCTGTGGAAAGACACAGAGATCTGCAGGAGTCCCATAGTGGTCGATTGGAGCGGTTTTGTAAGCCGCCAGCTTTGCTCACGTCGGTTCGAATCCGACCTCCTGCTCCAATGTGGAGAAGTACCCAATGTTGGCAAAGGGGACGGTTTGCTAAACCGTTAGGTCGTAGTAATATGGCGAGTGGGGTCGGCACCCACCTTCTCCGCCATTATGAGAGCGTAACTCAGTTGGTAGAGTTTTATAGCGTGAAGGGATATGCTATTGAATGCCCTTAGTCGCCAGTTCGAGTCTGGCCGCTCTCATTAAAATATATATTAAGAGGAATAGTTATGGCAATTAAAATAATTAGTAAAGGAAAAAATTTCGATAATCCTATATTTACCCAGCGATGTCCTAAATGCGATTGCGTATTTACCTATCAGAATGAAGATGCTCACAGGGAGCCTACTGGCAGGTATTACAAAGATTTTGAAGATTATTTTATTAAAATGGACGATTGCGACAGACAAGAAATTGCAGTATCTGTTGAATGTCCTTGGTGCCATAAAAAGATTCATATAAAGGATGAATATAAAAAGATATGAAAGATTACAGTGTAATTGCTCAACTTTATTGGTCGGCGGATCATATTGAAGAATTTAAAGTAAGATGCAATACTAAACGCAAAGCTAAAATATTAGCCGAGCAGTTGATTAAAAATAAGTATCCCGATATAGGGAATATGATTAGAATTTTGGACGTAAAATAAATGACTCAGTAGCTCATGGGCAGAGCTTTTATCGTAATAAGGAGTATTATGAATTAGCATGCAATAAAATTTATGGATGAATGTTATCGTCCGACAAGTTAATGGGTTCTTGTCGAAGATAAAAACCCTTATTTTATATAACTAGTATGGGTCTGTAATTCAATAGTAGAATATACGCCTTTTAAGCGTACTACGGACGGAGCGTAACCGCCCAGACCCACCATTTATTCTCTGTAATTTAGTTCACTTGATTCCGGTATAATCTTCTGCTCTGTTACCTGTTTATGCAGGTTAGATGAATAAAGACAGGGCTATTTATGGCTGGCGGGAGGTTGGCATCTCAACTTGGCTCATAACCAAGCTCAATTCAGTTCGATTCTGAAGCCCAGCAACCAAATAGCGGATTGGTGTAGTAGTAGCACGACAGACTTTGCTTGATTTGTCTAATAGTAAGGCTAGTTTTCTAGAGACTAAAGGTGGGGCAGAACCATCATCAAGCACCAGACTCTGTAGGTAGGGGAGCGTAACCTCTATCCGCTGCCATGAAAACATTAATTTTTAGGAGGAACATACTATGGACACAAGAACTGTACTACATTATGAGAATCGCATTGCGAAGCTAAAGGCCAAGAGCGAAGTTGTAAATGCAAACTTGATCAATAAGGCACAGAGGGAGCTTAACAAGCTGACGCAGAAGTAAGAACATGCGGTAGTAATTCAATTGGTAGAATCCCAGATTTCCACTCTGGTTGTTGCGAGATCGTGCCTCGTCTACCGCTCCATTGGCGTTGACCATTATTGGCAGCGACCACAGGGGGCCTAGAGTTTTCTAGGCCCCCATTTTTTTGTGCAATTTGCACAATTGACAAAACGAAAATATATGGTATGATAACGATAGATTGAACAATACAAAATTATTGCGAGGTAAGAAATGAATAAGATTAAAAAACTACTTATCATTGTTAGTCTTATTATTTTAATTTTATTTTCAATTTCGATTAATGATGATAAAAACATGGACAGTGAACATCCTTTGGAAGAAATGACAATAGAATGTACAGCAACTTCAGCACCAGAAGAAATGCTTATCATGGAGCCAGAGGATGAAATTATTACATATGAAGAAATTGCAGAAGTGATTATTGAAGATCAACCAGATATGTTCTCAGCACCACAGCCACAATATTCTGAAAGTGACTTAATGCTTTTGGCAAAAGTAATATATGCAGAGGCAGGAAGTGATTTTCTGTCAGATGAGTGGAAGATGTGTGTGGGCGAGGTTGTATTGAATCGTGTCGCATCTCCTGAGTTTCCTAATACGATTCCTGATGTTGTTTATCAGCCCGGACAATATCATGGAGCACGAAGTAGATATATTGCAAGCCTAACTCCTAGTGAGCGATGCATTGAAATTGCAAGAAGACTATTGGATGGAGAAAGAATCATGGAGCCTTCGGTTGTTTTTCAAGCGAATTTCAAACAGGGTAGTGGAGTTTATAAAGCCTTATATGATAGCCATCTTGGATGGACATATTTTTGTTATTCCACAAACATGAGTCTTTATTGAGGTGAAATGAATTGAGATATATGAAAATGAACACTTTGGCTGAAAAGCTAAATGCACGAAATGGTGATCAAATTAGTAAAAATCTGATTGATTTTTGGTTTAATACGTGTGGATATGATATTAACCCTAAACCAACAGATGAAGATAAAAATGCCAAAAACAAAAATAATAATGAAGGAGAAAATGAAAATGGCTAACATTGTAACGGATCTTATTGAACAGGCAGAAGACATCAAGCGTAGAAAGTGGTGCTCTGATAAGGATTGCGCAAAGGGCAAAAAGTCTTGGTGTAAATTGTGTCACACACTGAGGACGGCGGCAGAGCAGCTTACTGTAGCAGACCAAAAATTTGCCTATGCTTATAACGAGTTTAACAAGAAAATCTACGAAGAGCGTAAAATTGCAGATGCACTTAGAGAAGACATTGCAGACCTTTCATATGACCTACAGCTTGGACATGTTTGTGAAACCTGTAGTCGAAATGGTAAGTGCCTCAAGGGGTCTACTGGATGGATGGCAAACAAGCAGTGCGTTGATTGGGAATATAAGAAGTTTGTTACTGATGTGGTGGACAATTGAGATGGATGAGCTAAAACCCTGTCCTTTTTGTGGAAATACTCCCAACATGCGAATTACTGGATATGGAGCAGTATATGTAAGATGTCCTAACTGTGGAGTTGAAACACCTTATTATCAGAATGTTGAACTCGCAACACTTAAATGGAATATGAGAATTGAGTGTTGACAATACGAAATTATAGTGTTACAATTGCTTATGATAAAACAAGTAAGGAGTTGTAGCACTATGAAAATGAAAAAATACATAATTATATACAAGGATAGAGGGAAACACAAATGGGCTGAATCAGACAGCTTAGAGATACTACAAAGCATTTTTAGTAAATGTAGTTGGATTAAGGAATACAAAATTATTGACACATCAAATTTTAAGGAGGCAATGGATGAAAAATGGATTACAACAATCTAGATAAGCAGTCCTACGAAAAGGGCTATAAAGATGGTAAGCAAGATGCAGCATATGAGATTATTACTCAGATGAGATATATTAATTGCAATATTATTGGCTCACTTGGATATGAAAACGTAGAGGATTATCCTGATTATTTGACGGTGTTTCTTGACAGTATTGCAAAGAAATATAATGTAGAAGAAGACGAGGTGTATGAACTATGATTTACTTAGATAACGCTGCTACATCTCCAATTTGTGAAGCAGCAAAGAATATTATTCTTGACAATCTTGATGAATATTACAATCCAAATAGTTCATATGAGGATGCTCGTGAAGTCAAGATTAAGGTTGAGGAAGCACGTGAAAAGATTGCGGCACTAATTGGAGCGCAACCTGACGAAATTTACTTTACTTCTGGTGGATCTGAAGCAAATTCATGGGTTTTAAATCATGATTTTACACTAGCGTCTAATATTGAACATCATTCTATTGATACAGACTATAAATTCAAGGTTGATTATAGAGGAATGGTTGACGCAGAGAAGTTTGAAAAAAGAGTACATGAATTGCTGAATAATGATTTCGGTATTAATCCGGGCATTGTTTCATGCATGATGGTAAATAATGAACTTGGAGTTATTGAGCCAATTAAAGAGCTAGCAAAGATTACTCATGACAATCATATGTTGTTCCATACAGATGCAGTTCAGGCATTCCCTCATATGAAAATTAATGTAGAAGAGCTCGGCGTAGATATGCTATCATGCTCTGCTCATAAGTTTGGCGGGATTAAAGGATGCGGCTTCCTTTATATCAGGGATGGTATTAATATTCATCCTCTGATTAACGGTGGAAGCCAAGAAAGAGGAATCAGAGGTGGCACAACTAATGTCCTTGGTGTCTTGGCCATGGCTGCTGCACTAGAAGATACGGTGAGCCACATGGATGAAAATAACGCAAAAATTGCACATTTATCCAAGAAGATCAAGGATAATTTATTGAATGTAAAAGGTGTCACAATGAATGGGGCAACCGATAAAAAGAAACATTTAGACAGCATTTTGAACTTCAGAATTGATGGTGTGCATGGTTCAGATGTTGTTGCGATGGCTGACGAATTTGGAATTGCTATCAGTGCGGGTTCAGCTTGCAATGAAGGCAATGCCGTCCCATCTCATGTGCTAAAAGCAATTGGTTTGTCTGACGAAGAGGCACTAAGTAGCATTCGTGTATCTCTTGGAAGATATAATACAGAAGAAGAAATTGATTATGCTTGTATGATTCTTCCCAAAATTATCGAGAGATTGAGATCACTTAATTGATAGTACAAAATTATAGAAAGGATTTAATAAAATGATTATCAATAACAAAAGAGCGCTTGCATACATTCAGCATGTAACAAACATTCGTCCTATTGATGGTGCTGATAATATTGAGCAGTGCAATGTACTTGGATGGAATCTCATTTGTAAGAAGGGTGAATTCCATGAAGGCGATCCTTGTGTTTATATTGAAATTGATTCCAAAGTCCCTGAGAGAGAGGAATTTGAATTCCTTCGTGCAAAAGATTTTAAGGTCAAGACGATGAAGCTTGGTAAGTTTAATTGTATCAGTCAGGGCCTTGCTATGCCTCAGTCTGCATTTAAAGAGTTGGCAGGGCTTTCCGAGGGGACTGATGTAACTGATATTCTGGGAATTAAGTATTCAGTACAAGAGGACAATTCTCGTAAGAGCAATGGCGATCCTAATGCAAAGTATAAGTCTATGGCCGCTCGTCACCAGAAAATCTTCAAAAAGAAGTGGGCACGTTGGATGATGCGTCGTTCTTGGGGTCGTAAGATTATGTTTTTCTTCTTCGGCAAGAAGAAGGATAATCCTCGTGGGTTCCCGACATTTGTTTCAAAGACTGATGAAGAGCGTGTAGAAAATCAGCCTTGGCGTATTGGTGACGGCAAGACTTATCTTGCCACAGAAAAGCTAGATGGTACTTCCTGTACTTATGCTCTTGAGCGTAAAGGACGTAATAAGTTTGAGTTTTATGTTTGTTCTCGTAACGTAAGACAACAGGACGAGAAGCAAGAGTGCTACCACGACCATAACATCTATTGGGATTTGGCGTTCAAGTACAATATTGAACAGCATTTGAAGGATTTCCTGAATCAGTTTCCTCAGCTTAAATGGGTATGTATTCAGGGTGAGGGCGTAGGTTTTGTTCAGGGGAATCCTCTAAAGCTCAAGGAAGATGATTTATATGTTTTCAACTTTAAAGATTCTGAAAGTGGAAGATATAATTCTATTGTTGGTAGAGCTATTATTGAAAAGATGGGCATGAAATGGGTTCCTATTCTTGGAGAAGTTCAAATGCCAGACACTATGGAGGAACTTAAGGCTCTTGCAACTGGTAAGTCCAAGGTGAATCCAGATGTAATGCGTGAAGGGATTGTGTATCGTTCTTTGGATGGTAGTGATAGTTTCAAAAATGTCAGCCGCGAGTATCTTATTAAGCATAATGGCTAATGGATGTGATTAGATGAACTATCATTCTAATAAATACATAATGGACGGTGTTCGAGAGCATTATAACGAGGCTCTCGAATACTTTCCAGAGGATAGAATTGTTGGAATCTTCTATCAAGGCAGTGCCAACTACGGCTTAGATACGCCCACGTCGGACATCGACACTAAACTTATTATTACTCCAACGTTTGAAGACATTGCAATGAACCGCCAACCTATTAGCACTACACATATAAGAGCAGACGACTCACATACCGACTGGAAGGATATCCGTCTTATGTTACAAACGTTTCGTAAGTGCAACCTTAACTTTCTGGAAATTTTGTTTTCTCCATACTGCATTATAAACCCTTTATATGCGAAAGAGTGGAATAGATTAATTGAAAATAATGAATTGATTGCGAATTATGATCCTTGTAAAGCTGTTAAAACTATGTGTGGGTTGGCTCGTAGAAAATATGAGCAAATGGAGCATGAATCTCCTTCGCACTATGATGATATTGAGAAATTTGGTTACTCGCCCAAAGAATTTCATCATTTACTGCGTATAGAAGAGTATGTTGAAAGATATATTAATGGCGTTTCTTATCAAGATTGTTTGATTTCTGAAAAGGCGGATTATCTAATCAGTGTTAAGCGTGGATGTTATACATTGGGTGATGCTAGATTGATTGCAAAAGCAGCAATTGATCATATTGAAAAAATGTGCAATAAATTCTTGGAAGACGAATGGCCTACTAATAAAGATATTGACGCATTATTAGATGGCGTACAGTATGAAATTATGAAGATTGCAATTAAGAAAGAGATCGGTGATTAAAACGAATAGACCAACTTTGATATTACTTGTCGGGCCACCCGGCGCAGGAAAGACTACATATGCTGAGAAATATGTCTCACAGCATGTTAATACAGTTCATTTAAGTTCAGATAAAATCCGCAAAGAAATGTGGGGAAATGAAGCTATTCAGGGTGATAATAATGAAATATTTGGTAGAATGCAGACTAGGGCAGTTGATGGTTTGAATTTCGGTTATGATGTCATTTATGACGCAACAAATATGACACGCAAGGATAGGGCAGGAATTATTTCAGTTTGTCCAAAGGTTGCTAAGATCGAATGTCATATTATCTGGGCCACAATTGAAACTTGTATTGAAAGAGATACTGCAAGAAAGCGTACAGTTGGTAAAGAAGTTATTGACAGAATGCTAAAGCGTTTTCACGCTCCTTATTATGATGAGGGGATTGACGAGATTAAGGTGATTGTGCCAAACAATTTTAATCATCAAAAATACATAGACGCTTCTATGAATGCAATGAAGATCTCACATGACAATCCACATCATACTTTAGACATTTACAATCATTGTGAGTCGGCATATAAGTATACTGTAAGTAACGATATGTGTGATAATACTATTGCACTTGCAGCATCCTTTCACGATATTGGTAAACCATATGTCAAAACATTCATTGATGCAAAAGGTGAACCGAGTGATACTGCACACTACTATGGTCATCAATGCGTTGGAGCATGGATGGTATATGGTCTTGTTGTAGATAACATTAGAGTAGATATTGCTTGGCTTGTAAGCACTCATATGGCACCATTTCTTAATGAAAAGTATTATAGGAATTTGCCATCATATTTAAAAACGTCTATAGATTTGCTTCATGAGGCAGACGTAGCGGCGCATTGATAAAATATTCAATTAACCTCTTGACAATACAAAATTATTGACATATAATGTCCACATAGAAAGGAGAGTGAATACTTGTGGATGTACAATCTTTAAAAGAATACATATTAGACAATGAAAAATTGCCAGAGATTCTTCAGGAGATTGGATGCCACAGTATTCATGATCATGGTGGATATATTACATGCGGAAATAAAACTGGAGATAATAAATCAGCAATTGTTATTTATTTAAATGAAAATTTAACTGTTGTAAATTACACTCGTACAATGACGAGCAGCAAAAGAACAACAGATATCTTTGATTTGATTTGTTATAACGAAGACTATTCTTTTCCTGAAGCTCTTAAGTTCTGTTGCAATTTATTTGGGCTAGATTATTATCAAGAGCCAGAAGAAGTTCCAGAATCTCTTCAAATCCTTAAAATGTTACAGCAAATGGCGACAGAAGAAGATGACTTTGATGACACTCCGCTAAAGCCTATTCCAGAAAAAATTCTATCTTATTATCTCCCTTACGGTAATAAGCAGTTTGAACAAGATGGAATTAGTCTAAGCACTCAAAGATTATTTGAAGTATCTTTTGACCCAATGACAAACTCAATTGCGATTCCAATTAGAGATGAAATTGGGACGTTGGTTGGGATTAAAGCAAGAAGAATGGAATATGACCCGGATAGTGGAATGTCTAAATATTTTTTTCTCGAACCATGTGCAAAGTCAAGAATCTTGTATGGTCTATTTCAAAATATAAAATTAATTCAACATACAGGGACGGTATGGGTTGGTGAAAGTGAAAAATTTGTGCAGCAATTGTATGACATGGGGTATTATGGTGTAAGTACTGGTGGCACAAAGATTTCAAAAACTCAAGTTGAGATGCTAACAAGATTAAATGCCAAGATTGTTTTTTGTTATGATGAAGATGTTGATGAAGAACAATTAAAAAACATTTCGAATATGTTCCTAAATGGGATTCCAGTATATGCAATTATTGATAAAGATCATATTCTTGACAATAAAGAATCTCCTAGCGACAATCCCGAAAAATTTAAACATCTAATTAAAAATAATATATATAGTTTGCGTGAGGATAATGACGAATAAACAGAGAAAATTTTTTAAACATGCAAAGGCCGCTTCTGAAATGAGCAGTTTCCCAAGAGTACATATTGGTGCAATTGTTACATGTGGCAATAAAGTTGTAGGTGTAGGTTTCAATAGCAGAAAGAGTTCACCGATTCAAAAGAAATATAATAAATATAGAAATTTTGATTGTTCTGCAACCAATACAGAGCCTCTTCATTTGACACATGCAGAAGTGGCCGCACTTGGGCAGTTGAAATATATGGACATTGATGTTAGCAAATGTGAAGTATGGACATATAGAGAAAATCTAAATCATGAGCTTTCTCCATCTCGTCCATGCGCTGCATGCATGAATTATCTCAAAGACCTTGGTATTAAAAAAATACATTATACAACTGATGGCGGATACGCCGACGAAGAAATTGTGATTAAGGAGAGTTAAAAGTGTATAAGAGAAATTGTGTTGAAGTTAGTGAGGATCTCTGTAAAAAATGTTTTATTAAGATCGCCAAGCCGAGCAAGAAAGAGATTAAGCATATTGTACTAACAGACTATAATGCGACATGTGACAATTGTGGGCGAAAAGGGCCAATTGTTGATTATATTAATGATGAAGATTATTAATTTGGAGGAAATAAAATAATGACAAACGATCAGAAAGAATTGGTTCAGCCGATTTTAAATACGATTACGAACTCAGATATTAAAGAATTTGCCATGGTGCTACTTGAAGATATGCCAGATTACATATGGCGCATTGGTGCTTCAAGTACCGGAAAATATCATCCCACTTATAGTCTTGGAGAAGGCGGGCTTATGCGTCATCAAATTGCCGTTGTAAGATTCTTAAATTTCTTTTTTGAACTTGAGCAGTACAACAGTAAACTTACTACGAGACAGATGGATTTAATGCGTGTAGCTGGATTGTTGCACGATGGTCGCAAAAGTGGTTCTCAGCAAGATTATGAAGCTTCTAAATATACAAGATTTAATCATCCACTACTGATGGCAGATGAAATTAGAAAATATGATGGGAAATACTTAGATCATGAGGAAATTGAATTTATCGCTGATGTAGTCTCCAAACACATGGGGCAGTGGTCAGAGGATAGGAAAAGCAATGTTATTCTTCCGAAACCCAACGATAGATTCTCTAGGATGCTACATGTTGCCGATTACCTTGCAAGTCGCAAATGCCTTACAATGGATTTTACAGGATATATTGAACCAAAAAGTACAACTATTAACCCAGAAGAATATGTGTTACCCTTCGGGAAATATAGTGGGCAGAAGCTCATAGACATCTATAAAGCACATCCTGATTATTGTGATTGGATGGAAAATAATATTCATAAGCGTGATGTTCTAGCTGTTCTAAAAATGGTAAAGGAGAAATGTAAAAATGAAGATTGAGATCCTTGCTGGTGGCAATATTGAAAAAGCATTTAAAGAACTTAATGTAGATTTTGCTACAACATATTCCGGTGATCAATATAAAGTATGTGAAATTGATAAGAAAGACATGAAACGCATGGAAGATTATGAAGGAGAATGGCCTGACGATTGGGGCTGGTGGAGCTTTACTAAAGGATCAAACATGGGAACTCCTTATAATTTTATTAAGATTAATGGTCGTGATATTATTTGTTGGGAAGGCGATGGCCATTGTAACGATGAATACAATACTCTTCTAGACTATATGAGTAAAGTAATTGGGGCGTCACAGCCAAGAAATGTATGTGCTCTGGCGGTTGATCTTGCTCGTGCGAATGGCATTTCTATGTCAGAACTGTTTAAAATTTATCAAAGATAATGTATTTCATAGAAAAACACAATAGTATATCAAAAAAATATGGCTCCTAGGCAACTGGGAGCCTTTTTGTTACTTGACAATACAAAATTATTGTGATATAGTGGTATCACAAAGAAAGGGTGCATGCATTTGAAATATAAATTAACAGGCAATAATGATACTACAAATATTTTAAAAACAGTATTAAATAATAGAGGGATTGAAAATTATAATAAATACCTAGCGTTGTGTGACAATTGCTCCGACGATTGGAATAATTTAAATTCTATAGATGAAGCAGTAAAGTGTTTTAATTATCATTTTTGTAATAAGCATCAAATGGCAATTTTATCTGACACTGATGTTGATGGAATCACCAGTGCAACAATTATGTATCAATATATGAAACTAATGGATGTAGACTATCCAGTATCAATTGTTGTGCATAAGAAGAACAAGTCACACGGACTAGCATCTTGGGACTTTGACGTTCCAGACAATACAAAGTTATTGATTATTCCAGATGCGGGAAGTAATGATGTGGATGAATGTAAAAAGTTAATAAACGATGGTATTGAAGTAATTATTCTTGATCACCATCAGGTGTCAACAGACAAGTTAAATCCTGCTATTGTAGTAAACAACCAAGCATCTAATGAGTATCCAAATAAGGAAGCGTGTGGCGCTCATGTTACATATAATTTTCTGCAAGCATTAGACGAGTGCTATTGGAATGATTTTTGTGAAGACCATTTTACTGACCTAGTGGCATTAGCAGACATTTCAGACGTAATGTCAATGAGATCATTTAATACTCGTGCGATGGTTAATTATGGGATAGATAATATCAACAATAAAATGTTTAAAGAGATTCTTAATGCTCAGGAATTTTCTACAAAAGGTATCGTGTCTCCATTTACAATTGCATTCTACGTTACTCCTTTGATTAATGCATTTTTAAGAAGTGCAACTTATGAAGAGCGTCAAATTCTTGCAAGAGCTTTTTATGGGGACGAATCTGAATTTTTTGAATATACAAAACGTGGTGATGATTTTCCGACAGCAGAAAATATCTATCAGCATTGTGTTAGACTTATGAAATCCTATAAGGGCAAACAAGACCGCGCTAGAGACAAAGCATATAAAACATTTATAAGTCAAAATAGTGATTCAGATGATAAAATAGCAATTATTGATGCGACTGGAGTGCTAGATTCTGCATATACAGGGCTTGTGGCGATCAAGCTCTCAGAAGCGCTTAATAAGCCTGTACTCCTTGTGAGAAAAGTGGATGATGGATTCGCTGGTAGTGGTAGATCATTTGATTATTGCCCAATTGAAGACTTTAGAGCGATGGCAGAAGCATGCCCTGAAACAGTATTTGCACAAGGACATCCTAGTGCCTATGGCGTTGAATTAAAGGACATTAATAAGGCACGAGAATGGTTTAATGAAAATCTCAAAGACGTATCTTTTGAAAAAATATATGTAGTAGACTTCATTGTTGATGCAGAAGATGTATCAATTTCGTGGTGCCAAGAACTTGATAAATATAAATCAACTTTTGCACATGGAGTAGACGAACCATTATGGTTGATTAAAGATTTATATATATCTAATGACAATGCTAAAATTGTCGGCAAGAACGATGATACAATTCAAATTTATGACGAGGATACGAATATCAAATATGTGATGTTCAAATGCGATGAATCAAATGAAGTGTTTAATTGGATGAATAATAATTTTGCAGGAGAAGAGACATATATTAATGTGATTGGTACATTGGGTATTAACGTATATAATGGACAAGTTTCTCCACAAGTATTAATTAAAGAATGTGAGATCAGAAAGGATTAATCGCAATGGGATGGAATAGTACAAAAGATAAACTCCCTCCAGACATGGTAGATGTTCTTGGCTATACAGATGCAGATAAATTCAAAGTCGTATCCATTAAGAATGGAGTTTGGAACACTTATATGAATGTACTTTATTGGATGTGGCTTCCTGATAAACCAGATATTAAGTCAGAAGAGCCAACAAAAAGACGTGGTAGAAAGAAGGCGACAGATAAAACATGACCAAAGTTGATCAATATAAATGTGATTATTGTGGAGAGGTATTCAATGATTATGACAAGTGCCTTGCACATGAATATGAGCATCAGAATGATGACGTGTCTAGAGCAAAATATTTAATCAAATACAATCTAAGAAAAGATCTTTGTGACTATTGTGAGCATAGCTACTTTGTATATGGGTGCGAGATTGATTGCCAGTTTAAGAAAAACTGCAATTACAAAAACAATTATGAATTATTTGCGCCAGTTAAACCATTCCATGACAAAAGTATTCAAGGTTATTAAGAAAGGATAATTAAATGAGTTATTGGGATTATGAAGAGCCTATGTGGGAACCGTCTGAAGCAGATGAATTATTTGATGAAATAAAATCAAAGCTTATTGATGCAGCTAAAGACTCTTTGAAGAGTGATATGGAATCGCTTAAAAGACGCAACGAGTATCTTGAGAAGCGCAATAAAGAGCTTGAGGACAAATCACTAGAAGTATCAAGAAAAGAAAGTGATCTGGAATATAAATCACGAAATCTTCGTAGAGAAGTAGAAAAAGAATTTTATAAGACTGCTATTGACGATATCTTTAAGGATGCGCTTGAAAAATCTCAGCTTTGGATTGCATATAATAAACCACATGAAAAGCCTAAGTGCGACAAATGCGACGAAAATAGGAAGTGGGTTTTGACTTGGCCTGATGGGACAACCACGAGCAAGAATTGCACATGTTCACAGCCAGATTATTGGTATGAGCCAGAAGAAACATGGATTGAGGCATTGAGATATAGAGTTAATGACGCAAATTATCCATCGGAAAGATATTATCGCCTCGATAAAAGTTATCAATGCACTGGTGACAGCAGATGGAATGATTATTCTTATAAAGATTTTGGGATCCAGTTTGTATATGATAAGTTCTGTGATGATGTTATTGAAAAGCGAGATCAACTCACATATGGTAAAAATATTGGGTTTACATCAAAAGAAGAATGTCAAAAGTATTGTGATTGGTTGAATAAAAGGAGAACAAGCAATGAATAATCATGTAATTATTGATAGCAAAATTACTCCCACTGACGTAAAGATTTATGTTGAAAATGGCACTCCTTATCTTGATTATACAGGTGTATGCTATGCGAGTAACGGTGACAAAATTAAAGTTCATTTTCCAAAAATTGATCTTACACTTACTAATATAACACAAGAAGAATATGAAGAGTGGAAGTATCAGTTGGGCTCCAGAAAAATACTTACAAAATTTAATGTTTGCGCGTCAAATGACAAATGGGCTACATTTGAAGTTATTGAACGAGAAGTGTCAAAGAAACAGCTTGAGAAGGAGCTCGGTTATAAGTTGAATATTAAGGAGTAATTTATGGAAACTTATCCTCTTACAATACGTCCGAGATGCGACACAGAAAATGAATGGATTAAATATAATCCTGTATTAAAATACAAAGAGTTTGTAGTGTCTGTTGATAAAAATGGTGCAAGATATAAAATTGGAGATGGAACATCTAAGTATGATAAACTGCAATTTGTACCACTGGAAATGGCGATAACAAATGGAATTATATACTGCACTGGTGGCCTATATAGCTATGTAAAGATTGAACTAATAAATCCAAAAAAAATTGAGGAGGCAAATCATGATCTCTAAGGAAGCTTTTATTAATACTATGAAGCATCTTGAAAATCTGGACACGAAAATGGCAAGAGTTGATAGTGCTCTAAAAGATCTTTGTGAAGATTTTTGTGGATTTTATATTACAGACATTTTCGATATTGTTATTAATTTGCTCGAAGAAGTGTTCCATGACCAAGAAGAATGGATTGGTTACTTTGTGTTTGAAGAGGATTGGTTGCATGGATTTAAAATTGGAGATGTAATTGTTAACAATGTGCCGGTTATTATTGATAATTGGGGAGATGTTTATGATTTTTTGATTGTCAACATGGAGAAAGAAAATGAAAAAACAATTTAAAACAGTTATTTGCCTTGTTGCTTTGACGATTTCTCTTCTATGTCTAGCAGGATGTGTCTCAACTGGGTCTAAGGATTATATAAAGAATACTAATGGTCGTTTGAGACCAACAGCTATGCAAGACCTATATTATGATACGAATACCAAAATCGTGTATATACTTTTCAATGAATACGCGGGACATTCTGGATACGGCTATATGTCTCCTTATTATGCGCCGAATGGAATGCCATATGTTTATAATGTACAAACCAATAGCCTAGAAGAAATCGTTAAGGAGGATTAAAGATGGATAAGACTACAATTGGCAACCGTATGAAAAATAACTATGAGAATATTACTAGATACTATCTTACTCGTAGGATGCCTGTAATCATTCGTATTGATGGTAAGGCTTTTCACACTTTTACAAGGGGTTTTAAGAAACCTTTTGATGATGTTCTAGTCAAGACTATGCAAGACACAATGAAGTATCTCTGTGAGAACATTCAGGGCTGTGTGCTTGGCTATACACAGAGCGACGAAATTTCTCTTGTGCTTACTGACTATGCAGAGCTTACAACTGACGCTTGGTTTGGCAACAATCTACAGAAGATGTGTAGTGTATCTGCAAGTATGGCAACGCTGACATTTAATAAAGCATTTAACGACAATATTGTAAAGTATATTGACAACAATCTTGATGCCGATTGTGGTGTTACAAAGGATTTAACCGAATATACAAAAATTCTCATTAACGCAAGAAATAAAGGTGCCATGTTTGATTCTCGTGTCTTTACAATTCCCAAGGAGGAAGTTTGCAATGCGCTAATCTGGCGACAGCAAGATGCCACTCGCAACTCTATCCTGTCTGTAGGTCAGGCAAACTTCAGTCAGAAGGAACTTCACGGTAAGTCTTGCAACAACATTCAGGATATGCTTATGACTCAGAAGGGCATCAACTGGAATGATTATTCTACAACTCTAAAGCGTGGTAGCTGCTGCATTAAGGCTGATGATAGTCTTACCGAGTATGATGAAGTAGGAAATATTTGTGGTTATATCAAGAGAAGTAAGTGGGTAATTGATAATGAAATTCCTATCTTCTCACAGGACAGAAATTATATTGAAAGACTTATTAATGTAGGAGGTTAAAAAAAATGATTAACGATCTAATTAATAGACTACAGAAGTGCCCTGAGTATTCGTGCTCTAGATGCACTTATTATGGAACTCCTGCTTGTGCAATAAAGGAGGCAATTGTTGAACTACGCCATTATGAGCAGGTTATTTCTAAGTAACGAGGGATAAATTATGAAAATTCTAGTAGATGAGATGCCATCGCACCCAATGGATTGCCCACATTCAGAGCGGAGTGGAAATATAGAATATCAATGGTGGCATTGTAATTATGGAGATTGTGGATGTAAAAACACCAATAGCTGTCCATTCTTTATGAGCTTTGAAGACTATAAACATCGAACATATGAACGTACTCGTTATACACCAATTATGGATTAGAAGTATAAAAGCATGTTATTACTTCTGCATTAACAACTATTGTATTATATCTGCTGTAGAAATAAAACAAAATTTTAGGAGGAATATTATGATTCAATGTTGCGAATATGCTTGTCCATATAGAAATTCGTCTTCTGGATATTGTAGTCTAACTGCTTGTTATGAGCAACCAATTGTGCCAAAGTATAAAAACATGTTAATTTTCCCTCATACTATAGGCAATATTACATATTACAATAAAGAAGAATTAATTAAATGGGTTGAAGACCAGCAGAAATTTAATAAAGATACCAATTATGGAGTAGGGAATTGGTGTTAAATAACAAATAAAAATATATTTTTAAGGTGAATGTATGGGATTGTTTAAAAAAGCATTTAGAAAGAATATGGTGACTCTTCAAAAGTTTAAGCCTGTTTTTACTACTGTAGACGGTCATAGGCATACTGGTTTTGAATATAATTATGGAATTGTAGAAAAATTGCTGTGTAGTGTTCCAGAATATATGATGATTGATATTAAAAGTGATGGTTACTTAGAAGATAATTATGGGGTAATGTACCCGCTGGCAAATATTGTGTCGATTGATTGGCAACTGGTAGACGAAAAAAAAGTAGAGGATAAATTTGGAGAATATCAAATTTTCGTAACAACAAAAGATGTAGAATAAATATGCTAAATATATGGGGGAGTATATGAAAAATATAACTTTCGAAGAAATGTTAAATATGGAAGTGCAAGACTTGTTACATGGTTATCCGTCAGGCGGTTATACATATTATTATAAAGATGGTGATGGCGGGTATCATGAAATTGTTGAATTGGATCTGTTGCGTGGTAGATTTGTGACGGATGACGGTGACTTCTCAGAGTTTGAATGGGAACTTAAAGAGAGTCATATTTACATAGATGAATGATAAAAATTACATTTTAATATAAGGAGTTAAGGTATATGAATAAGAGTGCATGGTGGGCATGGGCAATCAGAAATAGCGTATGTGTAATTTGCTGGACTACTCTTGCGATTGTTTTCAACAAGTGGTGGATATGTCTTTTCTCCATGCTATTTCTTTGTTCTCTCCAGACTAACACTGCAAAGGAATATTGTAGAATTTGCGACAAATGCGGCAAGCATAGTGAATATGCAGATAGCTACGATGCAGCATTAGACAAGGCGAAGAAAGCAGGATGGATTCATTATGCAGATGGCAATAAAGATTATTGCCCAGAATGTAGGGACAAATTAGACGAATAAGGAGTAACTTATGGATCTTAAAAATTATTTTGTGAAAGCAGTTGAAGAGTGTAATATGACCACACCTTTAGAAATTCTCAATTGGTATCGTAACCTTTATTATAAAGAAGAAGTACATACCGAGCACAGAATCATGGCAGAGGCCATCAATGATTTGTTTATGGAATATAAGGACGTATTTTGCAACGATGAGGAGTAAAGCTATGACAGACAATAAAGAATTTGCAACATGTAGCTGTTGTGGAAAAACTGTTAAAAAAGGTGATATGTATTTCGAGGCAGGGTTTTTTGACAGATATGAAATTGTAGATGGCGAATATGTATATAAAGGATACGCGGTTTGTGAAGATTGCCATAATAATGGCAAGTAAACAATAGAATTTGTGGAGAAAAAGTTGTATGGATTATGAATTTCATGTAGGAGATTATGTTGAAACAAAGGATGGCACCATTGGTTATATTAGCTCTGTACGTGCCACTGATGATGTATGGTGGATGTGTACTAGCGATGGCCATGGTTATCATGCAGGTCAAGAATATGGGATTATGCATAATGTTGATTTTTCTTATCTCTATAACCGTATTGGCCAGTATACTTTTTTTACATACCAAGACAAAAAGCTTAAAAAGTTGACAAGTTATGGTTGGAATATGGGCGTATCTGGCGATGATCTTATTTCAAAAATCAACGAGCTCGTAGATGCTGTAAATGAATTGAGGGAGAAAAATGACAAGCAAGAAAAATAAGTTTAATAGATATGCACTTATATACTGTCGAATACGCTACAAGCATCCAAATTGGAGCCATGGACAGATTAAATATTGTACTATATATGCTTGGAGAAGAACACAACATGGCAAGCAGTGAATATGATCAGCTTCATAAACTGTTGCACAAATTACAGACAGAAGCGCCTTGTAATAATAGAATTTGTAAATATTGTAAATCAATGGAGGAATAAATGATGGGTATTTATTATTTTGCAAGACCTAATCAGATGATTGGGCATAAGTTTACTGATGATGTCGCAGTTGCATATGCAATGAGTAAGGGATCTGCAATTAAGAAGTTCTCTGTATTATATAAAAATGTGAAGGAGAATGAAGTCAAGAAGATTAGTTTCTGGAATAGAGCCATAGTTTTAACAGACTATTAAAATAAGCAAAAAATAAGTTAGGAGATCAAATATGGAATCGGTATGCATAAATTGTGACTTAGGATTAAAGCGTTCAGAATGTACTGATAAAGAATATACTGAATGTGAATGCCGCAAATGGATGATTGAAGAAATGAATCAAACTACTTTGTTAGGTTTTATGCATCTTTTAGATGAAGTTCTTGAAACAGTTTCTGAGAACAAAAATGATTTACGAAACAATAAAGCTAGGATGATTGAATTTTTTAGTAAATCAATTATAGAATAAGGAGGTTAAGTAGATAATGTAAAAAGAGCTAGACAATACAAAATTATTGAAATTTCAAATGACAAATGATGCAAAGCTATATTACGTATATAAACACACTAGTCCTAGCGGAAAGGTTTATATTGGCATAACAAGCAAACATCCACCTGAACTACGCTGGGCAAATGGCAATGGGTATAAAAGGAATCAACCACATTTTTGGAATGCAATTAAAAAATATGGTTGGGATAATTTTGAACATGAAATATTGTTTGAAGGTTTAAACAGAAAAGATGCCTGCATTAAAGAGCAAGAGATGATAGAACTATATGATGCTACGAATTCAGAAAATGGATACAATCAGACGAAGGGTGGAGATGGAAAGCTTGGGTATATTATGTCCAAAGAAACTAAACAAAAAATTAGTGCAAGTAGGACTGGAAGATTTACAGGAGAGGATAATCCAAATTATGGTAATCACAAACTTGCAGGCAAAAACAATCCGTTTTATGGCAAACGACATACAGAAGAAACTAAAAAGAAATTAAGAGAACTTGCTTCTGGTAGGAAATCTTCAATGAAAGGGAAGCACTTTCCAGAAGAATTTAAAGAGAAACTATATCAAGCAAATAAAGAACGAAGTAAACAAGTTCTACAATTTGATATTCATGGAAATTTAATCAATGAGTATAGAAGTGTTCATAATGCCTCAATTATTACAGGATACGATTATGCAAATATATCTGCTGCCTGTAATGGGAAAATACACATATATAAAAATTGCATTTGGATGTTTAAATCAGAATATACTCCGGGGCAAATAGTAAAGCCAACCGAACGTAAGAAAAGAGTAAATAAAAAATATAAGGCAGTTGTTCAATATGATATAAATAATGTATTTATTGCAACATATACGTCTGCTAATCAAGCGGAATTTTCTACAGGCATTAAAGCAAATAATATACGAGCATGTTGTAACGGAGATCAGAAAACTTCAGGCGGATTTATATGGAGGTATGATAATGGATCAAATTAATAAAATTAAAAAATTAATTACGTTATGCAATAAATATCGTGATGCTTATTATAACCATCAGCCATTGGTTCCAGATGATGTATATGATAGATATTTTGATGAGTTAAGTAGACTAGAGCAAGAAACTAATTGTTATTTTTCAAATTCGCCCACGCAATCTGTGGGATATAAAGTTGTTGATTCATTGCCTAAAGTGATTCACGATATTCCACTCTTAAGTCTAGATAAAACAAAATCTGTTGAGGATATTGTAAAATTTGAAGGAGACAAAGATGTCCTTGTTATGATAAAAGGCGATGGTCTAACAACAAAATTAGTATACAAATCTGACGGAGAAGATGCAGAACTTGTAGAAGCATCCACTAGAGGTAATGGTGAGGTAGGTAGTCTAGTCACTCATAATGTTAAGACATTTGTAAATGTACCTCTTAAAATTAAATATCACAAAGACCTAACTGTTGTTGGTGAAAGTGTAATTTATAAAGAAGATTTTGATAAAATTAATACAACACTTCCAGAATCAGAACAATATTCAAATTGTAGAAATCTAGCAAGCGGATCTCTTTCTCTGTTGGATAGCAGAGAGTGCGCGAAACGTCATATGAGATTTATGCTTTTTGATGTTATTAAAGGAATGGATGACATCAATTCTCTTTATAAGAGGTTTGAATTAGCTGCTAGTTTAGGTTTTGATGTAATTTATCATCAAAGAATTAGTGGAATTGGAGCAGAAGAGTTTGCGGACATTATAAAAAATATTCATGAATATGCTGACAACCATGGAATTCCATGCGATGGTGCTGTAATTCGTTATGATGATTATGCATATGGGCTTTCTCTTGGAAGAACTGGTCATCATTATAGATACGGTATTGCAAAAAAGGAAGAAGACGACCTTGTTGTAACCATATTTCGTGGAATTGAATGGAACACATCTAGAAATGGCATCGTTGTTCCGACTGGATTGTTTGACGAAATTTCAATATTGGATTCCAATGTATCTCGTGCGACACTACATAATTTAAATTATATTGATGGACTAAAGTTAAGGATTGGTGATAGAATTTGTTGCAGCAAACGCAATATGGTAGTCCCCGCAATTGAAGTTAATCTTGACTATAATCCAGAAAATTATAAATTGCCATTAATTGATAAATGTCCATCTTGTGGAGCTACTCTTGAAATTAAAAATACAGGAAATGCAAATGTTTTATATTGCCCTAATGACAATTGCCCCGCAAGAAATCTTGCTAAATTTGAGAACTTTGTTTCTAAAAAGGCGATGGACATTCAAGGTCTATCAGAGAAGACGCTTGAGCTGCTAATTTCCCATGGATTTTTGCATAATTATAAGGACATTTATCGTTTGAAAGAACATAAGAATGAAATTACACAACTGCCGGGGATGGGGGTAAAATCTGTAGATAAACTGCTAGATTCTATTGAAAAATCAAGGACAGTAACGCTTGATAGATTTATTACTGCGCTTGGTATTCCTAATATTGGCTCTTCTGCGGCAAAAGCTATTAGTAAGCAATTTAATGGAGACCATTATGATTTTGTACAAGCATTAGCTAATGGATATGATTTTTCGCAGATTGATGACTTCGGAGAGATTACAAATAAGTCACTTCATGACTGGTGGGATAGCAAAGATCCAATGGTTGAATTGCTTCCTGTTGAGATGAACTTTATCGTTGAGAATGATGTGGGTTCTAGTTCCAATCTTGATGGTAAAAGCTTCTGCATTACAGGAAGTTTAACTCATTACCCAAATAGGGATGCACTTGTTAAAGCCATTGAAGACAATGGCGGCAAATATGTATCTGGAGTGAGCAAGAAGACTGACTATCTTATTAATAATGATACCACAAGCACAAGCGGCAAGAATAAGAAGGCTATTGAATTAAATATTCCAATTATTAGCGAGGACGATTTTCTTAAAATGCTATCAGAATAAAATTTAGGGGAGAACTTATCTCCCCATTTTTTATGCATTTAACTACTTGACAAATCAAAATTTTGTGATATTATATGTATAGTTGAACAATACAAAATTATAGTTAAGGAGTTGATGCATGATATGATTGAATATAATAATTGCTGTGTCGCATGTGGTGAAATTATTCCTGAAGGAAGACAGGTTTGTTCACAGTGCGAGAGAAAGTATGACGTCGAAGATAACGCAACAAATAATATTCAAAAAGGACAAAGCACATTTTTAAGTTGGATTAAAAAATATTTTATTTAAGAAAGGATTTACATTATGAAAAAGAACAACACGAACAATCAGAACGCGACACTAATGGTAACTAGTCTAGAGGATAATGGCGACTATATTCTCTCGTATATTCCGCTGTCTATTGACATGGATCTGCTTCAGCATATTCTAGCTGAGGGCAAGAGCACTAATAGCGAAGTCGTGCAGTACGTGCTAGATTGTGACGAAAAGACTTATTGGAAGGATATGTGGGAGAGTTTCAAGGAGGAGCCAGAGAATGACGCATAAGCTTTATTTTTATAATAGTTATCACGAGGCACGAGAGCTTGCTACATTTGAGGATGGCCTAACTGACGAAGAAGTGCGTAAGGCTGCGTATAAAGAAATTACAAAGTTTTGCAATGAACGTTACTTCGCAATTTATTATACGAGAATGTGGAATGCCGCAGGAGATACTATTATTGACGTAGGAAGCCATACAGAATTCTTTCACATTTCTCCTGCAGTGAGTATTGCCGAGTAATATACAATACAAAATTATATAGGAGGTTGGTTGAATGAGTAAAAAGTGTACGTGCGCTTATTGTAAGTGCAAATTAAATAAAGAAGATGCGTTCGTAAAGCATGCTGGTAAACATAATACCTATTATTGCTCGGAAGAGCACTATAAATATGCAGTAGATCGCAAGAAGAAAAGAGAGGAATTTAAGAAAAGACAGGCAATGAAAAGTGGTGAGGTTTAATTGGAGCTAACAGATGGACAGAAGAAAGGACTAGAAATTGCTTGTCAGCGGTATAAAGAGAATAAGCCATATACTGTTATTGCAGGCTTTGGCGGAACTGGTAAAAGTTTCCTAGTTTGTCATATTATCAAAGAACTAAAGTTAAAAGACAATGAAGTGGTCTTTATCGCGTTTACAGGCAAAGCCGCTCTGGTTCTTAAAGAAAAGGGCAATAAAAATACAATGACGGCGCATAAGTTGTTATACCACTCAGAAGAGCAAGCTGATGGCACATATATTCATACTCCGAAGACCAAACTTGACCATAAATACAAGCTTATTGTCGTTGACGAGGCGAGTATGTTGCCGCAGGAAATGATTGATTTGTTGCTGTCTCATCATGTATACACAATTTTCCTTGGTGATCCAGCGCAGCTTCCACCAATCTCTGGAGAACAAACTATTTTGAGCAATCCACACGTTTTCCTTGATGAAATTGTGCGACAGGCTCTTGATAATCCGATTATTAAACTTTCTATGGATATTCGGCATGGAATGAAGCTGCATTATACTGCAGAGGATAAACGATGCCGTGTTCTTCCTAGAAGTAAAGTGTCAGATAAAATGTTGCTTGGTGCAGATCAGATTCTTTGTGGGAAAAATAAAACTCGGAATGAGCTTAATTACTACATGAGAAAACGGATTCTCGGAGATAACTACCGCGACGAGCCAGTAGAAGGAGATAAAGTAATTTGCCTTAAAAATAGCTGGAACAAAATTAATAACGTTGGTAACGAGCTTGTTAATGGCACTATCGGTACGTTGCAAAATATTCACATTATGGAATCAAACTTTTATGGGAAAGTGATTTATGCTACATTCGCTTCTAATGATGGAGGAATTTATAAAGACTTGATGATTGATTATCAGTTACTTACTACTGGCAAGCCTACTGTGAATGCTGATAATTGGAAGCAATTTGCTGGTATTGAGAAACCATTACAGTTTGCTTTTGGGTATGTGTGCACTGTTCACAAATACCAAGGCTCAGAGGCTGACAGAGTTGTAGTTTTTGACGAAGCGTTTGGAGATGCGGACGAACAAAGAAAATGGCGATACACCGCGGTGACACGCGCCGCCAAGCAATTGGTATTAGTGGAATAACAATACAAAATTACTATTGGGGGTGAGAAGATGGGGAAAGTGACTTGGACTAAAGAACAGGAAGAGTATCTAGAAAAATTATATTCACAATACCTTCCATTAAAAGATATTGTTGAGAAAATAAATGATTTTTCTGGGATTGCCCGTACATATACGGCAGTCTCTAATAAAGCAGGAAGTATGGGGTTAACTAAAAAATATATAAAGCAAAATAATGCTCATTTTGAAGCGATTTATCAAAATTACAATTGGTATTATGACATGTTCGTTGAAAGAGGATTGAATCATGACGAAATGGCAAAAATCGCGAGCTGTACAAAACGAGTAATAGAGAAATGGGGACAAGAAAAGCACCATATAGACACATACACTAGGATGAAAAATAAACAAATAAATGCACAACAGCATGATTTAATTATTGGTTCATTGCTAGGAGATGGACACATTGATAAAAGAGAAGATTTCCCATTGTTTATTGTAAGTCATGCAAAAAATCAAAAAGATTATCTGTATTATAAATATGAAATTATGAAAGATTTGTGCGAGATGACTCCAACGGAGTACAATGGAAAAAAAGAATATTCTATAATGGGCAGTGTATGTAATTGTCAAGATTTTTATAGATTCAATACTAGGACATACTATTCGTTAAAGCCGTTTCGAGATATGACAAAGATAGACTTAATTCGTTGTCTTAATGAATATTCATTCTCTATTTGGATGTTAGACGATGCGCATTGTAATATAAAAGGATATTGGGAGTTGTGCGCTCCATTGGAAACAGAGTCTGAAAGAAAAGAGCTGATATCATCCCTTCAAAACAAATTTGGCCTATCAACAGTTCAGAAAAAAGACAATAGATATTTTCGATTTCATTCAGAAGATTCTTTAAAAATTACAAAAATAATATTAAACAACATCCCACACAATTTAGATATTGTGCAAGATAAGATATTGTCTAAAAATAAATATCGTGCATTAGGGGGTGAAAAAAATGAGTTTCGTTAATCTCCACGTACATAGCGCTCAAGGCTCACTTCTTGACTCTATTCTTACTGTAAAACAAATTGCTCAGTATGCGAAAGACAATGGGCAACCAGCAATTGCTCTAAGTGACCATGGCTTTATGTATGCGTCAATGAATCACGTTATTGAATGTCAAAAGCTTGGCATCAAACCTATCACTGCATGTGAAATTTATGAATGTGATGACCATATGCTTAAAAACGATACAAAAGACAATGTGCAACCAAGATATCATTTGCTTTTAATTGTAAAAAATCAAATCGGGAAAGATAACCTTTTTAAAATAGTATCAGAAGGATGTACGAATGGCATGTATAAAAAGCCAAGAGTGTCAATTCAGTGGATCAAAGACAACAATTTAGGGGAAGGTATTATTTGTCTCACTGCATGTCAAGCTGGACGACTAGCAAAATACCTTGACACAGGAATGTATCAAGAAGCAGAAGAATTTGTTAATCTGCTTAAAGACACATTTGATTATGTTGCTTGTGAGATTCAGTCACATCCAACAGAGTCTCAGCTAAGGTCAAACACTCTTATTTGGAAATTTGCTAATCATCTTCAAATTCCATATGTCATTACAACAGATGCTCATATGCTGAGAGCAGATCAACTAGATACACATTCAATCTTTGTAGAAATTGGAGAAGGCAGAGAAGCAGGAGAAACTTATATTGGATGCCACCTTCAAAATGAAGAAGACATTTATAAATATCTTGGAAATTGGAATCTAGACAGGGTAATTCAGCATGGTATTGATGAAACAATTCACATTGCCAATATGGTGGATGACAATATTGATTATGAGTTAAATAAGGGTACAATAATGCCAAAGGCTCATATCCCAGACGGATATGACACAGAGTCATATTTTAGATATTTAGTATATTCTACATTTGATGAAAAGTTTGGGCATATGCCACAAGAAGAACAGGACGCACGTAGAGAAAGAATTGAGTCTGAAATTCCCGTCTTGAAAGAATTAGACTTTTTGAACTATCTTTTAATTCAGCATGAATTTTGTAATGAATGTGATAGGCGTGGAATCCCAAGAGGGTATAGTCGTGGTTCCGCTGCAAATTGCCTTTGCGTTTTTATGCTAAATATTACTCAAATAGATAGTGTAAAATATGATCTAGACTTTACAAGATTCGCGAATCTAGGTCGTAAAGGCTCGGCAGCAGATATTGACTTAGATATTTCAAAAGCTAGAAGACAAGAAGCAATCCAAGTCCTGTGTGATATTTTTGGACAAGATCACGTTGCACCAATGGCAACATTCAATACACTCAGCACTAAAGTAGCAATTAGTGATATTGGAAAAGTATTAAATGACAAACAGGACAGCCCATACTTTGGGCAAATCCCATATAGTCTGAGGAACGAAGTAACAAAAATGATTCCTACAATCAAGACATTAAACGATCTTGGTGAGTCGGAAGACAAAGACATGTTGCTTAAAGACCTTATTGGCAAGAACGAAAAACTTGATAAAATTTATAAACAATTCCCTTTATGGTTTAAATATGTTATGGAGCTTGAAGGGCTCCCAAAATCGCGGGGTCGTCATGCAAGCGGTACTCTATTAACTCCTAAACCAGTATTACATTATGCCCCATTATGTTTAGATAATGAAAAGCATGTTATGGCACAATTTGAAATGCATATATGCCAAGATACTGATGGTGGAATGGGCCTCGTTAAGGAAGATGCACTTGGGCTTGAAACATTAGACATCCTCGATTCGGCTTTAAAAAATGCCAATTTAACATGGAAAGACGTTGATATTAATCATTTAAATATTGATGATAAGAAAGTATTTAAAGAAATCTATGCTTCTGGCAATACTGTTGGGATCTTCCAATTTGAAAGCGCCGAGGCAAGGAACATGAGTATTGCGGCGCATGTTGACAACATTGAGGATGTTATCGCCATAAATGCAAGTAATCGTCCCGGAACAAAAAATAGTTTTCCTGATTATTGCAAAAATAAATTGTGCCCAGAATCCATTCAATGTATACATCCAGATTTAAAAAAACTATTTCAAAAAACATGGGGAATTCTTTTATATCAAGAAGATTCGCTCCATTTGCTTGCATATGCAGGTTTTAATGAGGTAGAACAGGACACTGGACGTAGGGCCATCGGCAAAAAAAAGAAAGATGTTATGGCCTCTTTGTATACACAATTTGCAGATGGGCTAAGAAAAAAACAATGGACAGAGCAACAAATCAAAGAAGTTTGGGCTTTACTTGAGAAACAAGCAGAATATAGCTTCAATCGTGGTTAACACAATGGCCCCTTATATTGGCGACAATATATTGAACACCGAATATGCTGGAACACCCTTAGAGCTTCACATACCAAGGCGTAATAGTTGTGGAGATTGGGCAATCAGCAGGGAGTAATGACCCTCAACGACCACCAAGGTGCTTCTCTCAGAGAAGATGGTATGGTCTAATCCCTTTTAAATACTGCGAAAGCAGGGGTATAAATGCATGCTGTTGCTTATAGTCTGTTATCTTATCTTACCGCATGGATGAAAGTATATTATCCAGTAGAATTTATGACCGCACTTTTGACAGCGAAGTCGGACAATACTTCAAAGCTTAGTGTTATTATTACAGATTGTCATAGAATGGGAATCAAAGTACTTCCGCCTAAGATTAATGAGTCTGAATTTTCTTTTAAGGCTAAGCCAGAGACTAAAGAAATCCTTTTTGGTTTTGGCGCAGTAAAAGGCATTGGCGAGTCAGTAATTACTAAGATTATTGAGAACCAGCCATATAGCAGCTTTGATGATTATCTGTCAAAAATCCAAGATAAAGCGGCCACAATTGCTCTAATTAAAGCTGGTGCTTTCCCTACTTCTAATAAAATGAAGCTGATGAGAAAGTATGCTGCCTTATCGTATGATAAGAAAGAATATAAACCAGTTCAATCATATGGGACAAAAGCAAAATTATTGCTAAATTGGGATATCAACGTAGATGATTACAAGGCTGGTAAAAAAGTAGACAAAGAAGCCGTGCTGCAATTGTATAATGCAAAGCGTAAAGAAAAGTTCGACCAAGTGCAAGAGGTCAAATATAAAGCGTATATGACAGAGTTCCAACAAAAATATGCTAGAGATCAATTCCTATGGGAATACGAAAGCTTATCAATGTTTTTGACAGAGAACCCATTGCAAGAAGGTGTAGATTTAATAAACGCTAATTGGGATGATGTTCCGAATGGAGAAAAAACAGTTGTCTTGTGTGTTATATCAGACATAAAGCGCAAGAAAGATAAAAACAACAATCCCTTCGCATATCTAGATTTGATTACTTCTGATAGAATTATTGAAGCGACTATTTGGAGTAGACAACTAAAAGAATATTTTGATCTTATCTCGAAGGGCAAGTGCCTTGCAATTCTTGGAAGGAAAGAAGACGATCATTTGTTCGTTGAAAAAGTTAAACCCTACACCGTTTGGCTCGAAAAAATAAAACATACACGTGCCAAAAAGACATCTTGACAGCACAAAATTATTGTGATATAATCGCATTACAAACTAGAAGAAGGAGTGATTCAACATGGATGAAAATGAAAACTATGAACAGCCAGAGAGCGTTGAAAGCGTAGAAGAAGCAGACGAGCAAGCACCGCCAGCATCTGAACTTGCAAACGACGAGCTCAAAGAAGCAATTACTACACAGATGAAGAAGGTACAGATGGCGGCTTTGCTCAGTGGCTCGAAAGCAATTTGTGGCGTTGTGCTTCAGTACATTGCGGAGTTCAAGCGACAACCGGGCAAGAAGTCAGCGAATGATTATAAGCGACTAATTAAGAAGATTGAACATTTTTGTTCAATTAGTCTTGGTAAGGACGTTAACGAGAATGGCGACATTGTTGATGTCAAGAAGGAAGAAGAGAACACTTCCGAACCAGAGCAGGATTAACAACACGAAATTATTGGAGGCAACTATGCATAAGTTTACCGTGGCTCTAGATTGTGATGAGGTACTTAATAATCTCATTGAGAAAACTCTAGAGCTATATAACACGAGACATGACACAGAACTAACGACAGAGATTTTCACGCAATATGACTTTTACAAATGCCTTCCATTTGAAGTAGCTGAGGAACTAACTTCTATTTTTATGGAGAAAGAGCTGTGGGATTCACTATCCCCAGCTCCTGATTCTCAGTGGGGTGTTAAGAAGCTAATTGATAATGGGTATGATGTCTACGTTGCAACAGCAACGCATTACTCAAATTTTGCGTGGAAAGTTGATTGGTTCGCTAATAACTTCCCATTTATTGACCAGAAACATATTATCTGTATTCAAAACAAGTCGCTATTGCATGTAGATGTACTTGTTGATGATTGTGCAGAGAATCTAATGGCTACAAATTATGCGGTTGATAGAGTGCTTCTTGACAAGCCATGGAATCGAAACGTACATGATGATGTGTATGGAATTTACAGAGCTAATAACTGGGAAGAAATTGTAGATTATGTGAATGAACTATATAAAGAAAACCAAGGGCTTTATTTGATGGAGGGATGCTAATTGATTGTAACTAAGCGTGATGGACGAAAGGTAGAATTTGATAAAACAAAGATCGAGAACGCTATTTTAAAAGCACATAAAAGTATTTACCATGGAGAGAATTTTGAAGATATTCAAGATTTTGCTGCAAAAGTTGCTTTCGATATCGAGTCAAGCAATTCTGCTTCTGAACTTTCCGTTGAAGACATTCAGGATATGGTTGAACGAAAGCTAATGGCGTCTCGGTTCAAAACAACTGCCAGAGCATATGTAAATTATCGTTTCTTGCATGAAATGGCGAGAAATCAATATCAAGAGCTAATGCAGGCCGTGTCAGAAAAGCTAACAGCGAATAATATCCAAAACCAAAATGCAAATGTTGACGAAGCTTCATTTGGTGGCCGTATTGGAGAGGCGAGCGATGTTGTAACTAAAAGATATGCTCTAGAATATCTTGTATCGCCTATGGCAAAAGCGAATCATGAAAATAATGAAGTTTATATCCATGACCTTAATGCTTATGCTGTCGGCAGTCATAATTGCCTAAGCATTCCATTTGATCATTTGCTTGCCAATGGATTTAATACGAGGCAGACTGATGTTAGACCAGCACAAAGTGTTAATACCGCTTTTCAGCTTGTAGCGGTAATTTTCCAACTACAGAGCCTACAGCAGTTTGGTAGATAATACTGCCTGTTAAACCTTTTCCGTTTATCAGCGGGGTATGTGTGTTAATAAAAAAGCATATATGCTAACGGGGAAGCCTAAACTTTTTTGAGCATGGTAATCCCGTGGGAAAATAATTGTTTAAAATCAATAATCTCTTGATTGGAGATGAATTGATTGATAGTTTATAAAATTACCAATAATATAAATGGCAAGGTATATATTGGAATTACAACATGCTCGCTGGAGTATAGATGGTCTAGGCATCTTACAGAGGGACGTAATGAAAATAATACAAAACATTTATATAAAGCCATGAGAAAATATGGGTTAGACAATTTCTCTATAAAACAAATTGATTCAACAGATGATTTTGAGGAACTTGGAAGATTAGAAAGATATTATATAAAAAAATATAATTCTCAAAGTCCAGAAAAAGGATATAATCTTACTGCTGGTGGAGAATCAAATCAATGGGACGCAAATCCTGCGGCAAAACTATCTCACGAAGATGTCGTTCAAATTAGAGAAATATATGCTATGTGTGAATTAAAGTTAGAAGAGTGTTGGAAACTTTTTAAGGACAAAATATCTTACTCAGCTTTCCAAAAAGTATGGGATGGTACAACATGGCAAGGTATTATGAGCGAAGTATATACAAAAGAAAATATACAAGCACATAATGCACAAAAGTCTAATCCGGGAAGTCAAAACGGTAACGCAAAAATGACCGACGAAGACATTGTTCAAGTTAGAAAGTATTACGTTGATCATACATTGCAAGAAACATATGATAAATATGGGCAAGGATATTCTAAAGATGGATTTAGAGGAACACTAAATAAAACATATTCTTATTTGCCAATTTATCATAAAATGAAAAAATATTGGACATTAAATGGCGAGATTATTGATATAAACAATTATAATCCTGTATCGACTATCCTCGAATCGGGGGAGTAGGGTTGCTATTGATACGCAACTCGAAATGGGTTTTGCGAGCGATACGCTCGTTAAGATATAGTCAGTCCCCATAGAAATATGGGACAAGACGGGTGTCTCGGCTACTCATATTGACTGGACAATGGTTCCGTATGTGCGAAAGAGCTTTTATAAACATTTTAAGGATGGTATCAAATATTGTTTGCATGATGAGTGGGATGAACATTGGGATTGCGACTTTAATGATTCCCGCTCAATCGACTGGGATGAATACAAGAACTATCCAGAAGCTTATGAATATGCTCTTGACATGACACAGCGCGAATGTTATCAGGCCGTTGAGGGCATGTACCACAATTTAAATACACTTCAAAGTCGTTCTGGAAATCAGCTCCCATTTACATCAATTAATTATGGTACTTGTACGCTTCCAGAAGGACGTATGGTAACTAAAGCACTACTTGATGTTTCTATCAAAGGTATTGGCAAACTTCATCGCACTAGTATTTTCCCGTGTGGAATTTTTCAGTGCATGAAGGGAGTAAACCGCAAGCCAGAAGATCCAAATTATGACCTATTCAAGTTGGCTTTAAAGTCTACAAGTCTTAGACTTTATCCTAATTATGCCAATGTAGATTGGAGTAATAATGCTGGTTATGACATTAATGATCCAAGAACGTATTTCAGTACCATGGGTAAGCGTAAACTTATAGCTCATGTAAAACCTTTTGAACCTCGCCAGAGGGTGTCTAATTTAGGCTAACGGTTAGGACTCTACGAGTTGAGACCGTGCTAAGTAATTAAGAATAGTAAATAAGTATTTAGAAATTGGAGTGATTCTAAATGTTTATTTATAAAATAACCAATCAAATAAATGGCAAAGTGTACATAGGGCAATCTATTCGTCCTATTGAACAAAGATTTCAACGACATATTAGTGATGCAATTAATAACATTCTAGACACGCACCTTGCAAGAGCAATTAGAAAATATGGCAAAGACAATTTTATGATTGAGTTAATTGATACAGCTATTACTCAAGATGAATTAAACTTTAAAGAGCAATATTGGATTAGATTCTATAATAGTGTTTTTGACGGATATAATGAGACAGATGCAATATATAAAAGTGGTGGAAATACATATCAATCTAAAACAGACGAAGAATTGAATGCTATTAAAGAAAAAATTCGTCAAACTAAAATTGGTGAAAATAATCCAAATGCAAAAGCGATTAAGTGTTTTAATGTAATTACACAAGAAGAATTGTTTTTTAATACTGCTTTTGAATGCCAAAAGTATTTTCAAGAAAATACCCATAGATTTATTACTAATAGAGTAACAAATACCACAAAAACTTTATATAAAAATGTATGGAAAATTGCTTATGCATCTAATGAATACGGAGAGTATTTACCAAAAGGGCATAAAAAAGGAACTGCATTAAAAATCTTAAATTTAACAACAAATAAAGAAGAAATATTTGAATCTATTAGGTTGGCATCGAGATGTTGTGGGATCCCTAGAAATAAAATAAACAATCATATCAAAGAACATGAAAATGAATTCGTGATTGAGCCATATAAAATAACTATTCTTAATTAAAAGTGTATCGACTATCCCTGATGAATGTATGGGAGTAGGGGCAGAGATTGGCGCTGCCGTTGTTTTAGGAAACGAAGCAACTGAGAACCGAAGCGGAAGGCTATCGAAAGATAGAAGATATAGTCAGTGCAGATGGCAACATCTGATAAACACGTGTAGAACAGCAAATGGATATGACATTAATGGTTTTGGTCAGCTAAAGGACGGCAGAGGAAACATCTGTCCTGTGACAATTATTATGCCAACATTAGCGATGGAAGCAAAAGAAGCTGCTCTCAAAAATTCAGCGTCTTTTGAAGAAGATTTAGAAGGATTGGCCGTTGATAATTTCATGAACCTTTTGAATGAAAAAATCAATGAAGCAAAAGATATGCTTCTGGAGCGCTTTAATTGGATTTGTTCTCAATCTCCAGAAGCGGCAAAGTTTATGTATGAAAATAATGTTATGGCTGGGTATGTACCAGAAGAAGGCATTCGTTCTGCTTTAAAACATGGAACTTTAGCACTAGGCCAATTAGGTTTGGCCGAAACGCTGCAAATTCTCATTGGTTGTGATCATACAGAGCCAGATGGAATGAAATTGGCAAAGCACATTGAGCAACTATTCAAGGATAGATGTGCAGAGTTTAAGCAAGAATATCATCTCAACTTTGGTGTATATTATACGCCTGCAGAGAATCTTTGTTACACTGCTATGCAGAAATTTAAAATGAAGTATGGGGAAATTCCTAATGTGTCTGACAAAGACTTCTTTACTAATTCAATTCATGTTCCTGTTTGGAAAGAAGTAAATCCATTTGAGAAGATTGATATTGAATCACAGCTAACAGGATATTCAAATGCAGGATGCATTACTTATGTTGAATTAGATTCTGGAGCAAAAAACAATGTTAAAGCTCTTGAAACCATTGTCAATTATGCAATGGATAAAGATATCCCTTATTTCGCTTTGAATGTCCCAAACGACCAGTGTATGAACTGTGGATATTGCGATGAAATGAATGATGTTTGTCCAATGTGCAATAGTAATGATATTAAAAGATTGCGTCGTGTAACCGGATATTTGACAAATGATTACAAAACTGCATTTAATAAGGGCAAGCAACAAGAAGTTGAAATGCGTGTTAAACACGACAAAATTATTAGTAGGTGATTCATATGAATTATTTAGGAATCAATAAATGCTCAATCGCAGACGGCCCCGGAGTACGAGTAGTACTCTGGGTGTCTGGATGTAATGTACATTGCAATAATTGTCAAAATCCTCAGTCATGGGATTTTAATGCGGGCGAACAATTTGATGATCTTGCGAAGCAAAAGCTGTTTGACGCATTAAATAAGCCATGGGTACAAGGTTTAACATTATCTGGTGGCCATCCTTTAGAATATGAAAATCTGACAGAAGTATATCAGATCATTAATGAATTTAGAGAAAAATTTCACGACAAAGACATCTGGCTATATACTGGATACACATTAACAATCAACGACTTTGATACATCAGTTGATATTTGTTTTGACAATAGTCTATTGACAAATTACATTCTTGCAATGTGCGATGTTGTAGTTGATGGCCCATATATAGATTCTATGCGAGATATTACATTACCATTTCGTGGGAGCACAAATCAGCGTCTCATTGACGTTCATGAGACAATGAAACGACAAGAAATTGTTTTATACAATACAAAATTATAATAAAGGAGTAATGAATAATGGGTGATATTACAAGAGAGAAGACAATTGAAGAACTAGAAGAGGAACTTAAGGCAGCATCTGAAGAATACAAGAGACTTAGCTCAATCGTTAAGCAGAGGAAGGATGCTGAAAAGGAAGAGAGAAATAAAAAGATCGAGGCTGCAAAGAAGAATCGTGAAGCAACTATTGAAAAAATGCTAACAGATGTAGACAATGAGATCAAGAAATATCTTGAGGATTATGGAACTTTCCGCATCAATAAGAGCTTCTATTATCTAAATTATATTTTTAACGGCAAGAGTCCAATCTGGTTTTGGTAATGGAGGATTTGCTGATGAACGCACATATTAAGTTTGCAAAGACAAGACCTGACGCAAAGATTCCTAGTAAGCGACAGGGTGATGGATGCTATGACCTTTATGTTTGTTTCGATGAAGAATTTGTTGTGATTCAGCCTCATACAGTCAAGCTAGTTCCAACAGGAATCTGTAGTACTTTTGATAGCAATTACCGCATTGGGTTTAGAGAACGCGGAAGTAATACAAAGTCCGCAATGTTCGTTATGGCTGGACAGATTGATTCTAACTTTACAGGAGAGTGGTTTGTAGCGCTCTATAATGGCAATGACATTCCTATCGAAATTACCAAAAATGTTTCAGAAGTTACAAAGGAAGAAAATTTCATTCGTGTTCCATACTGCAAGGCTGTTGCACAATTCGCTGTAGAAGAAATCCCTCAAGTAGAGATCGAAGAAGTCGATGTAGACGATATTACAAATCTCAAGACTGAGCGCGGCGCAGGAATGCTTGGGAGTAGTAATAAGTGAATATTGGACAAATAATGACCGAGAAGATAAGGAGAGGTAATATGAAGAAAAAGATTAGAGTATATCTGGCCTCACAAATTTTTGCAGAATGCTGGAGAGATTACAATGAAAAAGTGGCACAAAGAATTGAACAAGAATTCCCTGAAATTGAGCTATACGTAAGTCAGCGTAACACCAGCATTAACGATAAGACAAAATGTGCGAAGGCTGAAGATATCGCCTATGGAGATTTTACACAAAATCTTGACCATGACGATATTGTTGTAGCAATCGTAGATGGAGACACTCCGGGCATTGGAACAGTTTGTGAATGTGCATATTTTGCGAGAATGTGTCAAGAAGAAATTGAAAGGACTGGGGCTACAAATAAAAAAATTATTTCACTTTATACTGATACAAGAGAATGTTCTCGTACAGTTATGGATGCAAAAGTAGAAGCACTTCATGAATTCGCAGAGTCACAGTTTAGTTATTTAAACCTTTTGCTTGTAGGTATGCTTAAAAGGTATGGAGTTATGTGCTCAAGTGTTGACGAAGTTATTGAGCAGTTACGAATTGCAATAAAAGAATATGAATGTCAATAAAGGGTACGAAAATTTACAACATTTTAAAGGTACTGTTTATATGAACAAAGATGGCAAAAATAAACGAGTACCACCAGATGAAATTGACAAATACATTCAAGATGGATGGATATATGGCATGGCTCCTCGAACTAAAGAACGTCAAGAATTAATTAATAATAAACGTAAAGAAACTTGCTTAAAAAAATATGGTGTCCATAATATACGAGAGATTCCTGAAGTGAATCAAAAAATCCAGCAAACATGTCTAGAAAGATATGGAGCCCCGTCTCCAGTTGAATCTGAAGACATACGTAGTAAAATTAGACAAACATGTTTAGAAGAATATGGCGTAGAATATCAAATAGGTTCTGAAGCTACTAGAAATAAAATTAAAAGCACTAATTTAAAAAAACTTGGAGTAGAAATGCCATTTGCCTCACAAAAAGTTCTTGATAAATGTAAAACAACTTGGTTAGAAAAATACGGAGTAGACAACCCATGGAAAGCAGAAGAGGTCAAACAAAAATTAAACACTCCAGAAATTGTTGCTAAAATATGGGACACCAAACGAAAAAATCATACAGGATGTCTATCTACTCCTGAAGACGAATATTATAAAATGTTAATTGAAACATATGGAGAAAATAACATAGAGCGTAATTATAATACAGATGAAAGATATCCTTTCGCTTGTGATTTTTACGTAAAACATAAAGACTTATTTATCGAACTTAATTTTACTTGGACTCATGGTGGACATCCATATAATCCAAATTCACCAGAAGATGTTGCCAAAAAAGAAAAATGGGAGCAAAAAGCGCAAACATCAAGCTATTATAAAACCGCTATAAAAGTGTGGACAGAATCCGATCCAATAAAATTACAGTTTGCTCGTGATAAAAATTTAAACTATCTTAGAGTATATTTTAAAAATTCCAATCAACGCAATAAGGAGGATTATATATATTATGATTTATGGGATTAGTGATAAACCGCCAATTAGCAAAATGTTGTTATTTGGTACGCAAATGGTCTTATCTGTATTCGTGGCAACCGTCTTGATTGCAAACATTTGTGGGGTTGCAACATCTGGCGCTCTTATAGGCGCAGCACTTTCAACTCTTATCTATATTCTTGTAACTAAAGGAAAATCTCCTATGTTCCTGAGTTCCAGCGGAGCCTTCGTCGCACCAGTATTATTTGCACTTGGTGTAGGTGGTTATACAGGTATAGCAATTGGAGGTTTAACAGCATGTCTTGTATATTGTATTTTGGGATTCATCTTCACTAAAATTCCATACCAATCAATTTACAAGGTGTTCCCTCCAGCTCTTATTGGCGCGGTCACAACAGTAATTGGAGTGAATCTAATGGGTTTCATTTCTGGCTACGTCGGAGAAACTGGACAATGGGGAATCGTTGTGGCACTAATTACAACATTCTCTATTGCACTTATTTCTCATTATGCTAAAGGCATTGTGAGAATACTACCATTTTTGCTTGGTATATTAATTGGATATGCAATCGCAGTACTCCTTACAGTTACAGGAGTATGTGCTCTTGTAGACTTTTCCGTATTTAATAATCTTAAATTTGTACAAATGCCAGATTTTGCTTTTACTCATTGGGGAGTAATTGAATGGAGCACTATTATCCCTATAGTTGTTATGTTTGTAGCATATACTGTATCTGCTTGTATGGAAGCTCTTAGCGATCATGCTGCACTAGGCGGAATCATCGGAGTAGATCTTTATGCGAAGCCCGGACTTGGTAGAATCTTCTTTGGTGAAGGATTAGGCAATTTAATTAGTGCATGCTTTGGTGGTCTTGGCTCATGTAGTTACGGAGAGAGTGTAGCGACGATTGGATTCAGTCGTGTAGCATCTGTATGGGTGACAGCAACAGCAGCAGTTCTTCTTGGACTACTTGGTTTTATTGCTCCAGTTCAAGCATTTATAGATTCAATTCCAAGCTGTGTATTCGCAGGGGCGGCTATTATTCTTTATGGTTTTATCGCATGCTCTGGTGTTAAGATGTTACAGAAAGTAGATCTTAATGTACAGAAGAATCTGATTATAGTATCTGCAGTTTTGTCTCTTGGCATCAGTGGACTAGTTGTTGGTGGTCAAATAATATCATTCTCTGCAACTGCACTAGCTTTGATTGTCGGCGTAATTCTTAATCTAATTCTTCGTGACAAGGAGTGATAAATATGCACACAATTTTCCTAATTGTTGGCAAGAGTGGGTCTGGAAAAGACTCACTCGTTAACCAGCTATGTAAAGAACATGGATATAGACAGCTTAAATCATATGCAACCCGCGCTCGTAGAGATGGAGAGGGAGATACTCATACATTTATTACACCAGAGGAAGTAGCTCAGTATAAAGATCAAATGGTTGCTTATACGTGCATCTCTGGTTATGAATATTTCTCAACAAAGCAGCAATTACTAGATTCAGATTTTTATGTAATCGACTATAGAGGGATCGAGTATATGCACAATCTCTCGCTTGATCTTTCTGATGTTCGATTCGTAACTATCTATATTCACGTACCAGATGAAGTTCGTGAAGAACGAGCCATTAATGGACGAAAAGATGATGCACTAACATTCTATAAACGTTGTTTTAATGAGAATGAACAGTTCACAGAAATGATAATGCGAGATGATTTTGATTACGCGATTTCAAATATTAATTTTGATAAAGCATACAAAGTTCTTAAAACAATTGTAGAGGAGGAGCTAAAAAATGATTGAACGCAATATTGTAGAAACTATTTATGAATATGACAAAGACGGCAAGTTGACGAGAAAGTCCGTCACAGAAACGCATGAGACAGATGACGAAACGAGATATCCTCTTACCAATTCTATGCTCACAACTTTATACAACAATTGCATCACAACGACTTCGTGTGAATGCCAAGACAAGTGTGGCTCTTGTAATGATGATTTTTGATTATAAAGTGCATATAAATATACAAAATTAAATAACAACATGTCGGTAGTGTAATTTCACATTACCGACATATTTATTTATCAAAAATGCAATGATATAATGTAAAATAGAGCAAATATGATAGGAGAGTGATAATATGAAATACATAACAGTAAAACAACTATATGAAAAATTAAATGCAGAGCATCCGGGGCTAATTGGAATTAATAGTGTCTATGAGCTTGTCAAACGTAAAGACTTCCCGTCAATTAGAAATGGGCGTAAATTTCTTATCATTGAGGACAAAGTTGATGAATGGTTTGAAAAGAAAAGTTTGGCTTATAAAAGATAGATAAACTATATTGAATTGTGGTCAAAAGATGTGGTACAATAAAATTGTGGTAAATGATGTGGTCATGCAGCAAAAACATATCACTTAAATCTAGGAGAATCAATGACTTGAGTTGTTTTTATTTATGGACACTTATGATTCATATAGCCTGAGAAACAGCCATAAAAACATAATAGAACAGCTATTCACAAACACAAGTCTAAAGCATTGGAGCTAGAATATATGCTGGTTTAAGCTTGCTTTGGAAGAAAATTGTATTCACTCGATATCACCAATAATCTTGTACTGTTATGATAAATAATCAAAAAATTGTGGTATTATTGTGGTACGATTGTGAATAAAAATTGCCATTGACCATATTGTTTTCATCAAATATAATAATGATATGAACTATAATTTTGTATTGTTAGAAAATGGAGGAATATATTTATGGCAAAGAAAAGAAGTAATGGGGAAGGATCGTGGACGCAAAGAGACAATGGCACTTGGAAATTGTCTGTAGCTTATAAAGGAATAGGAAGAAAATATTTTTACGGGGACAAGCAAACTTGTTTAAAGAAAAAACGTGAATTTGAAGTATTACTTAATAAAAATATCGTTGGGGATAAGGATATATTATTTGAAGATTTTATTCATTCTTGGCTTTTCACAGTCAAACAGCCAACATTGAAACCTTCATCATTTGATAGAATGGAACGTGTATTAAAAGAAAAACATGTGACAAGATTATATAATTTAGAAATGAAACAAATAGATGGACATTTAATTCAAACTTTTATTATTAATAAAATGAAAGACGATGGGCTCGCATATGAAACAATTAAGAAAACATGTTCTGCATTAGGAGAGATATTCAATTATGCATTACTACGAGAAAAGATTGATAGAAACCCGATGGGGGAAGTTAGACTACCAAAAAAGTCGCTATTTGTACAAAAAGAAAGAAGATATTTGTCTCAACAAGAAAGAGAAAAATTAATACAAACATGCTATTCTAGGCATAAAAATGGAGTGCGTATTTATAAGAATGGCGCTTTGTATGTATTTTTACTATATACTGGATGCAGAGTTGGAGAAGCTTTAGCTTTAAGGTGGAGCGACATTGATTTTGAAACGCGCACTGCGAAAATTTATAAAACTGTCGCTCGTATCAATGACAGAAGCAAGAGTAAAAATAAGACCATTGAAATTGTATCCAATTCTACAAAAACAGGAGTCGCAAGAACTATTTATTTGTCAGACATGGCAATTGCTGCGTTAAGAGACCTGCAAGAGCAGATTGGATGGGAGCCAAACGGATACATTGTCCATGTGAATCATACAAAACCAATTTGTAAAGTCGCTGCACAAAACACATTCAATCGCATTGTTAAAAGAGCAGGGATAGAGCATTGTGGAGTCCATGCGCTCAGGCATTCTTTTGTAAGCCTAATGTTACACAATAATGTCCCACTTGCAATGGTGTCTCAAATGGTGGGGCATCTAAATATAAACATGACGCTGCAAGTATATTCTCATCTATTAGACGAAACAAAAATTGAGTCTATGTCAATTATAAAAGACATTAAATAGCAGAATGTTCTTTATAATTGACATTAACTACACTCCCCCACTACTGATTTCAAAAAGGTGCTATCACCTTGTCAATTTTAACCATAGTTTTTGCTATAAAGGTGATTGCACTTTTTGGCGAAAAATGTTATGATATTCATATAAAGGTGGTGTGAATATGACATGCAAACCGGGAACAAAATCCATTACATTTAGGCTTCCAGAAGAAGAAAAATTCCAAATAGAGCTTGCAGCTCACGCAGAGAATAGGTCAGTGAATAATTGGATACTAAATGTGATTAGAATCCATTTAAAAGCGCAGCAGGGCGCAAAAAAATAGGGACTAGAGATTTTACTCTCTAGTCCCTAAACGTTTATTATGCTTTCAACCAATCTTGGCTCTCATAATATTTCGTAATTGTATGATATAGTTCTGACCCCATAGAATTACAATGAAGCTCATTAATGTACTTTGAATAAATTTCATCAATATGATTCTTTTCTTCTGGATACAATTTTATTCCACGAGCACATCTAGACGCGCATTCAGACAACTCCGCCTTGATCCGATCCCGCTCATTTTCAAAGACTCTATTGTCAAGCGTACACAACTTAGAATCAACGTTATTCAGTCTTGTGTCAACATCTTTTAGATGATTAATAATCTGATCGTCGGCTTTCTTGCTTTTTGTTTCTTGCTGGTCAATCTTGTATTCTAAATTATTAAGCTGCTTCGTATGAGCTTTCATTGTATTAGTTAGCTCCTCGGCATTTGTTGTGTTTCTGAGCCATGTTTCTATTTTTTTTCTTATTGGTTTAATCAGAACGCCAAAGAACGCAACGATTACCATAATCCCGCTTATTAGGCTGGATATGTTTGTAATTAAATCTATCATTGTTTATGTCACTCCAAACAATATAATTTATTCTCCTTTTAATATATCAATCTCGCGCTGAAGTTCTTGGCATTTTTTAACTAGTAACGGAATAATCTCATCATAGGCTAACGAATAGTTTTTATGTTCTTTTGTACTTTCATCTTCGTCATAATGAACAATTCCCGTTTTCTGTTTTGATTCATTTGAACTTAATAGTACTTGCTCTACATCTTGTGCGATAAATCCATAATGTATTGTATCAGAATCGTCATTCTTTAACACATACTGGACTGGTTTTAGCTTGTCAATGATATCAATACCAATATCATCAATGTTTCGCTTTAAATTTCTATCAGAATCCACTTGTGGAGACGAAGCAAAACTTGCTGCCCATTCACAGCGAAATAACCCTTTGTTGTCAGCTTGTTTTTGTGCAAAACTACCAATTGCAATTGAGCTATTGTCACCAGAAATATTTAATGGTACATTCTTTGTCCCAACATTTGTGTAAAACATAGCGTATTGACCAACACTGTCAGAGATAACAATTTTGAAATCATATGCGGTGTCTACAGCGAAAGAAGCATTTTTATACGTATATGTGTAGCTAGTTCTATCACTCGCGTCATCTTTCACAACAACACTATTTGATTCGGAATACGTAGCATCTGAACGTTTTTTACTATATGCTTTAATTTTGATATTGTTATTGCCACCTAACGTATAAAACGACGCATTTAACTGGTGTGTAACATATTGCCCAGACCCATTCATGCTACCATCTGCGTTGCTTCTAAACGAAGTTATTGAAGTAATAGTTGGGGGATTATAGTCGATTATTGTAATTTCTCCTGTTGTGCTTGCTGTTCTCCCACGACTATCTGTAACAGTTACTGTATAAGTTTGTTTGCCAGCTACAGTTAGAGTATTACTCGTCATACTGTATGAAGTTGCTGAACCAGTTTTAGTCTCAGATAAATTTTGCCCACTAATAACACATTTTGTGATAGTAGAACCATATGATCCGGCTGCATACACTGTCCACGTAACAGCAGAATTGTTTTTAACATACATTCCACATCCAGAAGGATTTGTCCTAGCAATAGATGAAGTAAAACTATTGATAGAAGGTTTCATACTATTCGGAACATATAATATAAAATTAATTGTTTTTTCTCCAATTAGTGTTCCGCCATTGTAAGTAAGACATTTTAACGTACCAGTTCCATACCACGAGTTTGGAATTTGTCGTGCCAATTCACGTGATGGTGTCCAACTAACAGATGAGCTTGAAGTGTTTATAGCAATAGTACCAGACTTATTACCAAATTTATACTCTAATGTATGTGTAAAAGAAGATACCGCTTTTGAAATGCTAATTGTTATTGGTGAACCTATAGTCGTGCCAGACACACTAATACTTGAAGCTCTTGGAATCTGTGGCAAGTCAACATAATAATCATACCTTGTGCTACTAATGGCATAAGTATAAATAGCTGCCTCTGCCCACGCGGAGAATGATTGCGTGCCATCCGAATTGTGCGTTAAAGTAAAGCTGCCAGAATCAAGAACTTCACCAACATGCATCGCAAACCTGTCCGCACGGCTATAAACTGTAACACCTGCGATACTAACAGTTACAGGGCCTGTCATAACATAGCGAGATGAGCTCCCGGTTCCCCCAGCAGACATAACAGTCCAATATATTGTAGATGTATTGTTTGCGACACTTTGCGATGAAGACCATTCTACTCTAATTCTATCTGGATATAAGCTTCCAGCAGCATTATATACACTTGTTTCAAACGCACCACTTGATGCAGTTGCCATAAAATATCACCTCCACGTTATTGTATTGCAACAATAGACAAGCTTCCATTGCTTTCTATTTGAAGCTTAAAATTGCCTAAAGAAATAGATGATAGTTTTTCTTCTGTGCCAACTTTTAAACTACCCTCAATTTCTGCTTGTTTCATGTATGCAGTATCATTCGCAAAATAAGTAATTGGAATACCAAATTTAATTTCTGGATCTGCAAAATTTTCACCAATTGAACTTATCGGCTTATATTGGGCAGACAAAAAATCTGGATTTTTATAATAGTCGTAATAAGTATCATTGTTTTCTTGGTGGATATATAAAATATAATCATAATTATTATATCTATTGCTTTGTGTTGGTTCAGACTCTACTGTTATAATTCTCGCCTTACGACAGAATTCAATTCTTTGTGCAGAAACTCTTGAGAAATATTCCCCAGAACCGTTGTTTTCACCAACAACTAAACCATTATCGCCATCAAAACTAAAGAAAGAAAGCTTCTCGGCGGCATCGCCTTTATTCATAGTTACCGTTCCATCTTTATCAACCATAAAAGCATAAGAACCATCTTCCTGCTCGCCAATACAAATTTGGCCACCAACTATACTACTACCTTCGACCAGTCCAGCACGAACACAGCCTGCTAGAATGCCCCAATATTCTTCTCCATCAATAGTATAATTACCAAATACAGACTTAGTCGTCTGGAAATTGTCGTCTGAGTATAGGAATTTATTGTTTGTAATCCAGCCCTCATGATTATCTAATACGCCATCTACAACTTTACGAAGGTGAATACCATAATTATCCCACGACACACTTTGTCCAGCAGAATTTGATTTAATTGAAGTCGTTGCGTCAATTAATCCGTTTCTAATCCTCTCATCAATAGCAGTGGCTACGTCATAGCCTTTTTGCCAATAAGAAGAACCACTAGCAACCGCTTTACCAGCGCTAACTGCTTGAGACAACAAATCAGCATGGATATCGCCCTGATCCTTCGCAGATAATAAGTCTCCGAAAGTACATGAGAAATTACTTAAATCAGAAAAATTCAACTGGACTTCGAGCAATCTTGCTTTCTTGATGAAGTCATCTCGCATTTTAACTTTTACAAAATTGCCAAGGCTAAACTGATTCAGAATAGGAGCAAACTCAGGCATTGCATAGATATTTCTCATAGAAGCAGAGAAAGACAATTTTGGCTGAGAAATCTTTTTTAATTCTTTTTGTCCAGCGACTAACAATTCTTTCTGCGTATTAATCTTGTCCAAGTCAGTATCAATTTCTGAAACATAGAAGCAATCATCCGAATATTCATCTTCTCTTAGGAACAAGGACAACCTATCCAAATTCTCTGGAGTAAAATTTTTATTAACGCTTATATCCTCTGATATTAACGTGATTTCATCATTTACTTTTTGGATCTCCGCTTGAATATCTTCAACCTTTTTTTGTTTATTCTCTAGTTCTTTATTAATGGCATTAAGCTTATTAAGATTATTTATATAAGCCTTGTATTCATCACTATCTGCGTCCTTTTTGTCCCATTCAGCAGCAATTTGTACATCTTGGATTGACAAGTATATATCTTTTTTTTCTTTGAGAGAATTAATACCTTCTTCCCCAACAACTAAGTTTCTTTCATTCCAAACATAAGTATACTTTTGTTCATCTTTGCCCGTCTGCTCGTTCTCCACAATAGACACTTTAATCTCGCATACATAATACTTAGAAGCAACTTCATTTCCATTGTTATCTTGGTTGACTATTTTATAAACTTCACCAAGGTTATCTATACTTGCTTCTGGCAAATAAAGTCCTGCTTGTTCAAAGTTCTCTGGAGTAACAATCTTTTCTGTAATTTTATATTCGTCAGGGACAGAATTTTCTTCAGTTAACTGACTGTCTATAAGTTCGTATAGCCTTTTTAATGTTTCAGTATAGCCTTCTACCCACACAACATAATCTCCGGCTTTTGGTTCATAGGAGTCAAGTTTGGGGTAGACATTTGTAATTAATATTTTGCCATCTCCAGCATCAGATTCAACTACCAGCAATACGTTTTCTACCTCAATAGTTTTTACAATAAGTTTATCTCCATTTTCAAGCGCGGCATACACTGTCAATGTTTTTTCAGTTTTGTCGTACAGATATCCATCTTCACCTTCTGAAATTGTTTCAGTTAACATCGAATCAGGGGATTTCTTTTCAACGATATGCTTTGGACCAATGTCGTTTTGTAGCATAAAATGATTATCTAAAAATTCAGCGGAAACTGTATCTCCAATTCCTAAACTAGTGGTAATAGTTAATATGCTAGAATTAAATGTGTAATCTTCAGTAATATTGTCATTAATTCTAACAGAAGTTAATGCTTTATTACTATTTGAAACAACAAATGATTTGTTAATAGTTTTAAACAAAACTATATCGTCCTGACTGAGCCTACTATCATTAACAACTAAACTATTTCCATTTTTGTCATAAGTATAATCATTAACGTCAACAGTTAGCTCTTGTGTCTTCCCGTCATTTGAATGGCGCAAAATACACACTGCCGCAATATTTTCATTTGCAGACAATTGTTTAACATCGAAATGAGTGTCAATAGACGCTACAACCACAGAGCTATTTATCAAAAGATTGTCCAGAGAAATAGTTAATTTTTTAGTACTATAATCGTACTCATATTGTTTAACACCAATTTCTTTGCCATCAACGAGCACAGATACTATTTTGTCTTTTGGCAGAGATAGAGAAAAAGATTTTGGAACAAATTCTATTACAATTTGTTCTCCACTAGACAATAAGTCTAAATTAGAAACTGTGACAACATTATCCGAAAAAGTGTAGTTAACTTTCTGAGAATTAATTTTGACAGATAATATTTGTTTATCGTACTGTTGGCTTTCAAACTTATTATTAACTAAATTTATAACAACTCTATCGCTTGGATTTAATTCATTTATTGTTAAAATGTTTCCATCCAAATTATATCCCTGCTGCTTCTCGCCATTTACCATTACGGACACAATTTCCTTGTCGTCATCATCGGATAAATCAAACTGCGTATCAATTGATTCAACTCTAATAGTATCTCCTACGGACAAGCCATTGATAGTTAGTTGTGCCCCGTCCAGTTCATACTTAGAAGAGTCCGTGCCATTTATCTCCACGGAAACGACTTTGTCTCGAAGTTTTTCTAAAGTAAAACGATTTTGGATATATTCTACTTCAATAATGCTTCCATATTTTATTGCGTCAGTGTCATTAATAGTAATAGTTGACCCAGTAGTGTTCACAGTATATTTAACATCATTTTCATCAACTTTAACAGCAGCTATTGCATATCCGCTTGGAATAGACACCTGAACGCTTGTAAACAATGTGCCATTTGGTGTGCTGATTTTTATTTCGTCTCCAACAGATAACGAGACATTGATTGTTAAATATTTTTCATTGCCATTTGTCACATAAGAATATTCAGATGACATCAACTCACGAGCGCCATTAATAATAATCTTGCTGTCTTTTGTAATCACGCTCTCTATTACGAACTTATTCTCACATGTGATTACTTCAACTGTATTACCAGTTGTTAACAAAGACTTATTAGTGATTTCTAATTTGCCGTTTGAATATTTATAGTTTTTACTATCTACCTCGTTGCCTTCAATTTTTACAATGCTATTTTCATTAAAGTTAAAATCTGATGGAAGATTAAATGTATATGAGCCATCGAAAGTGAAAGTTGCAACATCTTCTTGTACAGTTATCGTTTCAACCTGCATATTTGGCTCATTAAAAGTTTCATTTTTGCTATTAACGGCAATCTCTTCAATCTCGCTGTTAATTTTATATTCCTTAATAACTTTATCTATATTATATGAAACGGTATCTCCATTTACATTGAATTGTTCTTGTGCGCTTTGTACGGGGAGCTGTTGTACAACGCCAGCAACAAAATCCTCTTTTGTCGTCTTTACATCAAAATATTCTTCTGTTGATCCGCTAATGTCCTTGCCATAGAACCCGCTCATGTACTTAGACTGCTTGTCCATGTAGTATTTATATTCTTGGTACAAGCTATCTCCCATCCACTCTGGAGTACAATAATAGTCCAAATTCATAATAGAAGGTAGTCCGAAGTTAACATTTCGAATATCTAAATCATCTGCGCCTTTTACAGTAAGAACTGTTTTAATATCATCCGCAGAATAATTTACCTTCATGTCATTAGAAAGGTTTTCAAATGAAACAAAAACGTCTGTATTATGTTTGTCATTAGAGACTTCAATAATATCCCCTTGGGCTGGAACATTATTAAAAGACAATTCTTTTGTGTCCTGATTATACTTATATTCAGTTATAACACACCCATTGATTGTAATTTCTGCGTCTGTAGGAACACCACATTGCAGCTTAAAACTATTCGTTTTTCCATCGCCAATAAACCGTTCTGCTTCATTTTCTGCATAGATATTGACTCTGTTATTAATTGTGTCAAATTCTGCGTAGCACTTGAACGTTTCGCACATGTCGTTCATAATAAAGTCATAAATAGATTGACGATCAATTTCAAAACTACGGCCTTGATTTTTTAGCTCATCGTCTACATGTCCAACTGTCCAACCATATGCCTTTTGAAGTACAAGATGAATTAAGCTATGCGCAATATTCTTTGGATTGTATAGCACAACTTTATCAATACTACTAACTGCGTCTTCAACGTCACCTGCGTTGATAGTAAAGTTCTCAAGATATCTTTGAGACAAAGAATACTCTAGCGAATAAGCATTAATATGTTTATACTCTTGAATACCATTACCATCAATCTCTGGGTCTTGCAATTGGAAATAACCAAAGCCTTCTAGATACACAAGCCTAAGTCCTTCAACATAATCATAGTACGGCGTTGGCTTTGTCTCTCCAGTAATAATATCGCAATAAATAGAAGGAACATCAAATGAAATTTCACTATATGAGTTAAATTTGAAAGTACCTTCTAGATTAGTCACATTTAATTTACAAATCTTTTCTTTGTTTGTCTGGCACAAAACTACATTTGGGGCGCGATAAGTGTCAGACAATAAATCTTTTGGTAGTTGCATTTCTTTCACCTGCCTTTATTATGAAATACTTACTTGTCGTATAGGTTTATTAATAATTAGCTCTCCATTTACAACCTCTGCGTCAAATTCGTTGAATGGGCACACGCTACCATCGTCTTCAAGCGTAAGTACACCATTGGAGACGTCCGTACCAATTTCTAGCTTCACGTCCTTGAGTTCTCCTCTTACAATCATTTTGTGTCCCTCAACTTTGATATTAGTCCAAATTGGAGGGTTCTTAGTTGTGTCGCCTTTGATTTTTAATACCTTGCCTTCTACCCAAACGGTCAATCCATCTTTTAGGTCATAATCATTTAATACCCCATCTGCTACCTTCATTGGGTATCTGAACTCAATTTTTAATGTCCCAGACCCATTTGCTGAAAAGTAATTAGTTCCGGGCAGCAATGTCGGGAATATAAAATTGAAATCATCGTCAAAGATTCTCTTGTCGTTCGTAGAATATACAACAAAGTTGCTATCTATTGTAACTGTTTCGTCCTGTTGTAATTTTTCAAATTTCGTTTCGTTATTTAATGATTTATTCTTAATAAGCAAACTCCCATTGTTCGAACTATTCTGAAATGTTACCTTCGGATAAATATAAGAATAAATATCATCACTTTGGTTGTCTATTGCGAACTCAGTCTCTCCTGCAATTTTGATTTCTACAGGATATACTTTTGAATACGCCCACGGACTTACTGCAGTAAATGTTGCTACGATGCCAATAACTCTTGCATCCATCTTCTGAAGCTGCACATTCGTGAATCTACCAAGATATGAGCACACAACATCACCATCTTTGTCGCAGACATCCATCCATGCGTTACTTCTAGAACCAGTAAGCCAGCGCAATGTATTTCTAACTTTGTATGGGCCAATATCAGACCCACCTACTTCGACAAATGTCACAGACGGAGTTGCGACAGAATTATATTTTGCGCCATAGTCTGTGCGCATTGTGCCATCATAGCTATCAGTAAAAACTGGCTCCATATCTAAGTATGAATCTACTGTACCGTTATCTGGATTGAATGTGCTTACAACAAGTTCTAAATCATAATTTGTTTGATTGCGGAAACGAATTTTAGGATGATATATCGCCAAGATATCACACCTCCTACTAACTACTTGAAATTATATAAATAGGAGAGAGTTGTGACGCCCTCTCCTATAATTTTGTATTACCTAACACGATTATAAAGCTTTTTATTGATATTTTTCATATAATTATCCATCTGATCTTGCACAGCCTTGGTAATGTTCGGGATAGAACTATTGTCGGCCTTGTCGATATGAACGACTTCTGAAATCTCCATATTCAACTCAATATTATTATTAATAATATGGGGAGCACTAACAGTTGGTCTAGATTGCTCTAGAACACTAGATGGATCAAGCTTGCCCCATTCCATTAGCCTTTCTGTCAGGTCTGCCGGAATAATTCCTGTTCCTTTCTTGATGTAAGAAAGTCTCCCTGCTCCGTCTGGAACAAGTTGCAACTCTTCGCCAAGCTCGTCAAGGAATGCAAACTGGTCTTTATTAATTGATTTAGCTCCACTACTGTAACCCTCTATGTCGCTCAGACGCACCCAGCCAGTGTAGCCACCATTTCTGCCAATGAGAACTTCCGAGTCGGTTGCCTGATAAACTGTAAATGTAGATCCCGGCACCCAAGACTGCATTCTTGTTCCGTTTCCACCATCTCTAGAGAAGTGAGTCGCTGAACTCTTAACAGTTACAGATGACCCCTTAGTTGGGGCTGCTGGAGTGGATGGCTCAGTAGCTGGTGATTGCTGCGGCGTCGAAGGAGTTGGCGGAGTATACTTCGCGCTCTCAGTCGAATTCTTCTTGCTATTTGTGGCCTTAATTATGCTATCTGCGGTCTTATCAGCCTCAACTTGTAAATCTACAAGCTCTTGTTTTAATGCGCGTAATTGCTCAGTAAATGCGCTCGCAGAAGTGTCTAATTGCTCCTGATAAGTGCCAATGGCATCTACGCCTTCTAGCCAAGGTTTAGTTACAGAATCAGAAAGAGTAATTCCATACTTGTCGGCTATCTCAGACAAGTTTTGTGCTAACGAATCTGTATTGGCAGCAATAACCGCATAACTATCTTGAATGACTTGATTCTCGTTCTTAAGCGATTCATCAAGAGCATCCATTTCGTCTTGCTTGTTGTCTTGATAATTTTCAAGAGACTTGTCAAGCGCTTCTTGCTGCTTTTCAATACTATGGTCATAATACAGGTCGTTCAACTCATCTTGTGCTTGCTGCAGTTCGGCTTGAAGCTTTTTCTTCTGTGCAATCGCGGACGCTGAATTGTCGCCAGAAATTACTGCAAGCCTCTTTTGAATGTCCGCGATATTCTTCTGCTGCTCCGCGACTTGCTTGGAAAAATCATTTGCTTCTTTTTGGAGGCTAAGTTCCTCTTTCTTTTTGTCTATTAATTCTGAAAAACTGTCTATTTCTTTTTGCAGTCCGTCCTTAACAGCTTGAACACGAGTTTTATTCAAATCAATAATAGACTTCTTCGCCGCTTCTTGCGCCTCAATAGCATCCCATTGATTCTCTTTAAGCTCTGCAAGTTTTTCGTTATACTCATCTGTGCTATAAAGCCCAGCGGCATAATCTTTCTCAAGACGTGCAATTGCTTCTCCGTATTGCTCAACTTTAAAGTTTGCAACTTCTAGCTGCTGTGCAAGTAGACCAAGAGCCGTAACGCCATCTTTAGTCCAATTGCCTGCATCATCTACTATTTTTTCTTCGTCAGACACAAGATTGTACAAATGAGAAAGTTCAGAATCAACATTGTCAATCTTATCAATTAACTTATCAAGATTATCCCAGTAAAGGTCGTTAATGCTATTCTGGAATCCTTCGATGTCTTTCTTGCACGAAAGGATTGAATCATCAACATCATAAATGGCGTTAACCATTTCATACCAATCGTCAGTTCCAACTCTAACATCTCCAGAAGCAACAGCTTGATCTAGGATACTTTGTAGCGAAGCACGTTTGTTATTTAGGTCTTCAATTTGCTTCTGAGAGTCTTTCATTAATTCCTTATAGAAATTCTCAGAAAGTCTTTCGCCCGCTTCGTCAAGGAGATCCATTTCAGCCTGAATGAGGCTTGAATGTTGTGCGACTAAACCAACAATATTCTCAAAATCATCGGCAATGTCATTTAACTGTTCAAGACGTTTTGCAGAAATTTCAGCAATAGATTCTAGATAGCTATTCTCTGCGTCTTCTGCTTTTGTAGACCATGTACGATATTCTTCGATGGCGTCAGCAATTTCGCCTTCGCTTTCCCCGATAAAGTCTTTAATTGCGATAGCGCCGTTCTTTGCCATTTCTTGATACTCGGCTGGCACTTTAGACAGCAGCTCCGTTGCCTTCTGGTTGTAAAGCTCTGCTGCAGCAAAATATGTAGATGCTTTCTGTTTTTCTGCTCCGACTAAGTCATCATATAAGCTGTTCTTATCTCCAATTTGAGAAGTATCGTCAAGGAAATTCTCAATTCTATTTGTCATATGAGTAATTGCCTTCTCGATTTCTTCAAGCTTATATTCAATAAAGTCAATGGTTTGCTCTGCATCATCGGCTGCGTCAGATACATCACTTGCCGCATCAGATAGGTCACTAGCAGCATCACTTAAGTCCCAACCCATTTGAGACCAGTCTTTGTCACTGCCATCTCCCCACGCAGCATTCGCTCCAGTGCCAGTTTTCTTTGTATAAGTACCATAATTCCAGTGAGCATTGCCTTTAGCAAACGACAAGCCGCCAGTGTATGTCCCACGAGACGTGTACCCATTCTTTAATAACTCTTCTGTCTGCTTGTGGTTATAGATTATTGCACCCTTCGGCAAATCAAGCATTTCCGTGCCATGTTCTCCAACAGTATAATAAACGCCCTTGTTTGCGTCTACTACTAGTTCACGACCAAGCTCGCCTACAATGGCATTGTGCTCATTTGCTTTTAATCCGGGCTTCTTGCCTGAATGCGCATTGCCTTTTGCCAAAGCATTTCCAAGCGCACTAGACGCACCGTCAGGATTATAGCCGCTTCCGCTTTTTGCATCTTCACGACCTTGTGTAAATTTGCTCTTTAGGTTGTCCCAAAAATTGCTCGCTTGTGTACTAATCCAAGAAGCAGCCGATTCCCAAAGACCATTAATGGCACTAGGAACAGTTTCTGTGAAGAATGTAGAAATGCCAGTTTTAATATTTTCTAAAGTAGTAGGTACTGTTTCTGTAAGAAATGTCCCGACTCCTTCCCAAAATTCATTCCATTTTGTCGGAAGCGTTGCTGTAAAGAATTCTAAAATCTTTTCTCCCGCTGTTACCAATGCTGGGCCAATCACTTCATCAACATAAGTGCCGACACTCTCCCAGAAAGAATGCCATTTTTCAGGAACTGTCTCGGTAAAGAATCCATACACGCTATCCCACGCCGCGCTTAAGGCTGGCGCGATTGTGCCATCAATATATTCACCAACGCTAGTCCAAAATTCACTCCATTTTGTAGGAATTGTTGTCGTGAAGAACTCAACAACTTTATCTTTCAAAGCAATAGCGTCTTCTTTTAAATTGTTTAATTCTTCGCCAACGCCATCCCAAAATTCATCCCATTTTTCTGGAACAGTTTCTGTAAAGAATGTAACTACCGCATCTTTAAGATCGCTTGCCCATTGTTTTACTTTGTCGAAATCTTCACTAACATTATCCCAAAACTCTCCCCATTTCTCAGGGACAGTCTCTGTAAAGAATTCTTCAACTTTCGCAGATATATATCCAACTGCGTAAGGGATGTCGCCAAGGAATTCCCCAACACTTCCCCAAAACTCGTTCCATTTTTCTGGAATCGTTTCGGTAAAGAATGTATTAACGCCTTCTTCTACATTAGCAGCCCAATCTTTTACTCCGTCAAGACATTCGCCAACACCGTTCCAGAACTCATCCCATTTTTGAGGCAATGTGTCTGTGAAAAATGTATTTATGTCTTCCCATAGTCCTTGCGCCCATTCTTCTGCACCAGATAATTTGTCTCCAATACCGCTCCACAAATTGTCCCATACAGTTGGCAATGTTTCTGTAAAGAAAGTAGATATGCCACTCCAAATATTGTTGGCGAATTGCTGTACCTCAACAACCACATCGTCCACTAATGCGTTCCAACCTGCAATTACTTGATCCGGGCTTTGTGCTTCAAATCCCGTAACGTTGGAAGTAGAAGTTGTGCTTGCACTTTTTTCAGTACTCGTCGAAGTTGTACCAGAGCTTGTTTTTGTTGTATCAGTTGTTTTAGTATCTTGCTTCTTGTTTTTGTCTGGAGATTGAATGGCATCCAAAATGTTGTCAAGAACTTCTTTGACCTGAGTTATTCCATCAGTTATTGGGTCAACTTCTTGATTAGTTAACACCTCAAGTTGTTGTTCGTCATTTTTTAAATCAACATATTCTTGAATCTTCTGTTGCTGATCTTCGTCTAATTCAAGCGTTGCCGGAATTTTCCAAACTCCATCCTTATCTTGCTCTAGCTTTGGAACTACTTCAGTGACTAGAGTGGCATTTTCTTCTTTCCACTGATCAATTTTAGATTGGACATCAGTTAATACAACCTGAAAATCCATTACGGTTGGCTGTTCTAGGCCATATTTAATTTTTAAAGCTTCTGCTAACTGCTCTTTTGCTTTTTCGAGCTCATCCGTCTTTATTTGAATCTCCTCATCCGAAGCTCCAGCATCTTTTAACTCTTGTAATTCTCTTGTAAGTGTTGATACATTTTCTTTTGCAGCATCAACGGTATTGTTTGCATCGATCCAAGCTTTTGTATTGTCAACAATAGCTTGTTGCGCATTATTCAATGAATCTGTAGCGCCATCAATTTCTTGCTGAATCGCATTATATTCTTCTGCATTTTCGCCAAGTGGATCTTTACCAGCCTTGAAAAACTCTTCTTGCTTCGCAAGTGCCTTGTCCAAAGAGTCGGTAGTATCTCTAAGTTTTTTGTCAAGTTCTGTCATAGTTAGGTCAGAAACGATATCTCCCCAACTTGCATCATATTTTGACAGCTCCGTTAACATTGCAATTGTCGCAGCTTTTGTTAATCCCATTGCGTTTGCAAGGTCATCAACGCTCTTTATACTATTATCAAGAGTAAACGTGCCGTCCGCATTTTCAATAAAAGCACTAGCTTCTTTCGCGTCGGCAATAAATGCTTCTATGTTCTTTAAGCCTATTGAAAAATTTCCATCATCATCAATAGTGAAATAGTCTGCAAACTTTGAGTTTTCAAAATAATCATCAATGGCATCAAGACGCTCTTCAAAAGTTTTACAGTTCGCAATAACGCTAGGAGGTACTAATGCCTCACATGCCGCCTGAAATGCTTCTGTTCCAACTTTGCCACTTAACAAGCCGTCACTAATGGTCTCAAGCATTTCAACCATTGAGTCGCCATACGCCATTTCTGAATCTCTGGTTTTGGCATCTTCAAATTCATCATATGCATTAGTAACATCTGATAATTTTAATTCTAAGATCGAATATTCTTTAACCGCATTTTTGAGTGCTTGTATTTGACTACGCAACGCACTAATATTGTCATAAGTCGCCTTTGTAACATATCCATACGCCTTGTAATCCGCATACATTGCCTTAACAGCCTGTTGTAGTTGTTTTACAACTTTTGTATACTGCGACTGACTTTGAGCTTTTGCCGCACTTACTGTTGCCTTTTGTTCTTTTTTCTTCTGTGCAATTAATGCTCTTAATAGACGTGTGTTCTTAACAACCTTGCCATTCGTAGTATCAATTGCATCGCCGAAGCTCTCCTCTCCAACAGTTACATCTCCAAGATACTCTTGAAGTGCAGTATAATAATCGTCAGAAATCGCTTGCCCGTCAAATGTTATGTCATTAACTGTCTGTAACACAGACGCATACGAATCATAAGCAGAAGTAAGGCTTGCTATGTCGCTAACAGCCACAGAAGTGGCTTCACTAGTCTGTTGCATAGCACCGCTAATGTTCAAGAAATATCTTGCAACATCTTCTGCACTAATTCCAAGAGAGTCTAATTGTACTTTAAGCTGTGGATTTTCAGCAATTAAGCTCTCAACCTCTCCAGTGACTCCTTCAATAGCAGATTCGTAATCTCCGAATTTATCAACGTCAACATTGATCTCTCCAGATTCAATTTTCGCGTTAAATGCTTCTTGGAATGCTTGTCCTGCCTCAGAACCACGCTCGCCGAATAAGCGGTCAAGAGCAGACTCTTTTGCTCCAGCAGAACCAAACATGATTTCTGCTCGGTCATTGTAATTTTGCATCGAGCTAAGAAGTCCATTTACTGCCTTTTGTGCCTCTGTTAAATTGTCCCCATCAAACCATTCTAAGTCACTGACGCCATATTCTTCTTCTTTGCCTTTCATAAACTCGTCCCAATTGGACTGAGCGTCGGCATAATCTTCTTGCGCAGACTCTAAATTCTTTTCTAGTTTTTGGAACTTTTTGCTATTGGTGTCCATGCCAGAGTCTAAGGCATCCTGCACTTCTGCTTCCGCTTTGTCTAGTTTATCTTTGGCGTTCTTTACTTTACCTAATTCGTCTTCAAAATTGTTTGTATCTTTAAGATTAAGCGTGCCAGTAGGTCGCGTCTTGAAATCTTGATCGGTATCCAATGCGCCCTTTACAGCTTCTGCTTGCTTGTTTTTAGCACGTTCTTCTCTTGCTTCTTCCAAACGAATTTGACGTTCAAGTTCGGCATTTTGCTCTTTTAATTTGTCAAGCTCTTCTTGCTCTGTAAGAGTTAATGGGCCTTTAGATTCGAGCTCTTCTATACGGCTCTTCGTAGTTTCTAGTTCGGAATTTAAGGAATCGAGATTCGAGCGGATATTTTTTAAATTCTCAGTTTCTTCTTCTAATTTTTTAATGAAATTTTTATGAGTGGGGCCCCATGCCACATAAGCAGCAATAAGAGCACCTACAGCTACTGTAACTGCTGCAATTATAAGCCCAACAGGGCCTAATGCTACATAAATTTTTGCTATTGCACTTAGAACTGCTGTTTCTAGGCTCTTAACTGCCATTTTTAACACGCCAGTCGCTCCGGCAGCAGCATATTCTGTCGCAACTGCTTCGATTATCCTTGCAATAAATTTGGCAAATGCAGTGTCTGCAAGACCTAAAGTCTTAATTAAATTATTAATTGAATCGCCAATATTAGAGATGGAGAATCCCCTAATGGCCGTGACAATTTTCCCAATACGTTCTGCCAACGACATGCCTTCCGTGGCTTTTAAAAATGCTTTTAATGGGGCAACTACGCCCAACAATATAAGTATAGTACTTTTTAGTACACCAACTTTATCTACAACACTTACTAATCCAGTACCAACATCCACAAGGAATTTAGTAGCATCAGTATTTATAAAGTTCATCCACATAGTCTGAACAGCATTTGTAAACTGATCGATATGGCCTTGAATACTGTCCATATATTTTTCATTTTCGGCCATAGCACTACCAGCAGAATCTGCGGATGTTTGTATCGCTTCTTCTACTAAGTCAAAATTCTTAATAACGGCGGCTAAAACATTTGCTTGTCTTTTTCCGCCTAGCAATTCTAGTGCAGCTGCTCGATTTACGTCCGTCATGTCGTCCCATACTTGAGACATTTCACGTAAAATTTCTGTAGTGTTCTTGAATGTATTCTCATCGAGCATAATGTCAACTTTCCCGCCTGTTAAAGCTAACAATTTTTTCTGCAGCTCTGAGACGCTATTGGCCATGCCATCAACATCTTCACCTGCATCCTCTAGTTCTACTTTTGCTCCTCGAATACGAAGAGATAATGTCTTCATGGCAGTACCTACGGATTCAGGATTTTGAACTACCGAATTCGCGGCAGTGATTAAACCAATTGACTCATCAATGGTATTCCCTGCTTCCGACATTGCACTAGCAGAACGTAAAAGTGCTTGTCCAATGCCAGATGAACTGATTGCGAAGTTATTCAATCTGTTGCTTTCATTAGTTTTATACTAATTACTGACCATTTAAAAAATGGCGAGTAGGACTTTCGACCTACTTCTTACGTTTTATTATTATTAGATTATTGCGTAAGTTCCGACTGTATATTGCTCATTATATTAATGAGAGATAACTTCAATAATAACATTACTGTTATTATCCCGCAGTCTGTACGGATTCTATGTTAATAAAATATGGATAAATAATATCAGTATTTAATTTTAATTGATCAATATAGGAATAATTAAAACTGTTATAATCATCTAATACCCCATTATTATCAATATATTGTTTAATCAACTCTTCACATAATTTTGTATTGTGAACAATATCATATTCCCATAAATACAATATATCAATATTATAATATTTCTTCCGCTATTTTTATTAACATAATCTTTCCACGGTCTAAACCATCTCTGGCCTTTAACCGTTATAGTTATCTAAGGGCAATAATTTACCCACCTCGTTGAATTTATCTACGATTCCCATAGCATTAGACGCTTCAATATTAAATCCGTGCATTGTAGAAATAATACTGTCAGAAGCCTCGCCAATATCGGCTAGGTCATCACCAACGTTATAATAAACGGAAGCGGCCTTTGCCAAGTCAGATGCTTGTTCAATGTTATATCCTAACCTTGCGAAATCTGCTGTAGCATTAGTAAAATCTTTAACGGTAGAGCCGATCTGCCCAGCAGTTTTAGACGCATCTTGTAAGAATCTCTTATATGTCTCATCAGTTTCATCGGTAACTTTCTTTAATTCTGTTAACGCTGCGTCAATTTCTCTTACATATGTAATACCTTGCTTAATTTGAGCAACAGTTTTATACACCATATTTGCGCCAGTAAAGTATGTAAGAATTTCACCAGATTTTTTCTTAACATTGCTAAAGAAAGAGCCAAGCGTGCTACTTGCTTTGCCCATATTCTTAGCGGAAGCATTAATAGCATTTCCCGCTTGATTAAACGATGCAGTTAGTTTTTCTACTTCGCCATTGCCATTCTTTATTGTAAAAGTAACCTTGGAATAGTTGTCAGCGAACTGAATAGATTTTTTATCTAACCCATCAAAAGAATTAGCAAATGCTTCTAATTCACTTCTTCTGCTTGCTTCGTCGCCAATATCAAAGCCATCAGAGACCGCACGAGTGATATTACCAACTTTGTTTTTCATCTCTTCGGACTTCTTAATGATATTTTCAATTGCTTTGCCATATTTATTAAATGACTCAACTGCACTATCAAACTCTGCGGCCTTTTGCTTACCCAAATCCGAAGTGATGTCTATGTTTGCAAGCTCTTTTTGCAGTGTAATTATTCTTTGATATGCTTGCTCGTATTGCTGTAATTGAGTAGTAAGCCCGGGGGCATTGGCATAGCCTTTGCTATTAACGCTATTAATTAACCCAGTGTGCTTTGTTTCGATTTGTCCGACAACATCTGCCCCATATGAGGTATTGCTTTGCTTTGCTGAGTCCTTCTTTACCTTTGCGTACTGTTCAAAATCGCTCATGAGCTGCTTTGTCGCAGCACTCAACCTTTGCATGTCATCTTCTGACACTTTACCAAAGGCTTCTTCGGACTTTGTTAGATCTTGTATCTCCTTTGATAGAGTTTCATATCTACTCTTTAACTGGCCAAGATCACTATCTTTATCTACGAAGACTTCCGTATCAATTTTCCTAAAAGCAGAAGATAGCTTTTGATTTGCATCTATTAATGTTTTATAATTGTCTAGTTCTTTATAGCTGTCGTTAGAACTTTCAGAACTACTAGAACGAGAAGCTCTCTCTTTTCTTGTACCCTTGCTGGAATCAGCTTCATTTCCAAGTGATTCAGCAGTTTTATCCGCGCTATCTTTTACATTCTGATTCGCATTAGCAAAATCTTTTTTCGCTTGAGTGGCTGACGCGAAAGCCTCGCTCGCTTCTCTCACCTTTTCTATTTCTTTTTCTATAGCAACCGCAGAAGCTTCCGCACTTTCCTTAACTCGTGCATTAGCTTCAACAAACTGATTTTTTTGTTCCGTCGCCGCCGCAAATGATTCCTGTACACCACTAACGCTGGCTACTTCGGGAGCAGTCGTTGCAGGCTCTCCTGTATTTTGACCATTAGCAATCTCACCAGTTGCTGTCTTCGAAACCTTTGACGCATCGCTCTGATTTTGTTTTTCTTTTTCTTTTGTAATTTGCTGTTGCGTTTCCAATTGTTGCTTTGCTTCTTCATTTTGCTGCTTCTCTACTGTTAGCTCTTGCTCTGCAGCCTCTGTTCCTTTTTGCTTCGTTTCTGTCGTACTACCTAATTGTGCTTTTGCTTCAGCAAGCTTGGTTTTTAATTCATCAATTACAGAAGACAAATTTTCAATTTTTGCTCTATATTCATCTACGACATCATTAGGTGTCATATTGTCTAGTTCGCTTGCATCTACGGATCTATCTAGAGCATTTTGAATGTCGTAATAATTATTCTTCCACGAATCTAACGCGCCTTCCATGCGAAGGATTTCTGCTTCCAATTCTTGTACTTGTTTTTGTGCCGCGTCAAGCTCAGAAGCATCAACAGGATTCGTCGGAATAGCATTTAGTTTTTCTTTAAGAGCAGCAATTTCTTGCATAAGCTCTTTTTCTTTTTCAAGCTGCGCGGTTTGATTGTCTGTTTGATTAGACTGAGTTGAAGGTTGCCCAGACTGAATCTGATTAAGCTTTTCTTGCGCGGTAGTCTCTTCGTTGATAGCCTCAGTAGTTTTTTGATGAGACTCTGCTGCTTGCGCCTCGATTTCCTTAATTCTAGCTACGCTTTGATTCCAAGCATTAGTAGAATCAATTTCTCCACTCTCGAACGAGCTAAAAATATCTTTAAACTTGTCCCAATCGGCGGTGTGCGATGGATTCAATGTTGCCAATAAACTTTTTAATTTTTCAATTGGTGCAACAGAATTTTCTCCATTCTTTTGTATTTCGGCCAAATAAGATGACAGCTCTGGTAGCTGTTCCATTGTATATGTCTTAACAGTCGAAGCCAACCCATTGTCTGTAAACGCCTTATCTAATGCTTGATTAACTTTTTCGTTAAACGCAGCAATTAATTGTTCATACGAAATACCAGCTTGTGCCGCTTTTTCTTCTGCTCCTTTTATTAATCCAACTTCCCCGTCATTATATTCCATGAGAGGAAATTCTTTTGTAGCTGCTTTTAAATTTTGAGAGTAAGATTCTCCAATTTTGATGGCCATTTCTTTAGAAATGCCAGTAAAATCAATTGTTTTAACAACACCATCTGCAATGATACCATTGATTTTTGTACCTTGGTCATAAAACAACTTGGTAAATGAATTAATATCCGACGGCGTAAATGCACTCATTCCATCTGGGTGATTGTGCAAAGACATTACGATATTTTCTTTTAGATTATTGACAAGTTGTGATACTATCGCATCTGTATCTACCTGAAAATCCTTCCCGGAAAAAGAGCTTACTACTTTGTCCGCTCCAAAAAGCGTCATAGACTCTTTTGCGTCGCCGCTACCTTTTGAATAACCAACCTCTTGCCTAGACGCAAGATTTAATAATTCTTGCAGCTCTCCAGCTACACCGCCAACTTCCTTTGCACTTTTTTGCGCGGCCATAGGAATTTCAACATTAAGTAATTCACAGATTTTAGAAAGTGCCTCGTCTCCGGTAATATCTCCAAAGTCTAAATCCTCAAATATTTGGTCAATGGAAGCTCCAGCTTTTTTTGATGCCTGAGAAATTTCTTTAATCTCATCGACCAGTGCGATTAATTTATCAGCGTTTTGATTGTCTTCATCTACATCTGCGCTTGACGACAACGAAACATATTCCTTAACTCTTTTATTTAACTCGTCATATAAAGAAATCTTTTTTTCTTCCGAAGCAATCTCTTCATTTTCTACAAAAGTATTTGAATTACCAATATCTTTAAGATTGTTTATTTCAGAATTGATATCTGCGATTTTTTGTTGATACTCGCTCTTAATTTTGTCAAGCATAGCGCTATGACGTTTATAAACATATTCTAGGTCGTCGGCATACATATTGTTTATATTAGTGCCGATCCATGTCATTCCCGGTGATAATATCCCATTATTACGCGCATTTATTCCATTATTTATTGTATTCTTTAATTTTGTTGCAATCTCTAGATATTGCAATAAAGTATTTTTATATGATTCATCATCAGTCTTAATTGGGGAAATTTCATCTAATGTAGCCTTTAATTCTCTTGCTTGGCTCGCTAAAGATTTTAATTCATCATCTGCGGTTGCCTTTTTGAGCCCAGTTACTTTTAATTTACTTTTGTTCGGAAACAATAAATTTAAAGTGTTTTGATACTCTGTCTTTTTATCGTTAAGATCATCAATTTGCTGTTGTATCTCGGTGGAAATTTTGTTGCCAGTTTCTTTTATGTTATTAACAGCTTCATCCCCAGCAGACTTGATATTATCTCCAACTTTAGATAAATCAATCTCGCCAAATGCGATATTTAATTTACCATTTAACTCGCTGGCATATTGGATTAATGCATTAAACTGTTCTTCAACACTTTTAGTGTTAAAAAGGTCTAAGTCAATTTGTTTATCAATGCCAACGTTCTTGAGGATTGTATTTAATTGCTCTGCGTAGCTCAGTAATTCTTTCGTCGCACCTTTGTCTTTTAAATTAACACCACTAAGCCCAGTAAAAACGTTTTTAGACAACTCTGAAATCTGAGACATCTGTTCAACCATTTTATCAAAAGACTTCATATATCCGCTATTAAGCTTATCTCCAAGACCTGCTTTGACGGAATCCAAATCTTTCCTAAGTGCCTTAACAGCATCGTCCATAGCGACAAACTGCTTAATAAAATTATTAAGATTTCCACGCTTGCCAATGTTTGCTAAAACTCCATCCACCTGTTCAGCTTGAGTCTTACATGCAACAAGGCTACTCATAAGGTCATCAATATTGTATTTAATTTTCGAAGTATAACTCGCTTCTGCCAAAAGAATCACCTCCTACGTTATAAATATACTTTTAGCAATTGAGCTATTGTTTTTTGAAAATTATCTTCAAAATATCTACTGCCGTAATTGTTAATAAAATCTTTTAAAAATTCGTCTGGAATTTCTTTGCCAACAGTTTCACCATACATATATTTTCCGTCTTTAAAATATGTCCATGGGTGTTCGCCTTGCAAGAAGTTCTCAAAGATATAATCGCCTTCAACTTGGCCACCACTTTCCCAAGAGCCACCGCCTTGGTGTTTACTTGAGTTACTATGGTATGCACCTTCCAACGGAGCAGAATTCATATCAATATTTGTTGTTAGAGTAAACGTTTTGCCTCTTTTCTTTAAATCAGAATTTACTTTATAGATGTCATACAAATTATGCTGTCTCCCATACTTTGTATAAGCTCCATTTTTGTATTCATAATATTTGTCTACTGCTGTTTTTGCTGCGTCATTAAAATCTTTTTCTGCTTGCATTCTACATATGTTTCCTGCAATTTCACTAACAGTTTCGACATTATCTATTAGTTTTTGTATAGCATCGCCTAATGTTTTTTCTGCGGCCATATGCCATCAACTCCTATAAAATAATTATTTTAATTTATCAAGTGTGCTTAAAAGCTCATCAATATCTGCACCTTCTGGAAGGATGCTATTGATATCGAAACCATCAACCTTCTTAGCAAGAGCATCTGCTAAAGTTGTCAGGCTTGAACTAATTCCATTAGCCATCTGCGCAAACGAAGCCTCAATTGAATTCTGACGCATTAATTTTTTCTCTTCATAATGCAGCACTTCCTCAACATGGTTGTAATCCTTCCTGCACAGTTGCTCAACTGTGTCTAAAATATCATTGCTGCATAGCATGTCATACTCCTTTAGCAGCGCTTCAAAATCTTCGCCAATCTCTACGCCTGTGTAGGCATTGAACGCAAACATAGAAAAATAAATATTTTTTTCAAAATCATCCACATAGAAATAGCCATTATTATCAGCAGAGCATTTTTCTAGAACACGTAGTGCAATATCATGTTTAGTCTGAATTGGAATATACCAAACCTTAATCATATCTGCTGCATTGTTGAACTGTCCTTCTTTAACTTTTTTAACAAATGTATTAACCTTCATAATTGTTCCTCCATTTTTATTCAAAATTTTATATATTAAATAACGTTTTGTTATTAATTTTCATATTTAATCTTCGCCCCAAACTTCTTCGTTGGCGAAATTATAAATTTTATGCGCCGCAACTCCTATGCAAATTGCTTCACATTCATCTTCTGATAGATCAAGACCAAAATTTTCTTTTACATAATCAATACTCTGTTGCTTAAGCTCTTGGCGTTTTACTTTCGCCCCCTGAGAATATCCTAATGCTTTGCGCCATTGGCTTGGCAACAAAATATGCACATTGACATTATGAGCTTCCGCATAACCAATTATCATACCAGCCAATCTTGCCAAAATTATCATAGTCGCTGGGTTCGATTGTTGTTGCACATTTTCTAGAACAAGTTTCTCTGGTTTAGACTTTTTAATAACCTTCCAAAGTTCTTTCGCCATTTCAAAAGATCTTTTATCTGTTTCTAATTTGCTCTTGTTCATATCAACAACGCCAGATTCTATATATTGACCGTTTTCAAATATGGCATAACCAGAACGACGTGTGCTTTGATCAAAACTTATGACACGCATAACAATTCCTCCTTTCCGAGAGATTCATATTTACACTAATTTTAAATATAAAAAGAAGAAACCATGTGGCTTCTCCTTTAAACTACGATATACAATTTTTTGTTATTAACTGTATAGAGCATCTACTCTGTTTTGTACTATTTGATAGTCATATCCCGCTGCTTCAAGGCGTGCTTGACGTTCTAAACCATTTCCCCATTCACCTCGATATACCTCCAATACAATTTCATCTAATGTTTTACCTGAAGCAACAACTGATTCCGTATTTGGAACAAGAATCTTTTGTCCTATATAAATAACATTAGGATCAGAAATTCCATTGTAGGAAGCAAGTTGTTGATATGTAATGCCATATTTTGTGGCAATGTCAGAAAGAGTGTCACCAGATTTTACAGTATAAACTGTTTCTGTTTGACTTTGCGAAAAAGTCAATCCATTTTTACCAGCTTCTCTAATCAATGCAGGATAATCAAAATAAGAAATGTTCATATCAACGCATCCAGAAATACCATTTACAATTCCAGAACTAGAATACTGCCAAATTCCATAGTCCTTGTTATACTGACATTCAGAATTATATTGAGCAATCCATCTTGCCTTAGTGTCATACCAAGAATCAGTCAGATATGCCTCATTCCAATATAAATTGGCATAAATACCAACCCAATAACCAGCGTCTTCTAAAATGCCAACAAATTTTTTAGACATTTGAAGAATTAAATCTTGACTACATTTCCCAGTAGTATTAACGTCTTCTAAATCATAATAAACGGGATATTCAAGTTTACGACCTTTTATCAATCTAAGTACATGTGTTGCTTCCGAAGCAGCTTTTTCTACTGTATCTGCATAACTGTACAGATACACACCATAAGGTATACCAACTCTTTCGCATTCTAAAGCATTCCTTTTAAACCAAATATCATCTTGTTCTTCTAAGTTCATTCCATAGCCACAGCGAAGAATTGCAAAATCAATTTCATCCTTTTTTACTGCATCCCAATCAATTTGTCCTTGCCATTCGCTCACATCAACACCTTTTAATTTTTTCATATTATCCCTCCTTTTTGTCCATAAAAAATGAGGGAGCGTATTGCTACACTCCCTCGCCCATATAACTACTTCATATAGGCTATTTGTTTATAAAATTAATTCTCTTTATTGTCCGTACTATGATTAGAATCAAACATCCTCTGACAGACAACCAACATGCGCAGCATATCATATGATATATCTAGTTTGCCATTACCAGTGCCAGCAATTGCACCAGTGTCGATTAAATGCTGCACGGTGTCACGCGCCCAAGATGGGATATCTTCGATTGTCTCATAATGCTTATTGCATGCATCAAACATATGCTTCATGACATACAGCATACGTATCATATCAGCAGACAAATCAAGATTGCCTCCACTAGTGCCAGAAATTAAACCTTCATCAATCATATCACTAATAGTTCCTCTTGCCCAGCTAGGGATATCATCAATAGTATTGTATCTCATTACGTCTTCCTCCTCTTCATCATTTCCATTATTTTTGTTCATGGACTCATATACATCCTGACGGAACCCATCCATGGTATAACCCATGCCATATGTGTTCCACAAAAGCTCTGGGTCTGCATGGTTGCTGGCCACACCTCTGCGATGACCTTCTGCGTGACCAATAATCACGCCGTCTGCCAGTGGATTAAGGCCATAAGTGTTGCAAAGCTGTGCAAATAATTCCACGGCTGTGTGATATGTTCCAGCAATCTGTTCAGCCGCTTCCGCATAGCTCATTCCAGAGCTAGGTTCCGTCATTTCGATGCCGATATGGGTATTATTTGCCGCGCCGCCGCAGTGCCATGCGCGCATCCACCAAGGCAAAGTCTGATACACAGATCCATCTGCCTGTATAAATGCGTGTACGCAAACTGATTGGCCACCCGGCTGATACTGGTTGAAGTTACGAGCAAACACCGCAGCACTAGGCTGTGGACATCCAACGCTATGCAACATCAAACCACTTGGAGTAAATGTCGAACCAATCTTATAACATTTATTTTGTGTCGCAAACGCTTCAATAATTTCCATTTAAATCACCTCAATATATTACTTTCCGCCTTTAACTCTTTCAATAATTTCGGAGACAGCAGAACTGCCAGACATCAATGCAAGAGCAGTAATCACAGTGCCAATCGTAGAGCTTTCTTGCACAAGACCAAGTGCCAAAATAATATCAACGCCAAAACCAAATGCAATGGCAAATGCAAATACTGCAGAAACAAACATAGTAATATACTTACCATACTTGGTTCCTTCCCACATTTCCTTAAAACGATCAATAATGTACCACATAATAATTGATAAAGAGATAATTAAAGTTAACATTTCCATAATTTCTTCCTCCTATAAATTTAAAAATTTTAATTACCAAACAGTATTCCAATGATAAAAATATTAGCCACCATCAGCTCCAGCTTCATACTCTTGAAAAGTTACTCGTCTCCACATATAGACAGTATAATAAGGCGGCATGTTGTTATGCGCTCCGTCACCACCAGCATTGGACGTTTTTGCACCCTTTGCCCACCACGTTTTGTTGCTGGTGTAGGCAATGTTCGGCCAGCCGCTATAACCGCTTGGGGCACTGTCCGATCCGCCGTCGTTGCCGACATACTCGTCGTGGTAGTGGCTAGGGATTTCTTGTTGCGTCAACGTATGTGTTGCTTCGCCACCTTTTGCTCTAGCTTTGTAAGCATTACCTGCACCAAGCAGGAATCTATCGTAAATCGGCAACCAATATGTCCCTGTGAATCGAGACTGCGGACTTGTACTATCCGTACTCATATAAATCGATCCAATCGGATAAAACAAATCAACAAGCGAGGATACGTCTACCCCAATATCCGTCTTGATTTCAGTTGGTGTGCGATAATACACCCAGCCTGATCCATCCAGCACGGCGATCTTACTCGGAGTGCTACCAAGATCGGTAACATCCGTCGTTTGCAGCCATGTTCCAGTCAGATACCGACCTGTCAAATTACCGGTCAGCGTGCCGCCACTTGTATTTAATTTGCTGTCCAAAGCAGCCTTAACCGCCTTATTCTGCACTGGATTAGTCGAGGTCGTACTTAACGCAGAATCAACAGTCGTTTTATTTGCGCCAGTAGCGATCCCGTTGAGTTTTGTCTTATCAGACGCACTCATCAATCCATTAGCACTCGTAGTCGCAACAGAAGTGGAAGCCTTCCCAGATAAAGCAGTATTGATAACCTTGTTTTGAACTGGATTGGTAGAAGTGGAGCTTAGAGAAGAATCAATAATCGTTTTGTTGGCTCCATCGGCAATGCCATCTAATTTTGATTTGTCGCTAGAAGACATTAAACCATTAGCACTTGTCGTAGCAACAGCAGTACTTGCTTTGCCACTAAGAGCTGTATTAACTGCCTTGTTCTGAATCGCATTTGTTGATGTACTAGACAAAGACGAATCCACCGACGGGATCGCCACTGACTTAGCTGCGCTACCATCATAGCTACCAGTAACAGCACCAGTAAAAGTCAAAGCATGAGGATTCTTAAGCGCCGTAGTCGTGCTAGGCAAGGCTCCTACATCTGAAGCGGTCAGGCTGATATCTGAGCTTAGAGCTTTGCTATTGACCTTTCTCGTAGTTGGGACATAGTTTCCAAGCGTAGCTGCATCTTGAAATGGAAGTTGAGAATACTTCTTCGCACCATCTCCGACCTTAAACCTTGTTTCACCGCTTGCCGTATCAACAACAATAATTTCACCATTCAGCAAAACGGGATTCTTGCTCGTCCAGTTGGCTTCGGTATCTCTTTTATTTTTTATACGAGTATTAAAAATTTTATTTGCCATTCGTTCAATCTCCTTTAATATATAATAAAGGCGCTGGAATAAACCAACGCCTTCTTGATACTTTGTTTTGTTCATTTTAATTAAACACTCCCGCCATACACATAGTTGGTGGAGCTTCCACTCGCCGTGCCATCGAACAGGCTTGCAACATCTGTTTGCTCGACCCACGCGCCAGATACTTTCTTATAAACCTTTGTTGCGGATTTATATGACCCATTGACCTTGAAATACAATATAGTAGATGTAATATGCTCTTCAGGTAGAGTATAAGAAACTGAAATATCTATATTATGGATTAAGTGCTTGCAAACGCCGTCGTTACTAGTAATACTAGGTGAAGAAGCTAACCATACAATACCAAAACTACCTGATTTCAAATCAGCAGCAGTCCATTTCCCAGCCTCTTCATTAGATATCGTATAAGTTAAATAGTATGAATATTCTGAATCTTCATTCAACTTTATAACAACGTCTTTATATTTTGTAATACCAATTTGAACGTAGGAAAAGCTATCGCCGTTTATTTCTTTTTTTGCGGTATAAAACCCCCGTGAAGTGTTACTTGTAATAGATGCGCCCGTATTACCATCTGCCTTTACTTTCATGGAAACATTAATATTTGTAATCGTGGCGTTAGTTGGAATGCTAGAAAACTTAGCCCCGTCAACAAAAAATCCAACGGAAGCAGGATTGTCGCTTTTATTAAGTTCGCCAATAGCCCATATAGCAACCGTGTCCGTTGAAGTTTCTTTGCTAGAATTTTTGTAGAGGATTTCAACGTTCTCTATATTTGTAACACCATTAAAATTGATTTTATCATACCCTGTTGGATGTACAATTAAGTTGTAATTCTTTAATCCGAATTTAGGATATAACTTTATATCCGTTGTCACAGTGCAATTATAAGGATTATCTAGAGAAACCAAATTTGTATATGTGGCATCAGCATACCACCCAAAAAAATCATATCTTTGAGATGATGGAGTAGCTATAAATGTAACATTATCTCCATATTGAGCTATTGATGTATTTACATCTGCTGATCCATACTCTGACTGTTCAACGCTAATATTAAAATTGATGATATGAGCTTTAGCATACAATGTTGTATTCGCAATAATAGTAGCTGTATATGGATTCTCTGTGCTCACTAAGTTTGTGCAGCTTTCATCTGAATACCATCCTTCAAAAGCACATCCAGCATTAGCCATCGCAGAGAATGTGCAACTGCCATTCGCTGGGACTGTTGAGTCGCTTATGTTAACAGATGATATATTTGCACCAGCAACTGCCGCACATGTAAATAGTTCTGCATCATGCGTAGCCTTGGCATATAATGTTAAATCCGACGTTGGACTAACTGAATAATTTTGATCCGTGCTTACAAGATTCGTGCAAGCGGCATCAGAATACCAACCAACCCAAGTAGCTCCTTGAACAAGATTGGCAGAAAAGTTAACATTTTGCCCATCCCAAGGCTCGGTCTCAGAAACGGAAGCGGACATTACACCATTGCCACTAGCAATCGCCGAACAAGAATAACGCTTGAAGTACAGAGTAAGTTGACCAACAGAGCAGGCGGCCGCTACAAAAAGATTATCAATGTGCAGATGATACCGGATCGTCGCCGCAGACGTCGCACTTGTGATCGCCGCGCTAGTAAGCCCATCCTGTTCGCCGACTTCATCTGCGCACAGAACTTTATACACCTCTGTGCCATTAATTTCAAGACTACAGTAGTTATTTTTGTTTTTTACAGACGCACCGCAAGCGATGCGGCTATCCGCTTTAACCGGTTTTGCTACAGCATTTGGAAATAGAACAGCTTTTGCGGCGTCATTCAAAATGGCATATCCAGATTTCGCAGTAGATTTAATGGCAACACCTTGTCCATATGACTTAACACCAACCGCGCAGTTGTCCGCGGTCAAATACTGCTTTGCGTTGTCATATACGATTCTGAGTTGCCGACCTTCGACTCTCATTCGCCGTCACCTACCCGGTACGACGCTACGCTTCCATCCGTCCTGTAGTAGTACACGATCATGGCATTTTCGACGTCCTCGAACGCAAATACTTGATGATACAACGTTCCGTCGTAAAACCAGATTACCTTGCTGGATAGGATATACTGAACAATCTCTTCAATAGTACTGTCTGCTGTCAGGATTAGCATATAATCCCCACCGACTTCCTCCGCAGTCGGCGTGATGGTATGATAAATTAACTCGTTCATTCATTATCCCTCCGTTTTCAAGTATAAGTCACCGTCTGCCCCAAGAGTGTTAACCGGATCAGCCGTGCCAGTGTAATATGTTGCAGTCGTGACAGACAGAGTGCCGTCATCGGAGATGGACAAGCCGTTGCCAACTTTGATTGTGCCAGCAGTTGATGTGGTAGCTATTGGAGAAACACTATCTTTAGTAGAACATACCCCTGTAGCCTCGTCGTAGTACACTACACCTGATTTTGAACTAAACCCTTCTCCATATTCCATACCCAAGCAATACAAATAACTAAACTCGGCTTTTTTAGTATCTTTTGCAATAGAAATATAAACAAACAAATTCGTAGTTGCTATAGATAAGTCAACCTTTGTAGAAGTTGGATCAACGTATGCATCAGTAATGACTCTAAATTGGGTTTCGGCAAGCAATATTATAATTTTATGACTCTTTATTGCGTTTACTAGTTCATCAAAATTGTTAATCAAAATATTATTTGTGTCAAATTGGACAATATATATATCGCTTGGTATCTCAACACTAATATCGTTGCTGCCATCATACTCACCTGTGACTGCGCCAGTGAACGTTAGCTTTTTCATACTACCACTACTACCAGAAACATCAAGTGTCACATCACCGGTTTTTCCATTAATTGAGGTTACAATAGGAGTTGTAATTTGTATTTTTTTTGTTGACATTTTTTGTATCCCCTCCTTGTTTTTCAATATAAGAAAGGTGCAGAATTAATGCCTCTGCACCTTTTATTTGATTTTATTTCCATCTTCCAATTGCGTGAACGTATATTACATACCCAACATTAGAATCTCCATCTGTTCCAATGGCTTGCCATCTGAATCTTGTAGTTGTTGATAGACCACCTCTCGCGGCAATAGCATATCCAGAACCAATGTAGCAATTATAAAGAGCTGTAGGGTTCTGAACAAACATGCCAGACGGCCAATCAGCACTCCCTTCAAATAACTTAAACCCATTCCACGTAGAAGAATATGTAATCGTGCCAGTAATTTGCCTCCAACATTCTGAAATCCCACTATTCCACTTTCTGTATGTCCATTGTCCAGAAGCACCAGAAGCAATAACATAATCAGACGGCTCAATTAGTCCAGAAATTTGAGACTTATTGTGAGTATGAGTGCTTGCAGCAGCTCCAATATTTACAGGAGTTATGTTGACATTGCCAGTCCTATATGTAGATTCGGCGTTTCCCTTTACCCCGGTTACTTTATTCTTTTGAGCTCCAGATTCAATACCAGCAAGTTTATTCTTCTCTGTGTTTGTGTAATCATTAGAAGACAATCCCTTGCCGTCCACTTTATCTACCTTGCTCGTTTGCAAGGATGAGATGTCTGTTACCATGCTTTCCAAGTTATTAGTCAAACAAACATCAAGATTTGTATCTACCCAGATATTATTACTTGAATACATAGGATCAAATGTTCCATTCATGTTGCAAACCTCCTAACGTTACTTCCATCTTCCAATAATGTGAATTACAATCTCCGTTCCAGAAATGGTTATAGAATATGGAGACCAAATGCGATAAATCAATCTAGTACTGTCAGCCCCAGCTACTTGACTAAAGGTATATCCATCGCTATACACATTGCTCACGGCCAATGGTTTACTAACAAATAGCCCAGACGGGAAATTCACAACACGTCCATTACAAGCTGTGCTAGAGTACACTCCACCAGCCATTCCTGTAGTTAAAGATAGCTCTCCAAGAGATTCATAATACCACGCCTCAGATTTGCCACTACTCCATTTTTGGTAGCGCATATTGCCAACAGTGTCTTGCTCAACAACAGAATCTTTGATGTTAGTTGCAGAGATAGCCCCATTAAATACGGCGTTTCCATTCGTATCAATATATCCAATTTTAACGAGGCCAGACATCGCGCCATCAGAAGTACCGCTATAAGTATAAATTGGCATTTGTCCAGTCGTAGAAGTAATAATTAATTTATCAACCAATACCTCATTAATTAGTGCCCTAGAAGCCTTAAAAGCACATCCAACACCATCGGCAGTATCGCTTAAACTACCACAATACTCGGAATTCGTGAATTTCTGTTCTCCATTAAACTCGTTAGAGTCAGCTATTACAGCATACCCACTATGAGAATGATTAATTGGAGCGTATTCACTATGAGTATGCCCCACCAAAGAATATCCTTCGTGCGTATGGCTCACATCTGCTTTGCCAGTTTGCAAAGAAGAGATATCTCCATTCACATTGTCCAAACGAGTTGTAAGACATTCATTAATGTTTGTATCAATCCAAATCTGATTGGAGCTGTATGTAGGATCAAATGTACCGTTCATAAGAATTCCTCCCAAATGATGTTATCTAATCTTTACCGCACAAAAACGAATTGCTTCAGCGTTGGTCGCGCTAGTGTATTGATGATAAGTCTCGTATTTGATGGTAGTGGTTTCTGGAAGTTCCACCACCGCCGCAGCAGTAGCACCGCCACCACCAATCATGTCACTACGTACAATGCAATACACTACACTATCATCAGATTTCATAATTCTTGAAATGTACATGCACCCAGCACCATCTGCTGCCCATTGATGATTCCCAGTAATGACATAAACACCTGCAGGTAGCGTTAATGAAGCGAGCGTTACCATTTCCATCTTTGCGACATGCTTGCTACTTGGTGTAGCAGAATATACTTTTCCAATATTCCCAAGATTCGTTAATACACCAGCAACAGAATTTGCTCCAGTCCCGCCGTTAGAGATAGGAAGAACTCCGCTTGTAATATCAGAGGCGGAATGCTTATGTGTCGTAAGAGCATAATCAGAATGAGAATGATTCACAGGCGCATATTCGCTGTGGGTATGACTCACATTTGCCTTACTGGTCTGTAAAGAAGAAATATTATCTTCCATGTCATCCAAATGAGTTGTCAAACATTCATTTACATTCGTATCTACCCAAATTTGGTTAGAGCTATAGGTCGGGTCAAATGTGCCATCCATAACAAATTCCTCCTTAAAGAAGATGAAAACTTTTATTATTCGTTAATCTGGTGTCCATTCATTGACATGTTCTGCTTCAAGATACCACTTGCCTGTGGCTCTATCATAATACTTACAAAGATACTCCTCGTTATATGGACTAATTGGAATATAATTCGGGTCGTCGTCGCAATTCAAAGTTGTATCTTCAACCCCAACACACATGTCGTTAAGCGATGGGTCAATTACCGCGTAGCAATATTGATAACGTCTTTCTGACATTATGACTCCTCCTTATAAGTAAAATACCTGATCACCGCTGGCTGTTCGCCATTTGTTAATCCAAATGATATAGAACTGCTTGCAACGTCTTTCGTAACTGTAGATATAGCAGTTGCTTCTCCTACGTTATATACTTTATCCTTCATAGCAACTCTATTAACAGCATTGCTATCATTTACACTAGAATTGTAGGGCATTACCATTGCCTGCAGTTCTGTATAATCACATCTATCTCCGTTTGTCATAACAATTTTAAGTTCTGAATTAGCTGGAACGTAATACACTCCCGTTGTCGTATGATACGCTGGAATATCCTTTGTACCAACCTTAACACCTTCATCCGCAGCATATGTCTTTCCAAGTCTAACATCATCAGTTGTTGCATCAAAAACTGTTACATTCTCTACTAAAACGCCAGTGATTTCTTTCCCATTTCCGTCTGTTAAAATATAAGTCTGAGGATTGCAGAATCCGCCTGTTGCATTGCCGTATAAACCACTCATACAACAGTCACCTCCTGAACTTTAACTTGTATATTAATAGACGCACTAGGCTTACCACCAGCGACATAAACTCGAACAGTGCCATTGCCACTTTGAGTAGTAAACGCCCATCCTTCGTCTTGCCAAGAAGCAAGCTATGTTGGAGTTGGCTGAAGATCGACAACACTAGTCTCAGTAGCGCAACTAAGCGCAACGTCCTGATAATATGGACTGGCAGTTCCACCCCAACCTGATGCTAATGTAATTGTCGTAACTTTTGGGAGCATGCTTTGCAGCATAGCAATTGTCGCATATGTATCTGTAATGACGTTGCCAGAAGCATCTGCCGTGGCTTGAGGTACTGCACCATACACATCTGCACCAACTGGCTTGGCCATACCTTCTACAACCCAAGCATTACCATCATACACAACCTGAAACGGTTTGTTGACAGAAATCCAAGTGTTGCTATAGCCAGACTGCAGACTTGTAGTAATCGCACTTAGTCTACGCCGAATTGTTTTGGCTCCAAGTCCATTAACATCTATTGTTGGCTCTTTGCTTGCACTAGTTTTATCTGGAATCATAATAAAACTTGCTCCTGAGCTCAAAGACTCAATTCCCGGAACTGTCGCAATATATGCCACACCATCAGAACTGGATGCAACAGCAGTATATACTCCTGCATCAATTGCTGCCTTATTATTGATTTCATTCTTTAAAACTTCATCTAAAAATGGCAATTGAGTATAGTTTTTTGCACCATCGCCAATTTTTACTCTAGTCTCCCCACTTGCTGTAGTAACAACTATTGTTTCGCCATCTAAAATTAGTGGATCCTTTTTCTCCCAATTCGCTTCAGTATCTCGTTTGTTTCTCAAGCGTATATTAAATATTTTATTCGGCATAATATTCCCTCCATATTATTATTCACTATACAAAGAATATCAGCTTACACGTTGCCACATGTATACAGATAAGTATGGAGGCATATTATTGTGGGCTTGACCACCACCAGCATTGGACGTTTTTGCACCCTTTGCCCACCACGTTTTGTTGCTGGTGTAGGCAATGTTCGGCCAGCCGCTATAACCGCTTGGGGCACTGTCCGATCCGCCGTCGTTGCCGACATACTCATCATGATAATGAATAGGAATTTCTTCCTTCTTTAACACATGTTCTTCTTCGCCACCAATTTCTCCAGCTTTATGCAACGCACTGTTGGCGAAAAGGAATGCGCCATGTATTTCATCCCAGTTTCCGCCAAACAAAGTTGCCGGACTTGTTGCATTCGTGCTGATGTAAATAGAACCAATTGGATATGCTTCCAAAACAGACAATGGGTCTCCCTTATCTCCCTTTGGGCCTCTTAATGCCTCAAGCTGTGCTGATGTAAAATCAGCATAAGTAAATGCGTCTCCCTTTGGGCCTTTTATATTAACACTTGCAGGATTGGTTTTGCCCTTGTCATTTGTCCAACTTAAAACGCCATCTGAAGAAACAGATGGAGTGAACGTTGCACCATCAAGTGCCCCAAAGCCACCAGTTTTTATGGCATCTACAACGTACTTTTTATTTGCCGCATCATCATCATTAACAGGTGTAGCAACGGCCATTCTTGCCAAATCTGTTTCAGTTTTACCAACAAACTTTCCTGCATTTTCACCAGTACATAAAACTGTAATCTCTTTTGATATATCTCCTCGCTGACAAATTGTGACTCCATATTTTGCGTAAAACTTTTGATCCGCAGTCAATGCACCAGCAACCTCTAAATCTCCAGAAACTTTGCCACCTGCTTTATCTAACTTCTTGTTAAACTCAGCAGAAGTCTCCGTCTTGCTATTTGCAACCGCAGTATCAGCATATTCTTTTGCAGAAGAAAGAGCTGTACTAGACTGGCCATCTGCATACGTCTTTGCGCTGGATAGTGTAGATGTATCACCAGACTCCATGTCGCTTCTTAGCGTTGTGATTTTTCCGTCTAATTCGGTATCTTTCTGTTCAGAACTATTAGTTAGCGTTGTAATCTTTCCGTCAAGCTCTGTGTCTTTTTCTTTCATATCTGCCGATAACTGTTTAATTTCATTTTCCAATTCTGTATCTTTTTCGTTTACAGAGCTTGTTAAATTAGAAATCTTCGTGTCGAGCTGATTGTCCTGCTCATTTAATATACGGCCCTGATTCGCCGAAAGTGGTTTGTTCGACTGATAACTATTCAGCTTATCCTCGACATCTCCTTGAAGCAAAAATACGCCATTCTGTTTTAGCTCTGGTAAATCAACAACATAATTCCCGTCTGTCAAATTTTCTAAATTGTATGTTGTTCCGTTAATGTCCACAGTATTTATGTAAGGCATCGTTTCACCTCCATTATTTTCCATTGTTGTAATAAGGGGCACTCTATATGATAAGCACCCCTTATTATTAATTACAGTCTTAATTCAGACTTTAAAGCAATATAAACTTCCGACTGATATTTACTTGGAATACTACTACCATAAGTAATTGCTGCAACTTTCGCCATACTACGCAATGAACTAATATACGTCTTTAACGAATTAAAATACGCGACATGGTATGTTTTGAAAGTGTTTGCCTTAGCAATAATCTTTTCCATATCTCCTGAAGTATAATATTTGCACAATTCCCCATCCGCATGATAGGGAATAGTTTCTGACCCGTCTGTAATCATTTGAGACGAAGTAATTAAATTCAATTGGTCTTGTACCGTTAAAGAAAAATGATGCGACTGATTGTCGCTCAGTTCAACATCAAAGCCATTTGTAATCATTTTGTTACATTCTGTTTTCATTTCTTTAACTTTTGCTTCTTTTACATAATCAATTGTGATATCATTGTCTTCATTATCTTTTGTCTCGTCTTGCTCAGGCTCGTCTTGTTCAATATCAATCTGTTGATTGGCCTTGATAGCATTGTATAAAGCTTCATATTCTTCCTGCGGAATCTCTGTAATCTGAATCACAGGGACTTCTTTTGCATTGGAATCTGCTGGCAGCATCCAAGTAGCACGATAGATCGCACCATTGCATTGCATGTATTGAGCTTCAGACTCGTCGCATACAAGAAAAATACCATGCTTCCTTTGAAATCTACGCATGTCTAGCGACGTTCCGATACCAACAAATTCATTGTTATTAATTAGTTTATAATATCTCATATGTCGTCGCCTCCATTAAATAGAAATACATGGGCAAATACCATGAGATCTGTTAGATGGCATATAACTACTCATATCACCCTGAATGCCAACCGCTCTAAAGTAAGAATTGTACGACACTTCTGGCGAACGTAGATAATAGACACTCGCAGTATCACCAATCGACTTAACTCTGTCCGCAGACGAGCTAAAGAATTCAATTGCCTTGCCCTCAGAACTATATGGCGCTTCGGATGTGTTAAACATTTCCACATACGATGGTAGATATACATAGTCTTTTGAATAAACAATATCAGATGCCATATTACCAGCAGTTGCAGGAATCTGAACTTGCTTAATAATTGACTTCCACTCTGTCGGGAACGCCGCATAAACTCTACTATTACAGAACGCTCTCATCTTAGAGTCATTCCAGCCACCAAGGTTGGTATTCGTAGAATTCATATTGTGAGTGAGAGATAGCAAATTCACTGGAATGAATGAAGCTCCAGTAATTTTACTAGAGTCCTGAGCACATCTATATCTCTTATCACCATAATATTCATAACGCCAAGTTTCATGCGGCCATGCAGCAAGTTGTCTAGCCGCAGTGTCTCCAATATCATCAAGCCATACTTTTGCCCAGTGAATTATTCCATTACCTAGCGTTACGCTATCAATTGTTCCATTTGACAGGAACTTAAATCCACCAAGCATAATTGTCGCCTCAGTATTAGTTGTACGATTGCGCACAAGCTCTGTATAAGCCATTTCGTCAGCATAAACACCAGTTGTAGAAGCTCCAGAGTTAAACGAGTAGATATAAAGTTTACTTTCTCCCTTGCGGTGACGAAGCACAACGATATCTCTTTGGCCTCCTTTGCCTACTACTTTGCTAGTATTCCCCCACTGGATTTCTGGATTTGTGCCATTATACTTTAGTCTAAATCCTTCAGAGCCATCATATTCAAAGCAAGACAGTAGTGTCGCATCGGCTACATTCTCTCCAAACTCAAAATCTATAGCCATTGTAAATGAACCAGAATCTGCGCCAAATAGCTTAACGCCAGAATCTACTACTTTTGAGGAAGTGCCATCAAATGTAAGCTCATCCCCAAGCATATGCTCAGTTACATTCGAGAATGAGAAATCCTGCCCAACGCGGACATCGAAGTAGTCCTTTTGTTCAAAATAATCATTAGCTCTACCAGCCGTTGCAACAGCATAAATCTGCACTGGAGTCATATCTTTCAAGTCAGTTCCTGCCGATGGAAGACCATTTTGCGTCTCCCACTTTGCATAAACGTCAGTATCTCCAGTAATATAGCCTGTACTCTTATCCCAGCCAGTGAATAGATTATAAATATAAGAATCCTCATTGTCGCTCATGGTTGGATAATCGCCTTCATATTCTGCCACAGCACCATACTCTACGCCAGTCTTGGTCGCAAGAACAACGCCTGCTTGCTGGAACCAACGCACAGTATATGTTCTTACTGACTCGCTATATTTTGCTGTCACAGTTACAGGAGCAGTAACATTTACATCAATGCCATCCCAACCTGAGAAGGTATAATTATACTGCGCGGTACTTGGGATTGTCGGAGTGTCAATTTCACCACTTGCGACAGGATCAGTAATCTTGCCACCTTGGTCAACATATTGAACATAATCATTGCCACTCTTGTCTTTAATAGCAGTACCATCGGAATTCATAAACGTCACTTTATACTGAGTAATAATACCATTATAAGTAACAGCTAAATCTGGCCATGCTGCCGCATATGCATCGAGTTCTCTCTGTCTTGCTTGTCCAGCAATATGAACCTTACCAGCAAGTAAATTGTTATTCATCTTAAGAATGGCATTTAACAATTCAGTGCTTGTCACAGTCCAGTCAATGCCAGTTAAACGAAGTGTCTGCAACGTGTCAATTGCATCCTCAACAATTGGATAAGCATCAATTACAGAGTTCTCAATAGTTAGCGATTCAAGATTATCATATGTCGCCTGCAAATCAGTTAAGTAACTTAGATTCTTAAAACTTAAACTATTGATTGTACTTGGTAAGTGAGCAAGTGCAATCTTGCCATTCGCCGCGAATAGCACACCAGTTACAGATGTCCCTTCTGCGTAAAGCTTCTCTAAGTTGCCACAGCTTGACAGGTTGATAGATCCAGTCAATTTAGGGCAATTACGAATGTCCAGTTCTTCAAGTAACGCATTGTTGCCAAGGTTTAGATTGGTTAAGAATGCATTAGAATAACCAGAAGTTTTATTGCCAATTACAAGCGTCTTCAGCTTTGAAGCCTTACTAAAATCATTATCATGGATATAACAAGCAGAAAGGTCATTCAATGCCTGAATACGAGAAGCACAATAAATTAGTACTGTCGTATCATCCATCTTGGTAAATGGACATTGAATTTCATAAGACTGTCCTGCCTTTGCACGAATCTGCTGTGCGCTTGGAGAGTTGCCAAATAACACAGACAGATACATATCTGAATAAGGCACAATATTTAGAGTATAATTAGGTGCAACGACTACACCAGATGGCGTATTACATCTAAACATAATCTGGTCTGCCTTAACAGTTGTAGACAGATACTTTGTTCCCATGTAAGCAGCTTGATCTCGCTCAAATTGTCTACGCTGATATTTCTTACGGCCATTCATCATAGACTCTAAGAAACGTCTGGTTGGCTCTGGAGTTGCACCGGCATTGAGGCCCCCGCCTTGATATGTACGATAGTATTTGCGCTCAATATCAAGTCTCCAAAGTTCTTCTGGGAATTGTGCTTGCCAATTGTCAAATTCATTGATTAAAGAAGTATCGCTAAAGCAGCCTTCTCCTTCAAGAGTTTGATACATTATTGCAAGGTCGTTGCGGAATAAATCACGAATTCTGCACCAGAACACGTTGTCTGCTGCGTTGAATACGTATCCTGAAGACTTGTCGCCTTCAGTTCTATAGTCAGTGTCTTCTTTACCATATGTCATGGTAAGCTCGCCACTGTTATTTATTCCCAAACTCGTGTCATTATCATAGTCCCATAATTCAAAACGATATTTGCCGTCTTTACATTTTGCATAATGATAGAAAGAATTTTTTGCGCGATTGTCAATCATAGTGTATCTTTCTGTAAATACATACCAATACAGAGCAGAATCCTTAATTACCCAATCTCCGAGCTGAGAAACAAATTCTTCATCAGTAGAGGTAATTACCCATTCATAGAAATCACGCCATACTTGCTTGTTTAATGCTCTTTGTGCTTCTTGCTCTTCAGTAGTAGCGGTTGTCATACCGTCTTTTGTCTCTCCGCCCATTTCATAGCGGAATTCGAAGGAACCGTCCCAATCATTATAAAGAGCATCGTATGCGGTATTGCCAGCCTTCCACTGGTCTTTAGTGATAGGATAAACCATATTACCTTCACTGTCGGTTACACCAGTTTGGAAAGTGCTATTAGGTAGAGTATTATCACTGACTTCAATTACAAACTCTTTTAGGTCAGAGACATCATTAACTCTCGTAGCGTCGGTCTTTTTTGAATCACCAATATTTCCCAGCCCGTAGAAGTGCCAATCATTGTCCTTAAATTCCATATGCTTGGAAACATCAGGATCGGTTTCCTTGATAAACACTATACAATTCTGAAACTCCATACTATTCTTGCATTTTGGGTCATTCTCCATAGCAACAGTTTTGTATGGGAGGTAATCGTTATAACGCTTCTGCAACAATGCATTATTTGCATTCTCAGAACTTGCGATATTTACTTTGATATTAAGCCAATTGGCTGGGACAGACGTCCTCGTCAGAGTAATTTTACCAGAGCCATCAGAATACTTCGTTCCATCACCAAGAATAAGCTCCGTTACATAGCTCGTGTCCAGAGGAATCTTGCTAATAATCTGCTTCTTGCCGTCAGCACAAGCAATAATATCAATATTTCTACCAGCGTAACCATATTCGTTAGAAGTCGTGCCCTGTCCAGAAAGATAGGTGTTCATGAACTTCCAGTTATCTAGCACCGGGTCTCCACCCTTATAGATGCACTCGACATTTACGCCTTTTACAAAGTCCTTTTTGTCCTTAGTAAAACGAGGACACTCAATCTTAATAACTCTTAGTTGTGGACAGGCGTTTGCCACAGATTCAGGAGTTAGCGCATTATTCTCATCATAAATCTGATTGCGGTTATATCTTGCGATCATCTCATCAGAGTCTCTTGCATCAGCAATGAAGTTTGATAAAATGTTAGAGTCAGTCAATGAAGCACTATAAGCTTTCATTCTATAGATATGGACATCACAGTCTGTAGAACCAATAGTAATAGGCACCGGCTCGTACTGATATAGTCTGTGCGTTGAGTCGTAAATCATAGGTCTTAGCCCAACACCATCTTCATAACTCATAATAACCGCAGTTGCATCTGAATTATCTTTGTCTATTGTGTTAATATTGAACTCAAATTCAATAATGTCTTCCTCACTATAAGGGATATATAGATTCTTAATGCTCGATTTTAAATACGCCTCGTGAACGTTCATTTGCAAGCCAACAACAGTAGAGTCTGCCTGACAGGTCAGGAATGTAGCGTTTGCATTACTAACATTCGTAGTTTTAAAAACGCATTTAAATTCAGAACCGTAAACGCTCGCGTCTCTCTCGAAAAGCTTGTAATTGATAGTGGCAGTTGTTCCAGCCTTAACACAGAAATACTGGTTTCCATCTTCGTCAATCTGATAGCCGCCATTACTCCAGTCGAAGTTATCTGAAACTGTCATTGCAACATCAGTATTAGTGTCCTTCCACAGTCTGTCTTCGTCACTATTTGAAAGTCCAGTAGGATTGAAATCAAATGCCAAATTTGCAGTAATTGGCTCGATAGTAATACCGAGCTCCTCAATATTCATAATGATTTTAACAGTTGTATTTCTGCAAGTAATGAGCAGGGTATGCTCACCAACATCAGAAGATTTATACGCCCAGACATCAGAATTGCCACTCATGACCTGAGTCGCAACAACTTTGCCATCAACACTTCTTGTAACAGTCGGAGTTGCCGTCTTCGGATCATAAACATAGAACTGAATATTCGTTGAATTATATTGCTTTGCAGTTACTTTGCCATAATGGTCATATCTATAAACACATCCGATAACAGGAACATCACTATTCTCGTCATACCACATAATGTCCTTGAAAATATGCTCAGTTTCAATGCTCTTACTATTAATAGTTGCTGTAATATAGCACTCGAATAGATGTGCACCATGGGCCTGAGCTGGAATTGTATAAGACTGCAATGTACCAGAGGAACCAGTCGAAACAGTTCCAATTTCAACGCCATCAAGCACAAAATGCACAGTCTTATTTACTGCACCATATGGAGTGTATGTGAAATTGACCGCACTATTTGCTTGATATGTAATCTTGTCATTAAACGAAGATTCGAGTCTTACGTCTACCTTCTGCACAGTCCAAGACTTAACAGCAGTAGTGCCAGCGGCATCCACAACCGTCAAAGTAAACTTCTGAGTGCCAATGTTTGTATAATCAGACATGTCAAACGTATTCACGCCCTGAACCAACGCGCCAGTAGATAGAACGGTGCTGCCAGACTTCCAAGTGTAAGTGCCATCAACAGCTTCTCCATCACTATCCACTGAAGAATAATTGAAGCTAATCTCTACCTTGTCTGTTGTAGTAACAATAACCGGCGACTCAGTAATACGTTCAACTTTAAGAGTAGTGGTAACAGTAGAGCCCCCGCCACCACCAGTAATTACGAACTGGCTCTTTACTTCTTCTTTTTCGTCTTTAACTTCGTAAAGTGTAAAAACATTCTCTTTCTCTTCGCCAGTTGCTAGAGTAGCATTTCCATATGTAGCATAGTATGTATAACCTTCTGTGTCGATACCGTCAACGGTTTGTCTTAGCGTATCAATATTTCTACTTAGAGAAGCAATGTTAGTCGTGTTTGCTTCGATGTTTTGTGCGTTTGTATCTACAGATGCCTTAAGTGTAGAAACCTTATTGTCAATTTGAGATTTTGTATAATTGTCTCCACCGATAATGCAGAACTTATCATTAATATAACGATAATGCACGTACAGCCCATCGTCATTTTTAACATAGTAATCAGTAAATTCATTGCCAGTTTCAGGCAACGACTCTACTACATTCGCCATAGTCCCTGCAATCATTTGCCAAGAGTTGTCAATCCATTTATAATAAAAACATCCTGCATCTGAATGTAGGATATAATCAGTTTCTACATCACCAGTTTGCGGCAGCTCAGTAACTACAAGAGTGGAACTTCCTTTAAATTCATCCCACTTTTGATTGCCATCATTATCCGTAATCCACCAATACTTTTCATAACCGCTACCAGACGCCTTTGGAACAAGATAGAATGTGTAGTCTTCGCCTGAATCTGGAAGCTCGTCGACGACTTCAATGCTATAAGAATGAAAATCAGCTAGTGCCGCATCAATATCAGATTTTGCTGATTTTGTATATAATTTGCCACCTGCATCAACACCAACCTCTTGCGTCATATCGTCTGCTTTTGGAACAGCTTTTACGCCACCAAGCACGTTTTCTGAGGCAGTAGGCAGAGTGTAATTTTCTAAATTTTTAAGTTTATCCTTTTCTGCGTCTGTATAATCATTAGTAGACAATCCCTTACCAGACACCTTGTCTACTTTATTGTTGTTAATTTGATTTTGTCTGCTTTGAACAACAAATGTGTCGTTCTGAGTTAGAGACGGCAAGCTGACAGTATAAGTGCCATTCGTAAGCGCCGAAACTTTTACTCCTTGCCCCAGCGTCTTTTCTGTCACGAATACATCATCGCCATTTAGAGTTGGAAGCTTAACAACATGCGAGCCATCTGTTAAGTTCTCTAGGTTGTATGTTTTGCCTCTAACAGTAACCTTGTTTATGAAAGCCATTAATTTTGTTCCCCCTTTGTGTAGTCTTAAAAAAATAGGAGAGGCGTTTTGCCTCTCCTATTAAATAAAACTACTTAATGTTAAGAGGCAATGCCACTCAGATAACGCTAGATGCCGAACCACAATCAAAAATGATATAAGTCTCCTGCTCTAGATCCTCAATCTTATGATTGTGGCCTAGTTTTGAATAAACAGTGTCATGGTTGTGTCCTGCGGTAGCAAACTCTGCTGCGTCATGAGAGATAATGTCGCCACAATTAGCAGAATCAACCTTGCCATTAATCTTATTCTTTAGTGCTGCAGCAAGATCTGCTTCTGCAACTTCGTTCTTATCAGCCAGAGCGCCAGTAGGTACAGTGATAGCAACTGCCTTACCAGAAACTGCAAGTGCAGAGCCATTCACCTTAACGGACTCGATAACGTTGACCTGTGCGCCATCGGCAATACCTTCTAGCTTGGTCTTCTCGTCATTAGTATAGTCGTTAGTAGATAGACCCTTACCTGTTACCTTGTCAACCTTGCCATCAATATTGCCCTGAAGAGTAGCCTTGGCGGCGTCAACGGCGTCCTTAACAGTCTTTGCGACGGAACCGGCATCGGTATCTTTACCATTTAGTGTAGCAATAGCAGTAGTATTCTTCTGAACTTCACCAGATAGGGTGCTATATTCACCTTGGTGGGTAGAAGCGTAGTCAATTAGCTCTTTAAAAGTATTGACTGTACCATCTTCGCTAACCTTTGTAGCAAACTCATTAATAGCATCTGCAACCTTCTTATCGACAGAACCAGCAACAGTAGAAGCACCATTTAGAGTAGCAATAGCGTCAGCGTTAGACTTAATGGAAGCTTTAACAGCAGTATCATTATAAGTCGCGGCAGCCTGAGCGTCAGCAATCATTTCAACAACTGTCTTGCCATCGGTAACATCTCCGACCTTGCCAGATAGAGCGTTTACAGAGCTCTGAGCATCAGTGCCAGCTTTCTTTGCCGCAGCAATAGCAGAATCCTTGCCATCAGCATAAGACTTAGCAGAAGCTAGTGCTGCGTCAGCCGCACCAGACTCATCATAGGCATCTGCAGCAGTATAAGCTGCGGAGCCAAGACCATGAACCTTAACGTCAGTACCATTAAACTTTACAGTTCCATTAGCAGTGCCCTCTACTAGAGTATAGACAGTCTCTGGAATTGTAATGGTGCTGACAGGAGTAGAGCCCCAAGAGCCGTTTAGTGGCTTAGAATATAGATAGAACTTATGACCATCGTCCGCGTCTGCCTCTAGTTTATATTGCGTATCGCTATCCTGAATTTCTCCAGAAATGTAATCAGAAAGGCCAGTAATTTCAGAAGCTTGGTACGTTGGCTTTGTTGACGCCTTTGCCCAACTATAAACGTCTGCTGCTTTAGCGCCAGTAAAGTCTAGCTGACTAAACTTTTTAGTGCCATCGCCAACTTTAAACAGAGTAACAGGCTCACCCTGCACAGCGCCAGTCTCAGCAGGAATGACGACAACAGCGATTTCACCATTTAGTAGCACAGGATCTTTCTCGACCCAATTTGCATAAGTATCAATCTTGTTTTTGATACGTGTATTAAAAATCTTATTTGCCATATTCATCAATCTCCTTTAATTTGCAAACATAAATTAAGCATTGCCGCCATCCATGATAAGCGTGTCCGAACCCTGAACAAGCTTGTCAGTGGAAATAGCGTTAACACTAATTACACCATCGGTAGCAACAATACTCTCGCCATCAACCTTAACTAGACCAAGTGCCTCTGCAGTTGCAGCAGGAATAGCAATGTTAACGCTCTTGTCAGCAGCGGGAGCAATGGCCGCGCCATTAAGCTTAATAGACTCAATAACGTTGGCTTGAGCAGCGTCCCAAGCACTAACTTTATCTTCGGTAATAGCATCAAGAACAGTCTTGTTAGCATGTTCATGGGCTTTAGCTTCTAGACCGTCAACAGTAGACTGTAGTGCCTCAACATCAGAAGCTGCGGCCTTGCCATCAAGAATAGCCTGAAGACCAGTAACATTGGCAATTTCATGAATATGAGATGCTAGTGCATACTTTTCTGCACCATCAACCTTGAGAGCGCCATCAATAGCGTCGCTAATTTGAGTAGCGACAGCGGTTTCACCAACGAGGCCCTGTAGAGCTGTAATTTTACCGTTTGCCGTAGATAGATCGTCTGCCAGAGCATACTTGTCAGACTCGCCATCCTTAAGAGCAGCAGCAATCTGGTCTGCAACAGACGTCTCGCCAACCTTTGTCTTAAGAGCAGCAATGTCATCCTTATTAGTATTAATCTGGGAATTCATGGATGCGGCATCAGTCTTATGAGTCGTAATCCAATCAGCAATCTCCTTCAGAGTGTCGAAACTCTCATCGGCACCAGCGACAACCTGTGCGATCTGATATGCAACAGAACCTTCTACAGTGCTTGCGCCATTAAGAGTATCAATTGCCGCCTTATTGTCGGCAACCTGCTTAACCAGACCACTCTTGTCATCGCCAACAGTGGTTTTTAGAGATTCAATAGCAGTAGAAAGACCTTCAACAGTTGTGGTGTCTGGCTTCACCCATGAAACCTTACCATCCTCGGTCTTAACTAGCTGGGCACCACCAACTGCGTCAGCAAAACCAAGCAGACTTAGCTTACCATCCTCGCCCTTAACAAAGGCATTCTCGTCAATAAGGATGTTCCCGCCAACCTCTTTTAGAGTCTTGTCAGGTTGAATTACATAAAGAGTAGCCTTGCCACTCTCAACAACAGCAATCTGTTGGCCATAATAATATGTAGTTTCAGAGCTACCAGCCTCCTGTGCAGATGCAGCAGCGGTCTGAGCAGCTTCTAGGCTTTCAAAATAGCTTTTAGCGTCCAGAGGAAAAGCCGTCTGGCGATTAAAAGCAACAGCGAAATCAAGTGTACCAAAAGTCATTGCCATAATTGTCTTCCTCCTTCAATTAAATTTGCACAGTATAGGAGTTTGCCTTTGCTACAGGATCAGCAAAATCCGTAGTATAAACTTTATACTCGATACCGGCATCAGCGCCCGCACCAGCAACAGTTAGAGTTGTCTTGGTGAAAGCACTCTTAATCTCTGCATTTAGGCCGTTAACGTCCTTAACAGAACTGACATCACGTAGAGTTGCGGGATAAGCAAAAATCACACGCTTCGCACCAACAGGAATATTAACCGTGAAAGAATTACCATTGGCAAGAGCCTTATTGGACTTAGTTAGCCCACGAATAATTGTGCTAGTTAGTTCGGCCTTCTCTGTCACAGAACCATAGAAAGTATTACGATAACCAGTAATAGCACCAGAAGTCTTTGTTGCAGAGCCTGCAGCAATCTTAATTACAGGACTAGAATCAGAGCCAAGGTTGTCCTTTGCAACAGCACCTTCACCATAAGTAGCCTTTGCAGTAATCTTATAGTTGGTGCCGTCAGCAACAACAACTTCAGCAAAGCTGCCAGAAGCAGTGGTTGCAGAGTTGCCAGCAGTATCAGTGACTTCCCAACTAGTGGCAGTGATACCAGTTGCAGGGCCATAGGTATAGGAACCAGCGCTTAGAGAAGCAGAATAAGTTGGAGTTACAGTAGTGCCAACCTCATATGCCTTAGCCTGACCGAAAGTAAGAGTCACAGCAGGAGCGGTAGGAGTACCGGGCTGTAGACGCTTGGAGAAAATCTCAGTTAGTGCGTCGGAGACAGATTTGCCCTTCGTCGCAAAGGTAGCAGTACCATTCTGAGACTTAGTCATATTGCCAACCTGAGTGTAGTTACCAGCCATAACAATGTCGTCCTGTAGAATAACCTTGTCAGCGCCAACATTGCCAGTCATTGCTGCCCACTGAGTGCCATCATACATAAATGCACTTTGCTCGTAAGCGTTGCCTTCAACAGTAGTTGTAATCACGACAATATCGCCCTGCACGGCAGCGTTAGAACCTAGAGCTGCGGCAATTGCTGCATCATCAGACTGAGAAGCATCAGTACGAGTATACTTATAAAGACTGTCCCTATTCTGTGCAATAATATTTTCGATTGCGGCCTCATCAGCGCCAGCATAATCAAGATCAGCCCATGCCTTATTGCCATCACCAATCTTAAATTTGTTCGTATCAGTTTCGACACCAAACTCGCCCTTGAGTAGAACTGGATTCTTTGTAGTCCAATTCTCTGCGGTGTCGTTTCTCATGACAATTCTTGTGCTTAGTGTTTTAGTTGCCATATTCAAAAAACCTCCTTTAAAAATTAGGCGTTTCCGCCATCAATAACAAGTTCATTGGTTTCTTCTTGTACAAGTTTGTCTATAGTAATTGAATTAACTTCCAACGTGCCGTCAGAAGAAATAGAAATCTTATTTTTATCTGTAGAATTCTTGATAATATCAGAAGCTTCAAGAACAACCGCCCCAGTCTTACCATTGACAGAGGTCACAGACAAAGACCCAGTGTTGCTTGGAGTTAAATCACAAATAGACGAAAGTCTTACCGCATAAATAGAAGCATTCCCTTCTTCGTCTTTCAAAGGAATTGATTCAACTGTTGCTTCACAAAAATATGACCACACACCTTCTGCATCTTCTGCATTTGTAATTAAAAGATTCGCCTTTTCTCCAACAGACGCAACACGGCTAAAATCTTTTGCGTCTACATCATATGCCAACTCAGTTCCGGGGCGATTATGAAATTTTTGCGCAGAAATAAATAGTGGGTCTTTCCCAGAAGAAATATTGCTTACCTTCTCATTAAGGTTGGCAATGTCACTCTCCATTTTTGCTGCACCAGTAGTATCATTTTTAATCCAATCTGCAACTTCCTTTAGGGTGTCAAAATCTTCTGGTGCCCCATTAACAACCTCAGCAATTGCATTAGCTACAGTTTCTTTAACAGAGCCTTCTCCGTTTCCAGACAACGCCTCAATGGATTTTTCATTCGCAGAAATACGATTTTTGACATCTGTATCATCATACTTTTCAATTCCAGACTTTACTTTTTCTATCTCACTATCAACATAGTCAGTCGTAGCACAACCAGACAAGTCTGGAGTGTTTTGAATCTCTTCATATGTGTACATCGGTTTTTCTGCTTGCTTTGCCCATGCAGGAACGGTCGGATCTGTTTCTTCTGTTAAATAATCTCCAACTGGCTGATATACACCATCATGATTGTGATCTTTATCCGCCTTCTGCTCTAGCTTTGTGTCTATATAACTAGAATCTGGAATATCTAAATCATTCTCAAACTGACTAAGCTTTGTCGGCGCATTAACAATCTGTTCCCAATTAATATCTCCAGAAATGCCACCACTGCCTTCTGCATATAGAAGCTCATTCCACTTGCTTTTCCCATCACCAATTTTGTGCTTTTTTGCTGTAATGTCATATGCTGGCTCGCCTTCTCTTAAAATAGGGTTAACAATTTCCCATTCATCAGTCGTTGCCCTTCTGAACTGAAAAACAGTTTTTACAGTGGTTGTCTCCATTTGTTCACCCCCTTTTAATAACCATGAACACCGCCACCATCATATATAATCAAACGGTCAGGATCATCAGATCCACCCGGATTATCCGACCCGCCACTTGATCCTGAAAACACTCCTCCATAAGTGCCTTCTCCAACATGAAATTCAAGTTTGTTCGTAGCCATACGAATAGTGTCATTAACACCATATAGCCCTACTTCAAATTCTCCGGGAGTGGCTAAAACTTCTGGCGGAATATCACATACTAGTCTTTCATTAAGACTTCTAACATAATAATTATTAAATACTGCTTTTAGGTCTTCACAAGCCAGCCAGTCATCTGTTCTTAGCGCAAATTCAATAAAAATAGAATTGCAATTTCCAGCAGCTAGTGGCTGATCTTTTACAAGAATTAATTGATTGTGATTTGCAGCTAATTTAATTCTCGCGTAAACATTAGACATATAATGCCTCACACTCCTTTCTTTGTATGGAGTTTTAAAACCATATTGATTCTCCATCAATATAATCCAATGGAGCAGTGTCAACAATATGTTCTATTTCTTTCTCTTTCCACTTATCTAACAGTGGATTGTAATATGAATAAAATTTTGGCTCAGGAAGATATAAATGCGAAGAAAGTTCATCATGCGCCTTGTCATCTCTGTTGATGCGAGGCTTATATTTGTTTATCAAATAGATCTCTAATAAGAACATATCTGCCTCTGAATCACACACAGTGTATTCTATACGTGTCGTAGCAATAATATCTAGTTTCTTCACCATTGGCTTCCCAAAAAAATGCAACCTCAAACGATCAATCAAGTCCTGTGAGGTTCTGCCTATGTACACAAGCTCATTCCCATAATAAATCTTATAAAGTATATAATTTTTACAGCTCATGATTATTCCATAGCTCGTATAAATGCTTTACCTTGCTCGACTTTTTAAATACAAAAACTAGACAATTGTTCCTAGTGTTTGTGTATAGAATGTCTACTAAATCTTCTTCCGCACCAGCACACAAATATTTATATATCTGCTGAAAATTGCTCAGATAAACAACCGAGCTGTTATCAGGGTTGTATTGCTTCCCTGTAATTGTGCTCTTAACCATTTGTTTCTTTTCTCCTTTTATTCCAATATAAAAGCCACCAGATACATCCACGTGTCATGTACCTAGCGGCTAAAAAAAATAGGATATTAACATCTTTTTAAAGTAGTTAATATCCCATAGAATTTTATTTTGTTTTAACTACTTTATGTTTCAAGCCTGCGCCTTCTTGAACTGCTGCTGTGGAGCAACCTTCTCTTCTGGCTCGGCCATAATCTTTTCAATATCTTTCTTGACAATTTCATTGAAAGAGTCAAGCTCAGATAGATCGCATGCTTTTAGCTTCTTCTGGGCTTCTGCCTTGGAAATATGCCCAAAATTAAATTCGTTTGCTGCGGAAAATGCGTCATGGCAATTCTCACTGCAATAAAGTGCAAAGTATGTTGGCTTATAGCGATCCTTGGCGCAGTTGCCACAGTAGCTATATTCCTTGCCGCAACAGATGCACTTACGAGCTTTTCTAACGTTCTGCATTTGCATTTCCTCCTTTAAATTTTCACATGACAGAAAAGGGGAGAGTAAAGATGCTCTCCCCATATCAAATTATTCGTCGCCGGGGATCACTAGCTGGAATAATTGTTTCTCTTTATCGCAGTAGTCCTGCATAGCCTTACCGCTGAAAGGATGCGTTCCATCGGTCTGGATGCTCCAGTCGAAGTCCGGCGAAATTTTAAAGTTGGGGAAAATTAGATATGCGAAGACGAGCTTCGTGTTGTCACAAACGTCTGCACCTAGCACTTCTAGAACAAACTTACAACCAGTTGGGAAGTTGACAGCAGAGTTAATTACAGAAACAGCCTGAGCAGCCTCGTACTCATAAATCACAAATAGCTGGTCGCCCTTCTTTAGACCAGTAGGAGGAGTGATAGCGCTGCCGCTAATTGCGAAGCTAGAAGCAGAAGCAGAGGTGCTCTTCGTAAAGACAGTTCCTAGAGTGCCGTCACCATTTAGAGCATAAATATTCTTAATCTCCTCAATTGGGGCATGCTTTAGAGTATATGTGGCAGAAGTGCCATCAATATCAATTGTCTCAAAAGCAGGAGTAACAATCTTATCCTGATCGGTTGCGACCTGCTTAGTAGTGCCAGACTGAGTGGCCATTAGGTTCATGTCAAAAATTGCGTTTTCTGCGCTAAACTCAGCATTTTTTGCACGGTAAAATGTAGCAATTGGCGTACCAAGTGCCCTTTATGTTAAACTTGTTTCGTTACTACAAGTTGTGGCTTATGCCACCTTATATTTTCATATAAGAGCAGATCATATCTTTACCCATTAGGGTACAACCCATTTCGGTAGACTTCTACCTACTTCCTTTCGGAATGATCGTTGAACCTTCTCCTATTCGAAGCTTGGCTGCTGATTGCCCAATCCATTTATTTTTTAAACATTCACACATAAGCATATTTCATCTTTATGTTGTAGTATAAATGGCTATAAGGGGTTTCCAGCAATTAAAGTTGTTTTCAATGTATATTGCTATACAATGGGACTCATTTGTTAATCCACTGCATCGGTACTCTCAGAGCTACAAGATAGGCTGGGGTTAGTAATCTGGTTTAGTGCGAACATGACAGAGTCGTCGGTCTGCGAAAGAGCGATACCACGCACAACTCTCAGTGTTGTTACTGTTTAATTGCGTTATGATTAAACAGATTTATTTCTTCTGGGGTTGCATATCGCCATGTTAACCTTGTTCCATCATCCAGTTTCCCAGCAGTTTTGTATTTTGGGATCTTTTTACAACAATTCAAAATACCATGTGCATCTGGTCTAGCAATTCCTTCTTGTGACAAAACCCTAGATGCATCTGCCGCACTTCCAAAAAATCTGTCTAATGTAATACAATAAACTGCACTACCTCGGCTGCTTGCAAAACCAAATTTTCCATATTGATGATTATTTTCTCCTAAAAATCTAATTCTTAAATTTTCTTTTTGTTCCTCTGTGTGTTTATACCCTTTATGTGATTCACTTAAAGTTTTTCGGTATTCATCTGGCATTGTTTTTCCTTTATTCCATGGGACAAAGCCTCGCATTCCGCTGCCACCAATAGTTTTGTTGTATCCATTGTGAAAAGAGTCAAAAAATTGGATCCAATATGCTTCTCTCTCATCGAGATTCTCTATCGTACACTCTTCAATGACTGCGAATTCAAAATTATCTTCTCCATATTTTTTCCACGCATTCTGTAAATGTGCATTCCAAGCTGTTTTATCGGATCGTAAGTACATTTTTTCTCTTCTCCATCTTTGTTCAATGTCATAAGATTGACCAATGTAATATTTGCCATTAATTAGATTTTTAATATAATAAATCCCACAAATTTTGTCCATAACGATATACACCTCCTTTTTAAAAATAAATTTTCTTACATTTTCATATAAGCTCAGACTATATCATTCACCATCCCGTAAATATACGGATTAGGCGGTTCCCCCTTCGGGCACTTACCCTAACGGCATTTCAGCCAATAGTCGTTGAACCTTCTTCATGTATATTATATACAATAATTTTGTATTGTCAATTAGGCATAATACACAAGAAGCTTGGCTGCTGATTGTCCAATCTGTCTACTTTTTAAGCATTCACGCTCGCCCTTTCAGGCCACGTTGTAGCAAGACAGCTCTAAGGGGTTTCCAGCAATTCGGGAACATACACTGTATAGTTTCCTAATACAGCGGACTAGTAGACGTGCGCAGCCTACGTTAATCGATAACGAAGTTATTCATATCAAATGCCATAATAAATTACCTCCATAAAATAATATTTTTAATTTTTAATATAATAAAAGAGCTAGTCTTTATCTAGCTCTCTCATCCAATTTAATTCTTGTTTATTTATTTTCTTAGTGTCAATCATTCCGCTGTATGTAGCGGATAATAATGCATCACTATTATGAATAATTTGAAGTCTTTGAACATCGTCAAAGAATTCAAACACCTGCATATTTCTAACATAATCTTTTGTATATCCCATACGACACTTTACAGACGAAACTAGTGGAGTTAAAAAAGACTTATAAGGTTTATTCTTGTTTGCTTCAATTCGCATCCTATCTTCCTCAATAAGAATTTTTTTCGTATATTTATTGCCTGCGTGTTCCACTTTCTTTTTCAGTCCATGAACTTTACGCAAGTAATTCACAATACGCTCATAAATAAGCATATCAATAATCAGCCCAGTATCTTTGTCAGCAAGGACAATCTGGCCATTCTGATTATTTTTATACGGTCTTAATTTAGACAAGTCTATATCTCCTAAAATAATTCTAGTTGACTCAGCATTAAGCGTTGGAGCTAACATCATGAATAATTGAAAATCTTCAACTTCCTCCCAATCAAGCCCCATATCCCATAATTGGCTCTTTAAGTCGCTAGGGATAGCCGTGATCGTGTGAATAAGACTGAAGTAGTTTTTTTCACCGTATTTCGAGATATCCCCGATAGTAGGCTGCAGGACAGAGACATTTTCGTTGATTACATACGGATCTCCAAAATAAAGACCCAATGTATCAAGCTCTAATAAATCCATGCTCATCTACCTCGTCGTTCATTCTTGGCTGAGGCATCAGTTTCCCACTATTAAGTCTCATATTAGGCTTAATAGCTTCAAATTTTAATGTACGACAATAATAGTCGTTGTCCATTATGCTTTCTCTATTATAGACAAGCTTAAGCTTCATACCAAGTAAATTGCTCCAGTTGAAGACGTCTCTTATGAAATATCCCAACAAATCGTGTCTAGGAATTCCTACTCCAGTATCAATATCATCACCATGACAGAAAACGACGAATTGCACATATTGCATCTTCATCGCTTCATTGTAACGCATGTCCTCTTGGTCATCCACAGAAAAACAGATAAAATTCTTCACTTTATCTTGCGTTCCCGGAATCCTAATAAAGGGATAGATATTACAATTAAAATAATCTTCTGGCTCTGCGTCGGCTCTCTCTAATTCAAGATTATGTAAATATTGAATTATATCCAAATCATTACAAAGCTTTTCCTTGATTTGGCGTTTCGCATACAAAATGTCATCATCGAGATTTTGCAAATCACGTCCCATTTGAGTAATCATAGACCTTCCACCTCCACTGTCAAAATAGCAGACTGAGTGTTATCTACGGGACTACCACTAACTTTAATAGTTATAGTACCACCTAACATATTAAGCACTTGTAGGCACTTCAACTTTAAGTTCATTGGCTTACTTGCGTCATACAAATACTGAATACCAAACAATTTTTCCTTTTCATCCATATAAATGATTTTGTTTTTGTCAACAATAAAATCATTATTACTATTGTCGCAAACAAGCTCATCATTCACATACATGAACTCAACATGGCAAATTATTGTATCATTCTTCGCATACTCCAAGCTCCAATATGGCTTACTAGAAGATAGTTGCCCATCCTTATATATGTTCGCAGTAAATGTCTTATAACTGCCACCAGTTTTCATAACTGGCGCTACACCAGTGTAAGAGATTACACTTTCGTCTATATTTTCCAAAGAGACAGGAGAGTGGATATCACTATCATTAATCCTTGGCTTGTAATAATCATACTCTGCGCCAGTTGCACTATCGGAGAAATTGTTGCTTGCGAAATTGATCCAAGAAACATTATCTACTGGATCGTGCTCAAGCTCTTGAGTGAAAGTCAGTTTTGTAAGTCCAAAAGTGGTTGTATTTTCGACCTTAGAAACTTTCCACACAACACGCCTCAGAGGATTATCACTAATTGTAAAGTTTTCGTCATATTTAATTGTATTGGTATCTTGGTTTGTTGGCACAATTGCCTTCAGTTGGTTCTCTACACTTTGAACATAATAGTCCATCCAGACGCCACTGTTGTACGAGCTCTGCGTTCTTTGCACAGCCCACGAGACGTATGAACCAACATCGACATGTCTTTCTTCAAACGAAGGCCAATCTTTTTCACCAATTTCCCATTTTAACAAAAGATTACATTTCAAAATATAAAATTGTGGAAACTGTGGTCTATCATCACGAGCGACAATAAGCCACAGTTCGTAAATGCCAAGATCATTTGGTACAAAAATATACGATCCAACTCTTACGTTGGGATTTCTACCATGTTCTAACGGCCTGAATTGTAGATAGTAATCTACTTGATCTGAGGAAATATTTACGTAGGAATGGATCTGATACTTGGCATCTATAGGCTCAAAGCCCATAAGTTTTTGTGGATTATATACTTCCTTACCATTAAACACCGCTTTCGCTTTTTTATAGCCAGCGAGCGTTTGCTCTGGGAAGATAACGTCTTTGTCTTGCAGATAGCATTTACGATATGCCACATCATTCGTAAAAGTAGCATCCATAATCTTATCAGACTGGTGCTTAAACACTTCTCCCACATTACGACCTTGAAGCCTCATCCGATTATTAAATAAATCATACATCGGAATCAACCTCCTTTATTTCATTTACAAGAGAACATGCATCTAAAATATCTTTTCTATACTTAAGAAAATCAGTTTCATAACGTGCTGATTCTAAAATACTCATTAAAGTTATAATTTTAGGCTGTTCCATAAATAAACTATTTAGTCCACTAATGCGCTGTAAAAGAGTTTGAAAATATTTATCCAACAGTTCATATCCATCTTCTTTATATGGTAGCAACTTATAAATTGCACCCTGAAGGCGTATTTTTTCTTCATGAATTTGGTTTTGAGGCAATACCCCGTATTTAAAAATCATACGCAACACCACCCTTAACCAAAATAATCATTTGTCACATAACTATAGTCACGTGGTAGTTTTCTAGCTTCGGTAAACGTAGCGTCCCTGAGAGCTTTTAATGTTTCTAGCTGATTCGCTTGACTAAAAAACTTCTCTTCTTTACCACCGATAAACTGATTTGTAAGTAATACACTATTAATCCTTTGATCAAGCCATGCACAAACCATATACAATGATAAAACTTCAATCTCATAATTAGTTAAATCAGCATTAAATGTCTTACTTTCATCATCTCTATTAGATAAATCAGACTTGCATCTAGTAAAATTTGCGATAGCGCTTGTTAACCAACCACACATCATCTCATCCAGATCTTCTTCTGGAAGAAGCGGAAGATCATAATCTGTAATACGATTAAGAAAGCGCTTAAAAACCACATCATAGGAAGTCATATTCCAACCTCCTTATGTATTATTGAATGAGCAGCTTAATGTCTGTCCCAAGAATTTCGTCCAGCGCATTAATCTTCGCAAGGCTATCCAAAGAACCATTGCGAACCATATCGCTTGCAATATTCTTTACAGAATCCTTAAATCCAACTGGGATTTCACGAAGTCTCTTCTTAAACTGATTAATAGGTAGACTGAATAGATGATCTACATCAACCGCCGCCACCTTATCATACAGCGCCTTAAACTCAGGCCACTGATCAAGAAGCTCTTCGTCTTCAATAACAAAATATGGAGCATTTAGATATGCAGATCTCGTAGACCTAAGTGCCTGAAGGTCTTGGTATTCAACCTCAGTTGCATCTCCATAGTTTGCCCATGTATACAAAAGCTGAGACTTCTTGCCCGGAAGCAGAAGCTCACCATAAGTAACAGACTTGCAGAGGATTGGATCATCCATTGCAAATTTGCGAGGAGCCTTCTTTGGGGCTGCTTTTACTGCTTCATTTTCTGCAGGGGCTTCAACCTCTGCCTTTTTAGTTCTTGTTGTATTTGCCATTTAAATTTCTCCTTTTATTCCTTAAATAATTTTGTATTGCTATAATTACTTAACAATCTTCCAGTAACCAAACTTAGCGTTAGTAACAACACCAATGCCGAGCTTCGTCTGAACCTCAGAATCATATGTCATATCCATATGAGTACCTGCGTCCTGAACCTGATACATACGAGTATCACCTTCATAGACAAGCTTTAGCATAGGATCAATGCCAACAGGCATGATGAATAGAACATCATTGGCAACTAGATACTGAGTGGTATCGTTTAGCTTGAAGCCCTGCTTTAGCTCCACAAGACGGATGCCTTCCCAATAACCAAAACGTCCAGTTGTGTACATCTCATTCTTCATGTCGCCAGATGCCCAAGAAACATCATTAAGAGCAAACACGCTTGCAAGAGCTGCACGAGTACCCATAATTACAACCTCAGAATCAGATGCCATGCCGACATCCATGCATAGAGTGCGTAGAGTCTCTTTAGTAGCCTCGCCAATAGCAGAAGACTTGTACCACTGAGCACCTAGAGTGCTACCAATGCCAATTAGAGCCTCATAAAGAGCCTGATTGACATAACGATCAAAAGCTTCGGTAATCTTACCGACTAGAGTTGCAAAATCTTCAACGCCAGTAAGGAGTCTTTCAAATTCTGCGTAAACCTTTCGTTAAGTGTTTAACATTTAATATCATTTTCTAATTTTTGCCATGTCAATGGCTCTCCGGTAATTGGATGTTTCCCAGCATGTTTCAATTTCCCTTTTATGCACGAAGCAATACTTCCTCTGTTAATTCCATATTTATCAAAAGCTTCTTTTGCACCCCAAAATGATTCTCCCAACTCTGGTGAATAAATAGGCATTGATCTAGGATTATTTTTGCCAGAAGTACATTCTTTATATTTTAATAAAGTATCTTTGCTTAAATTTTCGCGAGAATGAGCACGGCTACGCTTCTTATGAATAAATGAAGTCCAATCAAAATTTGTATAATATTCAATATCATCCTTACTCATAAGATGATATTCATCTAAATACATAAAATTCTGATATTTACGACACCAATCTATCATTGTAACACGCGCGACATTATTATACTCAGCAGCATCTTTTATAGTATCGTATATTTGGCCAGACGCCAGACATATGACTTTTTTCCCAGATGTTACCGCGCCCTCCCCACCTTTTGTTAAATTATACCCATTTTCATGAGATAATGTATGATATTGCCTTATATAATAACGCTCTCTGTCGCAAATAATGAATGGATCACACAGCTCTATAATTCTAAAATCAAAAACGCTTTCTCCGTAATTATTCCATGCTCTTTGTAAATATACGTTCGCATGCTCATTTCTACGAAGCTCACTCTTGTGTTCATTCCATCTTCTTTGAATATTTCGAGACAACCCAATATATTTTTTATTATCAATTGTATTTTCTATACAATAAATTCCACACAAATACTTTTCCATTTATTTATTCCTTGTATAATTATTTTAGAAAATGATATATCAGGACGCTACTCCTGTGTTGGCATAATGCCCTTTAGCTTTTACTAAAGACCAGACTATATCTTCATCCTTACGGATGCGCACCACTTCGGATCGCCAATCGCTTGCGACCCTACTCCCTTACGGGATAGTCGTTGAACCTTTTTCATCATATATATTATATACAATAATTTTGTATTGTCAATTGGCAAAATTCATAAAATATATAATGAAACTTGGCTGCTGATTGTCCATTACAACTACACTTAGGGTTTAACCATATGTAATCTGTATTTGTTCTTTCTACTTTCGTAACATTCACGCTCGACTTTGCAGTCCACGTTGTAGTCAATACAGCTTTAGGATTTTCCAGCAATTCAATGCGTTATTTTATTCAAACAGCTTTCGCTGTCAGGCAGCTAAAGTTTTAACCGCATACCAACTAGTCTCAACAGAGAAGACCTTGCCAGCACCTAATCTCTGACGCACGATGTCGTGGTGGTTGCCCGAAACCTTCATAACGCTTAGAACGCTATTATCGGGCACATAGAACTCATTCGCATCGCCTAGTGCGAGGTTACGAACATCAACATACTCTCTGAAGAAAGGATTCTGTTCCCAACCGCTAACTAGAGCGTCATCAATGGTCTCCTCGATAATATCAAAGAGAACGGCCTGATTCTTACGAATGCCCCTTCTAATTTCTGCCTTGGTGGAATGCTCATCGCAACCAATCACATTGCGGAAAACTTCTACAATCTTATCATTTGCTTCCTTAGCAGAGTAATTCTCAACCGTGCCACGAGCAGCGTCGAGCATTAGCTTATTGAAAGCAACATAGTCATTAACATCATCATTAAATGCGTGCTGAACACGTGCATCAAAATTCATAAACTTAGACATATTATTTTCCTCCTTCCTCAATATTCAATTAGACACCTAGGCTTACGACATGAAGTCTGTAAGAAACACTATTGGTGTAGTTAACCTTCTCAATGATCTGAGCAACGAAGCCAGTCTGACCAGCAGTCGCAGCTTCCTTATAGAGACCGCCATCAACGCTGACATAATTGCCAACGACAGGAGCAGTTGCTAGAGCAGTGATAGCGTCAGCAGAAACAGTGAAGATATCGTCGACGTGTAGTTCATAGCAGCGAGCAATCTCACCAGTAGCATTGTAGAAATACTGCTCATCCTGATAATATTTTCTGTCGGAATTATAGCCGATTGGGGTAGTAAGCACTAGATATGGCTTCTGGCCAGCAGCATAATCAGCAGTCTTAAAGACCTGCTCCTCAACAAAAGCACCTCTTGCAACGATAGAACCATTATCTAGATCCTTGTGGCACTGCATGCTTAGAATATGACCAACTTCTGTGGCCTTTAGGAGGCTTGACTCACAAACGACGTGGGCGACTCCCTTGACATTGTCAAAAACATTTGCCATAGTTAATTTCATCCTTTCATAGTTAAATTTTTTAAAATAAAAAAGACATCATCCCTGATTGTCTTGTTTTAACATAATATTTATCTTATTAGTCGTTGAATAGATTGCCATACGCCTTTTTCTTCGCTGGCTTATCGAAATTAACGCCCACCTTCTTAGTAGGTTTCTTCTCGTCCTTATGCTCTAGAGCAAACTGGCCCTTCTGCATAACATAATCAGCAAAGATAACCTTAGCCTTCTCTTCAACTTCTTCAACAGAGTACTTTTCTGCATTCTTCTTCAGTTCAGCAAAAGCTGTATCATCAGCAAGAACAGAATATTCCTCACGCTCAAAGATTGCGTCCTTCTTGGCATTCACCTCAGCGAGTTCAGCGCTTTCCTTAAATTCCTTAAGCTTTGCGTAATCAGCCTTAAGTGCAGCAATAGCATCTTTCTCTTCCTGAGTTAGCCATTCACTAAACACTTCAACAATATCATCGCCAAGAGCGACATTATCACCATCGACAGAATAGCCACGCTTATAGAATCTGCCGTTTTCCCAGCTCTGATAAATAAAGCTATTGTCGTATGTATTTACGATCCATGGATATTCACCTTCGGCTGCCATGAGATTATATAGACTATTTCTAATATCCTCATGAGAAATCTGCCAAGTAAGAGTCATATCACCATTTTCATCAATGGAATATTTCTTCTTGCCCTTAGAATCACCATCGTCTGTAGCAGGCTCTTGGTCTTCTTCCTCTTTTGGATCGTCCTGTTGCTCTGGGTCTGTGGTTTCGGAGCTTTCGCCCTCACTTGGATCAGTACCTGTTTCTGCACCAGTTTCAGACGTTTCAGTAGAACTAGTATCAGCGCTACCATCATCACCCGCACCATCACCGTCATCAAAGTCCTTTTTGCCAAAATGCTCCTCGAAAGCAGCAGTGAGTTCGTCATCATTGAGACCCTCGACCTCAAAATCAATATCTTCCATAGTCACACTATATTCTTCCATCAGGGTTTCTAACTTGTTCATTTCTTCTTTCACTCCCTTCTGTTCAAAGTCCTTATTTTGAAACGCAGAAAGCGTAGTATTCAGCTTTTCTAACGCATCAAGCAATTTATTTTGATAGTCCTGCGTAAACATACTATTTTTCTCGCTAAAATCTTCAATAGTAATCTTTGAACCTTTCATTCCTTCCTCGATAGGAGTTTTGCCATCTTGTTCATAACCAAGGACAGTTACCCCACGGAAAGTGAATGCATCAATAGAAAGATAATTCTCGTCCGCATTCCAACTCATTTCATCAACTGCAATTTCAACGGAACACTTACATGTTTTATGTCTTTGCAGAATTTCTGCCGCCTTAGAATAATCTTCGAAAATATGACCTTCGACCATCAGATACTTCTTATCATTCTCTTTATCATATTCTAGATATGGTTCTTTCACCTGACTAATAACACCAACCGGCTGTTCAATATATTCGACATTTCCTTCTTCGTCAATCTCCATATCATGCGAATGGAATTCATACTCCCCAGTATCTGCCTTAAAGATTGAACCAAGAATCGGACGTCCCTTAAACGAGCTCATATGTTTTTGCATCGTATCTTCAGAAATCGAGGACTGATTCCTATTAACCCCGACATGACAAGCTTTAAGTTTTACATCAAGCAGCCCATCGTGGCTATTATCTGCTTCAAAAGATTCAATAGATTGTAAAACTAATGGTTGATTACCATGTTCTTTAGAACTAAACTTAGAAAAATTGTTCTCTTTACAGAACTTATACAAGTCATCTATTGTATAAAATGTACGCATATATTCTCCCTCCTTTCATTAAAATATCTATGTGAAGCTCGGAAGGAGCTTACATGCTTAAAATATTACTAAAGCAATACTTTCCTTTGTCCGTCTCTCTAAAACTAAAATGCTTTGGAGGCTGATTCAAAAATGTATAAGTACCCCCAATTTGAGACACAAGCTTAATCCCAGAAGCAATAAAAAACTCAGCGGTCGCTTTGTCTTTTGTTACAATAAATTTTTGATTATTCATTGACGTATACCTCCTTTAATTAGCTTTATCTCTCTTGTCAATACTGGCTTCTCCGTCGTCTGTAAGATCGCCAAGATCCTTAGTGGGAGCGCCTCCGGTATCAGAGCTACCAGTCTGAGTATAAGTACTCTGCAGCGGAACCATCTTGTCTTGAAGCTTCAAAATATCGTTCTCAAGATATAGCATAGAATTCATATCCAAAGGACTCATGCCCATTAAAGACGCAAGCTGCGTTTTCATTGGAAGCCCCAACGTGCAAGCCTCTTTAACATTTTTAATAACTTCGTCCTTTAAATATGGAGTAACTTGCATATATTTTACGCGCATTCCATTGTCAGGCAGTACATAATCCAAGAACATATTAACTCTCGCTTCAATCTGCCACAGTAACGGCTTTTGAATGAAAAGTGCATCAAATCTCATTGCAGCAGTTACAGCAGTAGAACCAGTAAGCTTTGAGTTGTCCATAATCTGGCTGACGCCAGCAGACTCCCAAAGGTTCTTATTTGCCTTGGAAATACTATTAGTTTCATCGGTTGCATCCTTATCAAATGTGATCGGCTCAATCTCCATAGGAGACAGAGCAAGTCCAATCTCTTCTGGAAGAATCTGATTAATCTTGTTATAAAAATCAACCGCAAGGTCAAGACTTACTTCAAAATCATCAGGGCTACTAGTATTTGAAAGCGTGTCAATCTTTGCGACTAGCAACTTATAAATTGAAAGCTGGTCTTTTACACTAGTAATTCCACGAAGGTCAATTAGGTCAATAACATCTTCAAATAAACTTGCAAACGGAGGAATCACCCTATCTAGCTGGTCATAATCCATTTTAAACACAACAGTTCTCTCAGGATCAAGCTCGGCCCATCTCTGTTTGCTATCATTTTTATAGGCATTGTATCCTGTGGTGAATTCTTTATCCCAATAATCTAGATATACCTTGTTTGACGAACCGTCGAAAAATGAAAAGTCAAATGCACAATTAAGAGTTCCATTATAGTTCACTGAGCTAATCTTGCAATAATCTGCATCCAGTGGAATAATAATAAACGAATTTCTATCCTGTTCTTCGCCATCCTCGTAATAAATATATCCGAAGAAACAATCTTCACGAAGACATGTTGTTAATATCCCATGAATTTGACCTTGTAGGTTCATCTTTTCGATCCACTTCAACGTTGCCTCATAGTTCTGAAGCACTTTTTCATCATCATTATCTTCAGTCATCGAAATATTAGGAATGACATTATAAGCAGTCAAATCTATATGTGTTGCAAAATATGAAATAATTCTTCTATATTGCGCACTCAAAACATACAAATACTGACTCAGCTTCCTTAAGTTCTTCTGGTTGGTGTCCGAAAGCGGGTTCTTAAGATAAGTTCTTAGAGAATCCTTAGAATACACCGTATACGTTTTGCTTGGAATATTCTGCAGATCTAGCAATTGAAGCGCCGCCTTAGCAGCCTGCTTGAACTGTTCAATCTGCTGTTGTTTTGCGGTGAAATCCGCAATCTCTTTTGTAGAATGAGCTGTTCCATGCTCAACTTTATTATCATTTTGTTTTGTTGGCAATTATTTCACCGCCTTCCTTAGTTAAATAAGCCACCCGGTTTTTGAGGGGCTCTAATTTTGAATTGGTCTAACATATTCGCGCTACTTGGGCGCTTTTTGTTTACAAGATGGTCTCTCCTAAGTTGCTGTAACAGATAAGCTCCCATTGCGCATACATAAGCACGGTCATCATTTAACTTCGAGCCAGACGGAAGATCAAATCTATCACCGCCTGAAGCTTGTTTAAATCTATAAATATTAACAAGCTCTGTTTTCATCAAATCAATCTGCTTTAATGCAATTTCTTCATCCTGATCTAAATTATATATTTCTCTTACAATTTGAATTCCTTTTTTATCAAGATCTTTAACCTCTTTGTCCGTCGGTTCGATATATCTTGGAATTTTTTCTCCAGTCTTTGTATTCAAATCATACATAACGTTCAGATATCCTCTATTGTCGTATTCAACTGGCCATTCAATCAAATTCATGTCCATCATCTCAATAAGTGCTCTGAACATTTCAACCTTATATTTAGTTGGCTGAAGAAGCCTCATTTTATCAGTAATTGCATTAGGGTACAATCTGACTTCCTCTGGACTATATTCCTTGTCGATCATTCCTCGATGTACAATCCCATTATCATCTTCCCAATCTTCCCAGAAAAAGTCACTAATATTAACGCCTGCACCGCCAGATCCAGCGTCAATCCAAAAACCTAGAATGTTTTCATAGTCAGCTACGCCATCTCCGTTATATGCAAGTAAAAGTCTTTTAACTTCTTTGATTTGATTCGGCGTAGTCATTGGTGTTTTATGCTTTTTCATCACATTTAGTAGATTAACAACATTCTGTATCTTCATTTTCCATCCAACTACTGGATCGTTAACGTATTCGGCACATAGTACAACAGAGTTGTCCTTTGCTCTAGCGCTATCAAAAAGAAGCGCCCATTTACTATTTGGATCATCGCTTCTAAGCTTCGGTGGGCGCGGCACAGAGTTCCTAATAATAGTAGCTCTTTTTATTGCCTGCCCGTCTCCGCCTTCTGAAGTAAAAATATTTTTATATTCTCTCAAGGCTGCTTCCTTGTCTTCTCGCATAGCTTGATCTACTTTTTCTTGCGTCAAAAGTGGAACCGGCCAAAGCTTTCCGTGCATCGTCGCACCAATAACCACATCGCTAGAAATATCTGCGCAGAAATACCTCTTATCTCCTGCAAACATTTTAATAGAGAATTCTCTATATTTTTTAAAGAAATACTGATCTGTGCGTCCAGCCGACGAACAATATAATAATTGGTTTGGAAACGGCGTTGGCTCCATTAACAAATCTTCTGCGCTAAATCCTTTGCCCGCTTTGAATTCAGAGTTCTGAGTTGTGAATGGTTCAGATGTGTGAAACAATTCGTCTGGGGCATTCATTGCTTCATCGTACACATTGAGATTGCTTCTCTTCGATCTGTTATTGTCAAAGTTTCCATTCAAAGTAAAACACTGAGAGCCGCCATAAGTCCTCACCGTATATGAAGCAGGATTGTGTATCCACCCATTTGAATTTGCTTGATTTTTTACAACATTGCTCTGGAATATATCATTTAAATTCGTAAATGAAGATATATTTTTAAGAGCAAACGCTTCCATTTTTAAAAACATTTCGATACTTTGCGAACCTACACCGGCAAGAATATATGCTTTAAAATTAGGTATTAGCATCATCTTATCCATTACAAACAAAGAAGCCAAAATACTTTTTCCGCCATTTCTCGAACATGCCCATACAGAAAACGGTGTAGTCCAAGTAGAATCAAAACAATACCTTTGATAATCTAACAACTGAACATTAAAAATTTCCTCGCAAAACCTAGTCGGGTTTCTTCGTCCCCATTGTAAAAATTCAGCGAGTTCAAATTTTTCATTATATTTCTTAGTTGTCATATTATACAAATTTGGACGAACAAATGGATGGTCATACCCGTAGTCTTCAATAATATCATTAAAAGTTTTATAATCTTTAATCAAAGAGTCATTATATGGCAAGACATCACTCATTTTCGATCACCTGCCCGTTTTCGTCAATAAACCCCTTTTCCTTTAAAAAGTCTTTTAAATCCTTATTTTCAACCAATAAAACCCTTGCCCTCTCTTGAGCCTTATCTCTTTCTTTTGTTAAACTATCAACCAATTCTCTCCTGATATTCCCAATCTCGTTCATTACATTTTCATCGAATCCAATTTGATCGATTTGTGCTTTTGCGCTAATTTCAGCAACTTGTTGCATCCCTTTACAATAATCAATATCATAAGTGTTAATCTTGGCATTTCTAAAGCCTATCAAATCCAATTCTTTCATTTTTCCAGTAAGAGTATTCTGTCCCTTACTCTTCGAATTGTTGTAATTTATGGATATGCCATTGTCCTTAGCTAACGCATTCGCGCCACTTAACAATTTTGATATTGTATCGGCATGTTGCTTAATAATACCGTTATTATTATTTAATTTGGAAATATTTGAAGACAACTTGTCAATAGCGTCATTAATTTTTTGTATTTGATTAAATGCTTTAACTATCTGAATAACGGCATTCATTTTCATTCCGTCATTTTTAGTTTCATCATCAATAAAACTAATCAACTGCGCATACAGAACTGGTTTGTCTTCTTCAATTGGATACTTTGCAAATGGGTCATACCCAATTATTCTAATTGCATCTTTCCTGTTAATCGCATATTCTCGCTCAATTTCTTTTTTTCGGTCTTCAGTAACAACATATGTATCAGTATCTTCTGATGCCAGATTAACTCTTTTCCCTATATCTCCGTCATGCCATCTTAAAGTTCTATATTGCTTCAATGAGCAAATATTTTTAATATAAGCCTCCCATGTGTCTCCGTGAAGACTTTTATTACTAGGGTCATTCCCTTCCACGTAACTGGAATTAAACAGACTTTCGAAAAATGGCTTATCCAATCTTTCGAGCGCCTCAATAATTGATTCCTTTGTGCAATCTCCATATTGTCCAGTTTTTGGGTCATAGTTTCTTGCTATTTTCTTTGCGCAGTCCTTACACATGCTCGTAACACCAGTCCTAACCAACGGATCTGTACTCACATAATATTCAGACCTTTTCTTCACTGTATTGCAATAAGGGCAAAGATAACTTGGCTCTTCAACTTTTGGTTTTGGCCTACCAGCTTTTTTTGCACCGGTTGGTTTTCTTCCGGGTTTTTTTGCAGTAGTTGGCATCTATTATCACTCCCTTTGTTCTTTTTAATAAATTTATTATTCTACTGCTTCTTTCTTGGTTTCCTTAATTTGCTGATCAATCTCAGCAATAGCTGCATCGAATTTTGCGTCCTTAACAAACACAAATACTGTTTTATCCTTTGGATTTTCCTTGGACGGCTTGATATCACAAATAGTGCAACCCATCTTAAGGAGTCTGCGAGCACAGCCCGGATTAAAGATTAATTTTGTACTCTTTTGTTCCATTTTTCTATTTTCTCCTTCATAATTTCTTGTTTTTAAAGTTTAATATTATAAGTGCAAATTTTGCCATCTTCCTTATTAAAAATACACAAAGTTTGAGCAGGATTTGCATATAATCTCTTATTATTTGCGTAGTCATCAGTGCCACACAAGGAGCTCACCATTACATTGTCAATTCCATAAGAATCAATTGTCTCAGAGTGATGCTTATCCCCAGAAAACACATATTCAACATCAAGGCCATATTTTTTTCCAAACAGAGTATGCATATCTACCCCAAGCTTATTGAAACGTTCTAGGTCTCCATGAACTGCAACAATATCATGCCCGAGCACATTAAAGAAAATAAACTCATTAATATTATTGTCGCGAACATGAACCTTGTAATTCTTGGCAAGTCTTTGTTTAATCCACCAAGGAATGACCTTCTCCATATTATCTGAATGGATACTATCATTCTTATTTTGTACTGTTCTCGCATGATTTCCATAAGTAGAATAAACATATACATCATTAACATTTTGTGACAGTCCATTAATAAGCTCTGCTAAAATTTCAGACACTTCCATCAACTGGTCACAAGTATCTTCTTCAGAGGCAACTCTCGCAGAAGTATGTATACTTCCGTGTATAAAATCTCCAAGTAGTACAATATGAAGCGTTCTTATACCATGTAACTTCAAATATTCACTTGCTTTCTTGAACAAAGTGTTAACACGTGATAGACACTCATTTGTGTCATATTTATTCCAGATATTATCTGTAACCATACCGAAATGCCAGTCTGTCAAGACGAGAACTGCTTCTTCCTTAGAGCCAACAGACAAAATTTGATTCGTACTCAAAAACTTATCTTTACTTAAATTCTCCGCCGCCTCAATTAATTTTTCTGTCAAATGTTCGGCTCTAGCATCACTTGCAAGCAGCTTATTATATTCTCTTCTCTGATCTTGAAACTGCTTTTTAACCTTATAAAGCTCTTCTCTCTCCGTTTGAATCTTTTTCAGATACTCATCATCTGTAAAAACCTGTTTCTCACAAGTCTTAAGGCCATGCTGAAACATTTGATATTTTTTACGATAAGCGGACTCGCCGTAGTTTTGATCGAGCGCAGCATTAATAATGTCCGCAACTTGCTGCCACGTCATTCCAGATGACTCCTTTAGCGAGCAAATGCGATAAATATACTGCTCTTCGCTCTCTTGCGCGGGATTAAAGTTAATTATCTCCATTCCTTTTGTCCTTTCTCGCATATAACAAAAAGACGAGGATTATTCCTCGCCTTTAATGTTCTCATTGCATGCTGCTCTAATTTTTAACTGATATGCCTGTGTAAACTTAGCCACCGGATAAATATGGTCATCACTAACCGTTCTCTCACCAGTTCTTGGCTTGAAAGTTTCCTTTCCCTTAAAAAACTTAGCATTAATATTAAGCCCTTCAAATAGCTTAATTGTTGCCAGATTGTCAGGTGCAGACTCCGATAGTAGCTGAGTAATTACATCAAAAGTCGCGTCATAAATGTCCTTTACTGCTCCCTGATAATATCCAGACTCCTTTGCTACCATTCTAACTAGATCTTTCTGTTTATAAACCATTTCAATCTCCCTTTCTTGTTCTTTTTTGTATAGTATCAATTAACACTTACGCAAGTTCTTCGCCATAAGCGATACTGAGTTTGACGTCTTTATTGTTAAAATCAGCAAACAGACTAATTAGTGGAATATACTCACCAGTATCATCATTCTCGACAAACACTTGATTGTCTTGAATGTGAAGAATTCCATTTGCCTGAACCGTATACTTGCTCTGAATTTTTGCTGCCATAATCTTTTCTCCTTTGTATTTTATAGTTCATCTGCCCACGAACTAACAACGCCTCGATGGTTGATATTTAGCTCGCAAATTTGGGCGTAATCTTTGTCTTTAAAATGTTCAATATATTTAACAAAGCCGCTATTTTCTGGGTGATGGTACAGATCGCATTGACCACTATGTCCGATAACTATAGTTTTCGACGTATCAGAAACTCTCGTAAGTACTTTTTTTAGTTCATCTACATACATATTCTGGGTTTCCTCAACAATAACTACCTTATTCTCTAAGTTGCACCCACGCAGATAAACGTGAGATACACAATCAATATAGCCAGTACCATTCTTTTGGTTTTCTACACCTTCCTGAATAATAGCCGTATATGGATTAATACCCAGCTTTACTAGAGCATCATATAAAGGGGCAGTATAAATAGAAATTTTTTCATCTGCACTCCCCGGCAAAAACCCTAATTTTTCTTCCTGTACAGGACTAACAATATAGACAATCCCATCATACGCATTATGCTGAACCAGAAGGTTTGCTGCAGCAACTGCCATAAGTGTTTTACCACTTCCCGCTTTTGAATTAGCAAACACAATCAGCTTGTCTGGGTTCAAAATAGCATTCACGAATTCTTTTTGAGATTCGTCCATTACTAACCCATAAAATGGATGTCCTTCGATGTCTCTTGGCGCATCCCCATATTCATTAATGACTGTTTTCTTTTTAGTAGCCATATATGCCCTCCAGATTAGAATAGTTCGTCAATATCACTCACAACTTCGTCAATAATACCTTGCTCAAGCGCATCATCCTCATCAAGATACCAATCATAAGGAGCTCTCTTTTTGAATACCTTCGGATCTACATTTGTATGCGCAAGGAAGAAATCAGTCACTTTCTTTACGAGTTTATCACCAAACTTCTTCATTGATTCTGCCTGTTCCTGAGTGCCACCATAATAGCAAGACCCAGAGTGAATTAGCACAGAGCTACCCGGCATTGCATAGCGCTTATGGCCTGCGGCGAGAATATCAGCGCCAGCAGAGTACGCGCAGCATAGATTGATTGTCCAAACAGGCGTTTTACTAATCTCAATAAGCTTAATAAAGCTCCATGTAACAGACACATCACCGCCCGGAGTATCAATGCAAATCTTGATTGGCACACGCTGTTCAACAGGAATATCTTTGTCTTCCTTGTTCCAGCGAATAATCTCCTTAGATAGTTCTAGAAGATTTTCATCAATCTGCTCGTCAATATAAAGAATGCGATTATCAAGATCTCTGTAATAATTTCTTAGCTCTGGATTTGGGAGCTGCAGATTTGCAATAGACTCTGGGATACTTACAAATAGTTCTTCTGACATATACGTTTTCCTCCGTTTCGTTCTTTTTCATAGTAAAAATTCGTGTCAATGTATAGAATACAGCTTCATGTATACTATCCATTAGGAATTTCTCGACCCAACTTTTTGAGTAGAACAGTATATAAATGTGTATAATTTTTGTATAAAGCTATAATTTTGTATTGCTTATTTTTTTGGTCTGCTAACAGAAATTAACTAGAGTGACGCCTATTTTTCATTAAATTTTGCATATAATCATTCCTGTATTTACGCTGACAACTTCGACATCTACAAGTCATAGTGTCCTTTATAGACACATCAACCTCATCGCCACAATCAATACACCATATGAGTGGTGGGAGAGAGGATGCAAGAGAGCAGTCGGTACATATGTTGTCGCTTGCTTTGCGCTTCATTAGTTTGCCACAGCGAGTACATCTCTTAAATTCTTCTTTTCCTTTCCAATTCAGATATACATATGCCAATTCTTGGCAGTCAACTTCATTCAAACGAAGAACTTCTTCTCCGTCTTTATCAATAAAATTAACCCACAAACACTTTGTATCATTACGCTTTGGACAACTTATGAGCCCCTGAACGAGAATATAGTGTAAAATATATTCTCTATCATCTGCAGGAACGGATACTCTTGCCATTTTACACAGCTCTGTAACAGTATATCTAACAAGACCACCATCTGTAAAATTAGACGACGTTCCATAAAAATCATTGATTTTTGCTTGCTGTTTTGCCATACATAGTAGCACAAATGTCATTTTTTCTGCTCGGATATTATTTAAAGATTCTATCTTTTTCAACTCATTTTGAGTAATAACGATATCGTCTAACTCATAAAGCGCTCGCTTTTTTGATCCTTTAATTGCATTTGAAATAACATTTGAATAGCTCGCTTCATCAAAATTAATTTGATGTTTTGTCATCCATGCAACAGTGGAATTATAATTCTCATTATCATCTTTCCCCAATATTTGAGCATTATATCTAGTAATATAACCAATCTTCTTAATGGCAGACTTGACGTCCTGATTTTTACCAAGTAACAGATTCATTGCATATTTTTTCTCATTCAATACTAGCATGTTCATCACCACCAAATTCTTTAGTATACAATGAAAATGTTTTACCACAGAATTCTATGTCACCATTTTCATCTTTGATTGGAAACTGCATTTTATTTCCACTATTTCTTAATACATTTTTAAAAATCTGCTCACCAGCAACATCCCAAGCAAAAGATTTATTTTTATTAGACGTATAACAAACATCGACAACAATGTTAGCGAGTACTTCCTTGTTATCACACACAAAAGCACATTCTTCAGAAAATGTATCCTTAAATTGAGACATTACAAGGTCTCTTTCTTCTTTGCTAACATCATTTTTCTTAACACCTTTTAAGAAGACTTGAACATTACTGTTATATTCTTCATACAATGCTTGTACTGCATTAAATTCTTCCTGAGAATATTCCACATCGCTCTTCAAAATAGAAGCATCAAAATCCACGTTTGGCAGCACATCTGTCGTCTGGCACTCGTCCTCAATCTTCCAACAAATTCTGTTCATTGTGCCGGGAGCTCTACTAACAGGAAGATATTTTTCATAATTGTAGATAAATGCTTCTTCTTCGTCAGTCAAGCATTCAGATGCACACAAATCTTCTAAGGTCTTGCCAAACCTTATTTTACAATTTGATCTTACAGCCCTCATGTATTTATCAAGCTCTGATTTTAGCTGAGAATACCTATAAATAAAAAACCATGGCTTTATATTTGCTGCTATTCTCGTATCAATTTCTTTATCATGCAATATTTCAGGTGTGTCTCCTGACTTTGGCTTGTGCATTCTTGTTTCTAGCCATTCTTTTGGCACTGGCCTAGCAACAACCCCCTTGATACGATCGATGGCATTTTGTTGATAATTCATCATTGTGTTGATTCTATCAGTGAGCCTTTTGTATTCTTCACTATCTGGCGCAAACTTTTCTCTCAAAGAAATCATATTTGTTGCTTTGTTAGTTACGCTTCCAATAGAGTCTCCAAAGCCATTAATATCTGAAGTAATAAAATCTTCTTCAATTGGAACCTTCTTTGGCATTTTGTCTTGCACACACATTAATGTTGGCTTGTATTCAAACGCCTCAATAAGCGCATGTGTATCACTTGTGAAGAAGCTATCAGAATCATAGTCAGCTCCATTACATCTAATAGCAGTAGTGTCCCAACTGTTAAGAATACAGCAAGTTTTGATATATCTATACCATTTTTTCATCTCTGGATTAGTAACAACATTGAGTTTACAAACATTTTCAATTGAAGTCATTGGCGCACGAAAAGCAACAACCTCGTGGACATTTTTATCAATCCAAAAACGATGGTAGCATTCGCCTGCATGCAGCAAGCCTGTAATCTCTAACCCAAACATGCTCTGTAATAGCGAATATGGGTCATTTCCTATAATTGCATAATCTCCATCAACATCTAAAACTCCTATTTTTGCAGTTTTAATGCGTTTTTGGATCATCCTTCTAACCTTAGAGCGAACGTAAGGGTCTTTAGTTAGCTCTGGATTTGCCATAATTGCCTTGCACATTGGTTCCATATGTTCAACATTATTTTCATCAAGCCCAGTTCCGCACATATAGAGAATTAACTTTCTCCAATCCAAGCCAAGACATTCTTTGATTTTTGTCACTGTTGGCGCAACCAACTCGTCAATTTGCTCGTCTGTGAATTTGAAATCTTGTAAATACTGATAATTCGTTGTATGAACATTACGCAATTCACGAGGAGCACTCTTGGCTATGCAAAAATCATATCCATTTTCCTTACAATTGCGAACATAATCTTCACATCCTGCGTAAGAATCCCATAACTTTAACATAGAAGTTGTTAGAATTAAATCTGCGTCCCTTACGTCCCTTTTATCTCCCCACGCATCAGTTATTTCATATGTGTGCGCTACTTCCTCAGCAAACTGAACAAAAGGTACTGTAAACACCATGCCCTTTAAAAATGCGCATCTGGTATTATATCCAGAGAGCGGTTCATCGCCTTCTCCTAGAAATTTTGCCCATTTTCTGCTCATGTCGGGAGAAATAAAACCCATACCATCAGAAACATTATAATCAATCATTTCTTCATGTGGCTCGCTTACGCTTGGCCAATCAGGATTTTTTTCATTTCCAGTATCTTTAACTATTCTTACAGGGTAGTTAAAATGCGTTTCTGCATCTTTTACTACAATGATACGTGGCCATGGTTTTTCCTCGTCAGTAAATGAACCTACTGTGATACTAGCTGAGCACTGCAGCGCAAAATATGCAGACAACTTCGCTGGAATAAACTTATAATTTAGCTCCATTTCATTATAAGTTTTTACTGGCTCTAAAAGATTGTTATTCTCATCAACTTTTGGCCCGAGATAGCGCCCATTATTAATACGACGCATAATTTCGTCATGCAAGTTTTCGTTAATAAACATAATTGTACTCTTTTTAATAGAACCTGCTGTACCAAGTAGGCGAACATAAGTTACGGTTTGTGGGGCATTGCCGTCATCATAATCAATAGTAACCTTAAATTTGTTCTTACACACATATTTGTAATCTCCCGGAGAATCCATAACAAGCATTACATAATCTTGCTGAAATTGCGTTTGATACAAGTCGTTATACAATCTACGGATTTTTGCCTTATTCTCAGAAGTATTCTCTAATTTTTTTGTATTTTGGATATCTTTTTTAATTTTTGTTGCCTCATCATCATCCCCGTTTCTATGTTGCAACTCTGTCAACCATCTTAGCACTTGCGAAGACCCCAAACTAACAACCATTTGCGGCTGCTTTCTGATTTCATTCAATTTTAGTGTTAAATGCCAATTATGCTTTGCTAAATAGCCACTATGAATTTTTAGTACATAAGTTTGATTCTTTTGCTGTTTTGCCAATAAATATCACCACCTACGACAATAATTTTGTATTGTCCTTTTGAACAAGCTTATTATACCACAAACTTCACAAATGTCAAGGGCATTTAATCAATGAATGTATAAACAACTCTTACATCCTTGTAGCTTCCACCGTTTGGCACAAGACCGACAAGCAATGGAAGAGCATTATCGCAGAAAAAAGAGCAATATTCCTTATAGCTCTTTGGATCATACTCAACAATAACACAATAATTGATCCCTTCATCACGTGGGATACTTCCATCTAGAATGCCATCCATAACGAAAGAGGTAACTACTTGTTTGTCTTTACCAGAAATGTGTCTATCCCAACGAGTGGGGGCGACACCATCTCTCTTCCAATGCACATAAGCCTTCTCAGGAATACGACCAACATGAGAAATTGTTGCATCCCAATTATAATTAAGCATTTCATTAAGAGTTACATATGAAGCAAAGCCTCCAAAACGAAAATAATGATTACTCGAAATTGCATCAGATGCATCGTCTGGCAAGCCTCGCAATTCACTAATTGGATTAATTACTGTATAACCATTTAGTTGATTTGTGACCCAACCAAATAGCTCATATAAAAAAATATTTCTTTCATCACAAACCCTATCAGTTAATTTATCATTCATTTCAATAAATGCGCTTGGAAAAATATTACCAACCTTTTTCCATGCACCATTTTCTCTTACCTCAGCATACATTATCATTTGCATATATTTATCACATCCCATACATTTCTTTATACTTATACATTTCGTTTATAAGATCATTAAAACTTGGCATATCTTCTGGTTTAAGATATACAGATTCTGTTAAAGGCACATACGATTGCATCACACAAGCATATTGGCACTTATTTGAATCAATATGCATTTTACAACGCCTGTCTTCAGGGACATGCATATCTTTACCACACCCCGGACAATACGCAAAATCTACAACTGATAATGTACCACATTGTGGACACTCTAATAGTTGTGCATTGCCGCACAGAATATGAAAAAGTTTTCTTTCAACTGCTTTCCATTCACTCATTGTAACGCCTCCCAAAATTAATTTTTGCACCGTTACTGTTCGTTCTACAACCTGTAGTGGCGGTTATGTAAGTTTTATTGGTTACATGATCTGTTGTTTCACGCAGTGGCTGTACAATTGGAAATGTGCCATTAATCATAAAATAATTATTTGGGCAATCCTCACAAGGATTAATAATGGATCCATATGCCCCATTGTATTGGCAATATTCACATGACTTATTCATCTTTTCAATCCTCCTCTGTAATCAGATGTTTATTAAGTGCATCAAAATTCTCGCAATATTCTTTATAGACCTTATCAAGCACATCTTTATCAAATTCAAATTCATTGCAAAGCAACGTCATAAAGAACATTCTGTCTCTGGTTTCATTATAATTTAACTCTTTAATTCTTACTTTAACTAAATCCGCCATTTGTAGTATCATCTTCTTACAAACCTCATAAGATTTATCATCGTGCTCTGCCATTTCCTCTGTGAGCGCTTTTGTATATGGCTTCAACATCACATTGCTCAAATACTCAATATCTTCTGCTGTCCAATTTAACATATTTATTCAATCTCCTTTGTTTTAATCATGGGCGGTAGACCACTCATATACGGCATTATTCATATAATCAAGTTTAGAAAAATCATTCATTACAAGTGCATCATCCATCATGCATAGAACATCTTCGTCATGCAATGGACAGTCAATACAATCGTGATAAGAATGGCACATTCTCGCAAAATCTTCCATCGTTGCCTTGTTGCTCATCGTATTATTTCCTCCAAATTAAAAAAATGTGTGATTTTTATCATATATATTTATGTTTTTTAATGTTGTAATGATTAAGTATAGTAACTATACATATTAAATCTCATCTTCAAAATTATCGTCTAAATCTACGTTTTTTGTACCAAAAAGCTTTGCCTTATGCTCTTCGCTCATTTCGCGCTTCTTTGGAGTTTTAATCGTAATACCGCGCTCCGATGCAACAAGTGTCATGCAGCAAACAGTACCATCCTCATATACTCCCTGTAAAATTGGTTCCCATCCAACTTTTAGCGCCTTATTAAAATGCTTTGGAATGCTCGTTTCCATTGTCCATGTTTTATAAAATGGATCATACCAGAGATGTGACTCTCTCTCTTCTGGTGTAATTCGCGTAGTTCTAACAAATGTTTTCATTTTAATTCCTCCTCAAGTTTAGATCCATAGGCTATGGAAATATTTTGTAAAATATGTAAAAAATGATTCAAGACACTGCTGACGATATTGATCAATTTCCTGCTGCCGCTTCCACCACATTTCATCATCAAGTTTTGCTTCATGTCCATTTTTAATATTTCGGATATAATTCTCAGTGACTTCATTTTTCTTTGAGCATGTATCTTCATTCATTTCTTGACATAGAAAAATCATTTTATCAAGAATCTGATCCCATTTTGCTCTATTTTCTTCATAGCTTGCGTCAACATCCAAAACTGGTGTACTAACTTTACAATCACGCTGATATTGTAGCATTTGTGGAATTACTTCCATAAACCATGTATCCATACTAAGAACATCATAGTCCGCCCAGCCTCTAAATGCACGTTGGAACCGATACTTAATTGCAAGCGGCAAGTCTTTAAATTGATGTAGAGTGTGTGGAAACTTATAGTCCTTAAATGATTTAGTTAGTTCAAACATAGTTCAAAATACCCCCCTATAATTTATAGAAACATAATTTCATATCCAAATATTTTTTTCTTCTTCCAAAATTTCCACCATGGCTTTGGCTCATAATATACACAAGATATAATTGCATTAAAATCTTTATATTTATCTCTTAGTTTATATGTATCTCCATCATAGCTCATCCATACTACATCTCCTGAACTGATCAAAGCGACTTTTGCATTTCCAATAATTTTCTCTGTCTTAATTGGTTTATTCAAGTCAATAGTTAAATCAGTGCAACCTATAGGACAATCTTTAGCAGAAATTTCTACCTTATAGACATCTTTCATCATTAATTCTCCTTGTCCTTTTTCTTAAATATCAAATCAAATCCAAATAATACACTTAGGACAATTAGTAGTAGAATACTAACGAAAGCAAAACTGGGATAAACTATTAGACTTAATGTTGTTAAAATAACTGAACCAATCACATTATATGTAGAATTTGCCAGTTTAAAGACTTGAATAGGGTAACAAATACCATATTTAAATATGGTTTTATACACGCCTATTGACTTATCAGACTTGGAATCAGAATTCAAATAAAAACCTATATATCCTGAAGCAAATATTAATCCAATTACAAATATTACTCCAATTACACTTCTAAGCAATAATAATAATGTCATCATAACTTAATCCTTCTCCACATCATATCCAGCATAATATCCAAGAATTTCAAGCACTCTATTCAAGAATTTTAGCCGTTGAACATTTGCCATATCATAATATTCATTAGAGAAATTACTGGACTGTAAATCATAAATAATTCCATCTGCATAATATCCAAATTCATTGTCCATATTAATCTACTCCTCATTCACTTAAAATATTTTTCCCAAGCAGAGGTGGGGCAGTCGAGATAATTAAGATCAATATCATCATCCCATTCAACTTGTGGGCCAGTCTGTTCGTCTGCAAAATGGCAAGCACAATTTACAGAAACTCCATTCAGCGCATCTTGCTCAATCATAGTTTTAATTTCATTCAAAGATAAATCATCTTCTAAGTCACACACATATAGTGTCATCTTATAAAGTTGCGCCATAATTATCCCTCCTATAATTTTGTATTGTTTACATCAAACGCTTCTTGTGGATTATAATCTGTCAGTAGAGCAATCTGCTCTTTATATATCTTGTCATTCTGCCCACCATAATAGATACGAGGATTAACAATAATCTTCCAAGTAGATTTGGATGAGGGTGATTTAATAAATTTAATTAAACTTTGACAATTATATTCTAATGCGCTAAGATCTTTTATTAATCTCTTTGCATTGCTTTTATTATAGCCAATAATATCACAAAACTCCGTTAAAGTAATAAGTTGAATTTTGTCAGGATTTTGTTCTTCTGGATTTTTACATACAATATTAGTCTTGCGATTTATAAAAGGAATTAATCTATACAAATATGAAATTTGCACAAAAGCTTTCTCGTCATGATACGACTCATATATTTTTTTAATAAAACTACAATAAAGTCGTGTGCAGTCAAAATTATTGTTCGTTTCTTGTAGACTCCCCTTCGCAAAATAATCTTTATTTAAACATAAGCATTTTTCAAGTTTGTCTTCAAAAACAACATCATTGTCCATCATGCTTCTTAAAAATTCTGACCAATATTTGCTAGACAATTTTAATTTTGATTTAATAATGTTTGTTGGCGGCAGTCTACCATTATAATCAACTAAAGTTGCTAAATAAATGAGCCTTACTAAGTGACTCTTTTTTATATTTGGAAGTAATTTTTCTCCATATTTAAAAAACATCCATGAAAAATCACAATAAAAGGCGTAATTACTATCTTTCACTACATCTTTTATAGGTTCTATGTAAGGACATTCCACGTTCTCTTCTAAATACACTAATTCTGTTGTAATATTTATTGATGATTTAATTGTTTTTAATTTCTCGTCAAAGTGCTCATTATAAATATAAAAATACTCTTTTCTTAAATCTTTATCTAGAAATTGTCTGCATTCACAAAACCCATTAGAGAAAAATTTGTTAACATTGTCCTCATCAACGTGTAAAATTTGCATATTTTCATTCTTGTCAAACACATCAGGAATTTTTTTATTTGCAATTGGAAGTTTTCCTTTTATAATTTCTGATTCATATATATTTAACTTCTCTTGCTTCATTTTAAAGCTAAAATCATCCGAAATATGTACAAAAACCACAAAAGTAATTAAACAATCATTTTGCAAAGCTTGACGTAGCAATAAATATAATTGTGTATTTGGATTGTTTTCATCATTCCACTTGCATATCCAATATAAATGATCTGCAAGCCTTCTTAGTAAATTTAAACTTTGCCCTACATAAATTGTAACTCCATTAATACATATGCCATAAACCCCTGCCTTTTTATCAAGTTCTTGTGCCCCAAGAGTTAACAACTTGTTATAATATTTTTCACTTTCATTTGGATGTTTATATGATTTTATTGTTTTCTTACTGTCAGTTTTAATTTTCAATCATCTTCTTCCCAAGTTTTAAATCTTCTGGTTTATCCACGCCAATCCAGTCAATAAGTAGGTTTCGCATGCGCTTGCTAGGAATATAGAGCCAAATTTCTTTTCCATCACGAATTGCAGATCTAAAAATCCATTGGATTAGTTCTGATAGAGCATAGGCATCTTCCTCCACGCGCACTCCATTCTGTGTGAAGAAATTCTTTAGCACAGGACTAAAAAATCTATTAAGCAGATAAGCAACTGCATAGCATTCTCTATAGGTGTTAACCGCTCTTGCGTTACATGCTAGGAATCCACGCGAATATCCTGCGCCACTTAGCTTATTCTTATAATCAGAAAATGTTGTCCACAGATTTGCTTTTGACGGAGTGTTCATTCTTCTACGAAAAAAAGTATTAAGATTGTTCTTAATTTGCTTCATACAATCATTATTTCTATTTCTAAAATACCACGTTTTAGATAATGAATTGTCAGCAAATCCAATTCTATTCAGTTTATCATCATCAATAATATGAATTAAACTTTTGTAATCTGGAATAGAATAAATCACTTCTTCGTCTGTGAAGTGATATGTGTCCAAAGAATCTCCAGCAACATAAATATATTTATATTCAACATTATGATAATCATAATAATATCTTTGCAACTGCGCATCAAACATATAAGTCAAAATATAAATGTCATCAAATGCTTTAAATGCCTCAACAGGAAATAACCACAGAAGGACACAATCTCCATATATAGCCACCATGTTAAGCTCACAAAGCTTTTTGTATTTTTCAAATTCCCCTTTATATGTTTCTGCTGTCCAATGAAGCATATGTCCGTCTACAATTTCAACATACTTTTCTAGTAGTGTATCTAGGTCATCTTTTGTAATATCTAACTCCTGAACAACGTCAGCAACTTCGTCCATAATAAGTACATACCCATAGCTCCGTGCAATGTCAATAATCTCTTGATCAAATTTTAAAAATAGTGCATGTGTTGACACAATGTTATAACCCTTATTAAATAGCTGCTTGATATCATTTAGTTTTGATCCGTGCATTTCTGGTTGTTTAAATTTTTTCTCTGGACAAGAATTAATAATTCTTTGTACTTCATCTAAGAATGGTGTAATGTATAAAATTCTTATATCATCCGGTGTGCTGTTAATATAATTAATTGCTGCACTAGTTTTTCCTGCCCCCGGTAGGGCATCTACAATCTTGACTTCCATAAATTTACCTCCTTATGCCTTTTTACTTGTGTTTGATTGCTACTTGTACATGTATTTTTTAAAAAACTTGTACTTTTTTAAAAAATTGCCAATCTCTTATTCACATGCGTTTTACATTGGTTAGATTTTTTCGGGGCCCCCCCCCGATGCTTCGCATCGAATTGTACAAACCGTAATGTCCATCCATGTGTTTTACATGTGTTTAAATGCCTCTCTTTTTTTAATAAAAAGGGTATAAAAACGTGTACAAAATCAGAAATGAGCTGAAATAGCAATGTAACGTATATTATATATTATATATTATATATACTATAATTTTGTACTATAGCTACTATATCATAAGACAACCAGTTTGTCAATACCTATAAATAAAAGAGAAGGAGTGCATGTTCTAATACTGGATTTTGTTAACGAGCGTAGCGAAGTTAGCAAAAGCCAACCGTGCGGTAGGAGCGAAGCGACGCATAGCACGGAATACAGGCTCCGCCGCGCAGCGGTGGATACAGTGCAATGGAGAGATGCATTATATATTATATATATTA